TAGATTTATGAGTATTTTTTCCATTCTTCAATAGCAAATTTAGAATGTTTTTCAGTCCATATCCAATTATGTTTACGAAACGGAACATAATTAGTCATAATTTTTCCGTCGGCAAGTACGTAAGTTCTAACTCCGCCGTTAGCTATACTCATTGAACGACTAATAGCATCTTGAATTAGTTTCTGTTCTTCTTGCGTCATAATTTTTATTCCTCCGGGATTTTAATTTTGTTCTTAAATTCGGGTACTGTATTTGTCTAGTATTTGTTGGAGATCAGTTAGTAAGTTCTTAAAAGAATCTGGTTTTGAGATTGCTTGGTCTAACGACCCATAATGTTCCTCAAGGCACGAAAGAAGCAAAGTCTTAATTCTTTCTTCATCTGGTCCATACGGAAGTTTGCTATTAAGATATACAGATTCCAGTTCTTTTTCTTTCTTAGAAAAGTAATCTCGAATTTCCTCTATCTTCCATTCTCCACGTCTGATAGACTTGAGCTGCTCTCTGTTCCTCTCTAAGTCCAAGTCTCCTTCAGTCATTATTTGCTCAACTTCATTAAGAAGACGAACTATATGGTATGAAAATTTTAGATCAAATCCATAAATTTTTACTCCTTCTGCTCTTTTACTTCCTTCCACTACCTCTTTATACATTTTATAGTAGTGAAGTAATTCTTCATTAGACAATTTAGAAAGGTCAGACATATAACCCCCCACTTTCTATTAAATGAATAACTTCATCTAATTTATCAAGATGAGTTTCATTTATCCACATAAACTGAATTCCATGTTTTCTGCAATAATCTTTATACCCTAAGATTTTACACTTATTGTTATTAATAGATTCCATTCCGATTGGTTTAATCTCTAAAATTGCTTTTCTTTCATTGAACATAGTTACTAAGAAGTCAATTCTAGAATATCTAGATTTCCCTTTTTCATTAACATAAGGAACATAGAATGGTTCCAGCTTAAACTCTTTTACTTTAACGTTGTTATCTAAACTTTCGCATATCTTCTTTTCCCAAGAACTTCTACAAAACACTTTTCCTGCTTTTCTTGTTTCCACAAACTCAGATCTGTAGTTTTTATTTTTGTGAAACTTTATATCTTGAAATTTTTCACTTTCACATAATCCTTTACTTACTTTTTTTCCAAATTCGTCTCTATAATTTTCGTCCCTATTTTTCCAAAGGTCTTTACACCTAGTTTTGTGTTCTTTTCTTTTTTGAGGATCTTTTAGGGAATTTTTAAAAGGATTTCTATCTCCAGTAATATTGGCGTGGTTCTTGGACATTAGTAATTTAGTATCTTCATCATGGTGTTTTCCTTTAAAAGGATTTTTCTCTAGCATAAGTTTTCTCTGATTCTCTATCCAATTTTCTGAATGTTTAAATCCTTTTGGTCTTCCCGCTTTTCTTCCTTTATCCATAAGTCCTTTTGGTTTTTCTATTCCATATTTCTTAATGTAGTTAAAAACTGTTGTAACTCCGCAAGAAAAGATCTTAGAGATTTCCCATACATTTTTTCCTTCTACTATTAGTTTCTTAAGTAAATCTACATCAATATTTTTTAGTTTACTCACATTTTATTCCTCTTCTTTCTAACTCTTGCTTAACACTCTCGAAAGTAGTTTTCTGGTCTATATTGTTAGTTTTCTCAAACGAAATTAGTTCATTAAGACCTTTATGCTCTTTATAGTTTGTTCTATGTAACATACTGTATGAGTATCCTTTGAACTTATGCCAGCACCCTTTATGTAAAAATATTTTTCGAGAATCTCTTACCATGTTTCCAACTTTTGTTATATGAAGAACACACCTATGCGGAACAAATAGTGAGTCAATCATATTAGGATTATTTTCCATAACTAGTTGAAAGTATCTTACGATATTATAGATAGAAATATCATAACTCTTTCTTGCTTCTTTGTCTTCGACATGATGTTGCTGGTATTGTTCAAATCGGTTTATTTGTTTTCCAAATCCAAGAATCTCTCCCCTCAAATGAGGAAAGATAACATCTTTAGGGGGGATGCAAAATCCATACACATCCACGTCAGACGTTCCTTCCTCGTTAACTCCATACGCCACACTCCCCATCATAACTTCATAGTGGGTGTTATGAATTAAGAAGTGTGGCGGATTGATTAGACCTCGTTTATGCAGCCTGTCGATTAAACTCATTTATTACCTCTTAGTTTTCTTACCATGTGGTTCCTGACGTTGTATTCACCCACGAAGCAGTTAAATAACTAGAACCTGTTGAGGCAGAAACATAAAAACTAACAGTATATGCCCCAATCGTAGATATTTGTTGTGCTGGAGATTGTCCCCATCTTTGGTCTGTAATTTGTCCTTTTCTCACCGTTCGATAATGATCATGACCACACTCTGGACAATCTAGTTTGTAATTTCCATCTTGGGACAAATCCAAATTAAAACGAACATACATGCTGCAACTGTGACAAAACAATTCTTGTATTTCTAGTTTAGACCTTCTACCTTCACGAACCATTATTCCTCCTCAATGATGACTAATTGTTAAATGAGGAAACTCATCAAACGTTCCTCCATGTTCCATCTCTGACCAGAATCTCCCATCTTCATCTGAATATAAAAAGATGTAAGCCGCCTTTTCTTTATTTTCTTCAATAAACTTAATAGCTATCTTTTCAGCTATTTCTCTATTCTTTGCTTTGTACATATCGCTAGCTTTCATGCGAGCATCGAAGTATTCTTTCTCAGTCAGATAATCTCCTTTCTTAAGATTTTTTATATCTTCCCAATCAGAGATAAATCCATCGAAATACCCAGATTAAGTTTGTCAACACATTCTTTAGATAGTTCTAGCTTTATAGCAGTCTGTTTCTGAATATCATCAAAGACCACTTGTGCTTTTTCAATAAACAATATATTGTCTTTGATATCATGTAAGAAGACCACTGGTCTATCGAACGCTACTATAAAGCTAGAACTGCTTGAGTTAGTTACAAAATCCTGCTTGCTTTTCACTTAATCTCCTCTACGACAAAGGAACCCCCAAACGCTACTTTTCCTTTGTCAGTTTTGATTCCAATAATGTTGCTGTATCGTTCAACAAATACTCCTTCGAACGACTGTGAACCATCTTTTGTTTGGATTGTGACTTTTACTTTCTCCCCCTTCTCGATGTTGTTTGAAAAAGATGTTTGTTGTTTTACAATTTTCTGACCTTCTTCTAATACTTGTTGTTTTTCAAAGTTATTTAAACATCCTTTGACCATACTAACAATTCCAAGAATGAAAATGATACAGCATGAAACTATAACTGTAGTAACAATTAGTCTAAGCCACGATATATCATTCTCATCTCGCCAGTCTTGAAATGCTCTCCACAACTTATCAAGAAGTATGATAAGCCACATAGTTCCTCCTCTACCTTAAGAACATCATAGTGATCCATGTTACAATCGCCAGGACAATTCCAAGAATCCCAAGTTTGGGAATAAATCCAAGGAGAAATCCGTGCCACCAGACTACTTGAGCTACTTTTCCATAATAGATCAACCAACTGTTAATTGCGTATGGCCACACAAACATTCCAATGATTCCAAAGATACAGATGAAGAATAGTCCAACGACTAATCCTCCTCCGATCATTCCCGCTCCCAAAATAATCGTTAAAAACGTTGTTAGTACTTTCATTTCCAACTCCTTTCTATCTTGATATTTGTTTTTCCACTGTATAAAATTCAGCGGCAATTGATAGGAGAGTTCTATCATTGTCTGTTTTTATTGTAACCCCGTGAGTCCGCCGCCGAACAAGAGTTCCTTCATAAACCTTTTCTCCAGCAGGTGATTGAACTTTGACAACTATTTTATCATCATAGTATTGATTTGAAGAATTTTCTTTTGAAGTCTGAGTTTGCACTTCCTTGGGATTATCCAAACACCCAGTAAAGACAAAAGACAACATAAGAAAGATACTAATCACTACCCACGTCATAAGTTTCAACATTATTTTTTCCTTTCTTCTTCCAGGGTTTTCTATCCCCCTTATCTTTCATGTTGTGTATTGGTTTAATTCTGTCAATAACTATAGCTGTAGGTTGAATCGCTTCCTCAATAACTTTTGGATCTTTGTAAGCATCAGGAGCTTCGTCTAATGTTGATATACCAACACTAGTTGAGAAAATTCCCTCCATCTGATCTTCAAACTCACTCAAGTTAATAGTAGCCTTCGCCTTTGACCTACTCATCAATCTTCCTGCTCCATGCGGTGCTGAGAAGTTCCATTCTGGATTTGATTTTCCTTCACATACAAGAATTCCATCTCTCATATTAAAAGGAATAATCATTTTTTCGCCAACATAAGAACGAATGGCGCCTTTCCGAATGATGAAATCTCTGAAGTCAACAAAGTTATGAACAGTCTCAATTCTGTCGAGAATCTCAAAACTACCAACCTCAATAATCTTGTCGACTATTATTTGTCTGTTGACTTCCGCATAAACTTGAGCAAATAACATATCTAGAAGATAGTCCACTGCTCTTGAATTCTCTAGCCATTCCAACTCTTTAATACTGACTCCAATTCCGATTCCAGCTTCTCTTCTAGCCTCTTCAATTCGGATTCCAATTTCTTTACGGTTGTCTGTAGTCTTTTTAATTTCTTCAACTGCTTGGATGAAAAAGTTATTTCTTTTTTCTTTGTGGATGTTTTCCGCTTTTTCTTGCCAGTAGTCGCAGACTCTTTTACCGAAGTTTCTTGAACCCGAATGAACTGTAAGCCAGGTTTCACCGGTAGCTTCAGAAGTCCCAAGTTCAATAAAATGGTTTCCTCCGCCAAGCGACCCGATACTGCTGATTGCATATGCCACATCTACTTTTATCTCCTTACATTTTTTTTCAAACCAGTCATAAGTGTAGGTATATTCTGCATCCGTGTTAAATCTTTTAAAAAGACTAACTGCTCTTTTGTTCACACTTTCCCAAGGAAAATCATTCTTCATGTGAAAGATTCCACGAGAATGAATGTTAATTCCGAATGGGATGTTTTCTCTTATCTTGTCATCAATTTCTTGATAGTTCAAAGATTGTTTTCCAAGATTGACAGATAGCATTCCACAGTTATGAACAAAAACACCTCCAGAAATTGCGAAATTATTAAATTCTTCGACTTGTAAACAATAAACGTCTTTCTTATAGTCTAGATTTTTAACGTACAGAACTTTATGATTTGTTTGTTTAGATTTACATGAATTTAGATGTTTTGTAAATCCTCCTTTTCCTTTAACTTGTCTTCCACATAGGTCACATGAAAAAACCATGTTGTTGATTTTTTCGTTATAAATTCTGAAGTAACTAGATCCTCTTTTTCCATTATCTTTAATTTTTTCTAACCATTTTTCTTGGTTATTTTCCATATAACTTTTAATATTTTCTGTTGCTACTTCTTGTTTCTTCTTCAGAAATTTTGGATCAAAAAAGAATCTTTTTTCTTCAAATTTTAATTCTCTTTTTTTCTTAAATTCTTTTGTAGCCATATAATTTCTAGACTTCGCTGTTAAAGAAGAATGAAGTTTCTTGTTTAGAAATTCTAAATTCGTGGGGGTATTGTTATACCACTTTTCATTCTTATGATGAACAACTTCATTTTTCTTTCTTTTTCCAAGAAAGAAAGAAGAAACTAATTCGTGTGTAGTAATTGTTTTCTGTCTATATGAGTGTATAAATTCATATCCATCTCTAGAACAGTAAGATCTATAGAAAGGCATTAAACTTTCTCTCGGTTGTAAATCTTTAGCTTCTTTATATGAACCATCAAGCAGCATAAACTTTTGATCTGGAGTACAAACTAAACGATCTCCTCCACTAATCGCGACTTCAACTAATTCAGAATTTTCTCTAGTTTTTAAAGCTCTAGCTTTTCCAGGAACTATTTTTAGATCTTCATTCATAGAATAAACATAGAATTCTCCCATATTTACTAGTTCTTTAAATGAATATTCAATCCCGTCCAGAACTGGAACTTTAGTTTCTTCAATAAAACATCCAATATCCACACCAATTACATTTGGAATTACCTTTTCTCCAAGCGGCATTGTAAATCCAATAACCGATCCTTTTCCAAAGTGTGTATCCGGCATGATAGCTACTGGATTTGTGAACGCCGGATGGTTAATAAATTGAATGATTTGAGACATGCATGTTTGCTCAATGTTATCAATCATAATCTTTGCTGTCGTGTATTTTCCTGGTAACGTAATCATTTAAATTCTCACCTCCCATCCTTCTCCACTTTTTGTTATTTTAGAAACCCAATCTGGAACTATTGAAACTCCATATTCTAAAGTTCCTTTTGACAAAACTAGATCCAGTATTCTTAAAGAATCTTTGGTGTATATTCTACATCCATTTCCATCATTTCCATAACATGAAAGTCTTCTAGAACACGGCTGAGAAGAATCATTCATATCAAGCTCACAGAAATAGCCATCATCGAAAGAAATAAAGACAATTGACTCTCTAACTTGAATTATAGAGATTCTTTTTAAAGCATCTTCATACATTGTTACTATCTCCCGCTTCAAGAACTTTTTTCAACCAGTCTAAATCCCTGACTTTCTTTTGTAATTCTTTAACTAAAGCTTGTAATTCTATAACTTGTCTCTTTAATTCTTCTATTTCTTGTACTTGTCTTGGTCTTGGAGGTGGCGGGGGTGGAGGCCCCGAAGGTCTGGTGGTTGGTGGCGCTGGATTTCTTGTCCATCTCCAATTGTTTTTTTCTGGTTCCCAATCTGAATATATGCGTTCCCGGATTTTGTCTAAAAATTCTTCCATTTTCTCACCTCATAAATCAGACTTAGCTGCGTTAACCTTCATCTTCTTTTCTTCTTTCTTTTTCTTGTATAGTTCTTCTTCTAATTCCGTAGATAAAGGAATAAACTCGTAAACAAGAGTTCCATCTAAAGTCCAGATTCCGAGTTGAACTTCAATTTTTACATTACCAACCATCCAACAATCTCCATCCTTTAGTGGTTTGCTAGGAGTTCCATATTTCTCGGTTAAAGCAGTTGTTAAGACTTCTTTTACTTCTACTCCACCAAACTTAACCTTTCCTATCATAAACTTTCCCTTGTAGAATCCATACCTAATTTCAGAAACTCTAACTATTCCAATTTTTAGATCTTCTAATTTGTCACACCACAAAATACCATCAGAATCAGATACAAGCGGTCTTACTTGAGTTGAGGTTTCTCCAAACTTTACGCCTCTAAATTCTATTATATCTATTTCCATTTTCATTTTTTCGCTCCTTCGATTAAAGATTTGATATAGTCATAACATTTTCTACAGACAACTTTATGTCTTTCAGATGGTTCAATATATTTTTCCCATTCTTCGTCTGAGACATGAAAAAATCCCGGCCACAATTTCCCACAGTAAGAACACAGACTCGGCCAAAGAATGTATGAAATTCTACCTTCTTTTTCCAGAAGTTTTAACCATCTTTCTTCTTGTACTTTTGTTAATCCATGACTGTATGTCCATGTTCCAGGAGAACAGTTGATGCTCAACTTCTTATAAACACATCCACAAGTTATCAACTGTCCTCCACACCACGGACAACTTTCCATGTCGCATCCCAAATGATGAATCTCTCCTTCTTTGCAATTACAATCGTAACATCTTTTTTCTTTCATATTCCTCCTTTACAATAATTTTTATCTTATGTTCTAAACAACAGAAAACCTAGAATGTATGAATTATGTAGCGTCTGGAAAACAGAATTCTCATAAAGAGTGGAAGTGTGAACGAGTTAAAGACCAAGCGGACAACAAGCTGGATCTTTTGTAAGAACTTCTCTAAACTTTTTGAATGACTCTCCATTTTTCCAGACTTCTTTGATTGAGTCATTTCTAATTGAAATTCCGTACTGGTCATGATTCCCAAAAGAACACGGAATTAATTTCATATCTGAACTTACATACACACTAGCTCGGGCCGCCTCGCAAGTGTCTACGTATTGTTCCTGTTCTTTGGGGAACATATTTAGTTTCTTAATTTTATTAACAAGACAGCTGTCAAGCCCAATTTTAAACGAAGTCTTTCCAGAAGTCATCAACGCAGCGAGTTTCTTAATCTGATACTCAGTTGGAACTTCATTTTCTAAACTTTTTCCTCTTCCTTGCGGTTTAAAAAGAAGAAAAATAACTGCGTTTAGTTTGTTTAGATCTACTTTCCCCCCCCAAACATCTTCGCCCTCAAGAACATCTACTGCTCTAAGTAATCGGCTAGTAGATAATACAAAGTGAATATTTGTTTTGATTTTTGCCTCTTGAAATTTTCTAATAGCTTCATATGTAAAGTTCTGACTATAATCACTAACTGCAACTGCTCCAGCCTGTTTAGAAATCTCAATAGCCTCATCAGTCAACCCATTTCCACTAGTTGTATAATTAGGAATGATATTTTTCGACCTTGTATATTCGATAATCTCTTTAAAGTTTTCATGGAGGTTTGGATCTCCTTTCCCACCAAGAGCAACTTGCATTACCAATGGAAATACTGCATCAATAATCTTTTTGTAATCTTCTAGTTTCATGTTCGCACCTTTGTTCTCTCCCTGATAACAAAAAGAACAAGAGTTCAAACAATTTCCCATGATTCCAATGTCCATTAAAGATGGAAAATCTAGAATAAAAGGATCAGGGTTTCCATTAATTCCAGACGTAACTTCCATCCCAGTTTTGGGATTAAAAATAATCGCATACTTATCTGTTCTCACTACTTTTAGCATATCCATCTTTTTCCTTTCTTAGAATTTCTAAAATCTCTTCTATTACTATTTTACCTCTACCAATACCAAAAGTCATAATTTTATCTTCTTCTTCCCTCCATTTATTGAACATATCACAAATCTCTTTTATACGGACATTTCCATTTATCAAAAAATGAGCACACGTAAGTCTAAATAAACAAGTAAAACACGGAAGACTTTTTACATGCCTTCTAAGCTCCTCCTTTTGGTCCTTTTTCATTTCCTCCGAATGTTTTTCATAAAGTTTTATTATTCAATCCCTCCTTCCTAGTTCAATAAAAATTTGTACTCTCTTTGCGTCTTCCTTACTAATTTCAAAAATCTTTTTTGTGTCTATAGCTATAAATCTTAGATCTTCGTACTCGTTTTCTTGAGAAACATTTTCCTTTTCTTGTTCCGATTCTTGTCTCATAAATTCCTCCTGAAAGAGAGGGGGAAGCCCAACCTTTTGGACCAGAAACAATTTACTTTCTGGAAGGAGGCGGTCGGACTTCCCCACCCAATCGAAAAAATATTTAGTTTCCCATCATCATAAAGTTATATATATAGTTTGGAAAGGATAAAAAGTTCTAACGCGCAACAATAAGAGACCTACAGTAGTGGGCACAGTCTCTCGGGCATTCCGGCTAGAATATGGGATGCCTCCCACCCACACTTCCCGGCCTTACGGCATTGTTACGCGTTAGAATCGTTCACTTTTTCTTTGGACAGAATCCGGTTGTAGGAGCGCAGCAATTATTTGGATAAACCGGACACTTAGAAAGATCGTCAGAAAAGTTACACCTTCGAAGGGTTGCTTGAATTCCCAAAAGTCTAATTGGGTCATTCAAACTTTTAACTCCAAAAGATGCATGTTTGGATCCAAAAATCCTACCAAAAGCTGCAGTAGCAATTTCATCTATAGCATTGTTAATTGCTCTTAGCACATTCTCTCTAAGGATTTCTTTTTCTTCTTTTGTTAAGATTCTTCCAACAAATACTTGATCACCATCATCTAGTCTCGACGAGAATTCATAATAGAATTCTTCTATTAGTGGAATTTTGAGCTGACCGATCTTACTTCTTTGACGAACATCAAGAGATCTCTCGATTTCCCGCCAGTCATCTTTTGTTAATTCTCTGATTTGATTCATTTATTTTGTTTCCTCCTTTGGATTCACGGTAGCAAAGTCGTGAGTTCGTTTGGCTTTCTTCCAGTCCATATTTTGGTCAGTGATTTGGAACATCCTACACTTTGAACATCCTTTTGGAATGTCACTTGAATATTCTTTGTATTGACAATTCGAGTAAATGCAAAGTGTTGTATTTTTGGTTACTCTTTCGTTTCGACACCAAATATGATGTTGTTTCGCAATCTTTTGGATCCCTTGGTAAATTCCCTCCTCTTCGGATAGTTTTAAAGCTTCCACTTTTGTTTTTCCTAATTGAATCCTTCTGCGAATCTGAGCGAGTGATTCAAGGAATATCGCTGTTGGAGGAATCGCTAGAAGGAATTGCCAAAGCATAGTAGCGTTCCAGTAGATTTCGACATATTTTTGAACTAGGTACGCTACTCCGAAGCCGCCTACTACTGAGATCAGTCTTAACATAAATCTTTCCTCCTAGCGATTTCTACCAACAGAGTTTCTCGCACGTTTTTGTCAGGATCGTCCAGAACAAGTTCTAATAGTTCCTTTAAGACTTTCCCAACTTGTGGACTTGGTTTGATTTTAAGGATTTCCATTACATCGAGTCCATTAACTTCCAAATCTTTTACTGTTAATGCAAGGTTCTTTGGGCGTCGTAGTTCTACCCAAAACTTTCTGGCAAGCTCCTTCGCAGAACTAATCGACCTGTTTACATCTTCTCGAAGGTTTCCCGCTTTGTCAGCAAGTCGCAATCTTACCAAATCTTTCCAACTGAGATTCACTTCATGAAGATCCTTAAGCAAACGTCTAGTTGCTTTTGGTCCCATACCTTTCGGCATACGCATGTGGAACTTGATAAGATTAGAAACATAACTAATATCTTCCTTTGAAAATCTTAGGTTGCTTAATTCTTTAGATACGATCTCAGCTCCAAAATCTTCATGCTCCTTAAACCAGATTTCTCCAGTTTGAGGATTGATAGACGCAGCAGGAGCCTTTCCTACGTCATGAAGATAGCCAGTCAACTTCAAAAGGAGGTTCTTGGTTGAGATCGAATCTCCAGTCAAAATGTTATGATCCCAGATCGATTCCTGGTGCCACCTACCACCATCTACGCCCCAAGATTCTTCTAGAGATGGGAAGATATATTTTAAAGCACCGATCTCATGTAATGTCTGAAAGAATATCCCAGTTTTGGATATTTCCATTGCTTTCAGAATTTCCAGTTGGATCCGTTCTGGAGCTACGAAAGTCTCAACTAAGTCAGCGTATTTTACTAACGCTTCCTTGGTGTCTGGATGAAATGATCCTTCAATCTTCGCAAGAAACCTACAAGCTCGGATTATTCTATTTGGATCTTCACGAATCCGATCTTTGGGATTTCTTACAAACTTCACAACTTTATCTTGAAGATCCTTAACTCCACCAAAGAAGTCGTGAATCTGGTGAGTGAATGGTTCAAGGTACAAGGCGTTAAATGTAAAATCTCTCCTCTCTGCGTCCTCTAACATTGTCCCTGTTGTGACCTTAACATTCTTATCAGAAAGACCAAAATATCGATCCTTCCGAAAAGTGGCCACTTCTATCCTGTTAACCAGAACAACCCCAAAACTTTTTCCTACGAGATCAAGTTTCTGGTCAGCAAACAATCTCATTATCTCATCCGGCGACGCAGATGTAGAAATATCTACGTCGTCATTTTCTTCGCCAAGAAATTTATCTCTAACATACCCTCCAACGAAGAAAGCCTCAAATCCATTATTCTGTAAACGGAATAGGATCTGAAGTGGATTCATCTGCGTCACCTCCTTTTATTCAAAATTATTTTCCTTCATCTTATCCTTTCTTTCCGACAGTCTTCTCCACATAAACGTACTCAGAATTCATTTCGGAAGGTCTGACGTTGCTTAATCGTTGAATTAGTTCTGAATCAAGCAATTCTTTTAAAGATGCATCAGTTTCATCATTCCAGAGATCGGGAGCATACACAAACCAACCCCTACTAACTATTTCGTTAAGTATTTCTGTCGCTTTCATTTTTTACTCCTTTCTTTAATCTTTAATTAAACTCATTAAGAAATATATATAGTTCTAACTATCCTTCTTGGAGGGAATTTAGAACAAATTATAAATCATTTGTTACTACGGTTTACGTAAAGGACCAACCATGAAGCCGCTTAGAAAAATACAAAGAAATAGAGAGGTTAGAACACTTGAATTGGAGTATCTGTACAGTAGTGGAAAAACATGGTCGGATAAGTATTTGAAGAAAAGAAAATTAGTTATTGAAGAAGAGATTAAACAGTTCGGATCTGATCCAAAGAGAGTTTTAGTTGATTTTGATAAAACAATACATACTTACTCTCACGGAATCGGAGACGGAACTATTTATGACAAACCAATTGACGGAGCAAGAGAATCATTACAGCAACTTATGAACGAAGGGTATGAAGTTTGTATCTTTACAGCAAGAGTTTGTAGAGAAAATAGAAAAAGCGATCAAGAGTGGAAAGACCAAATAAGAATGGTTAAAGATTGGTTAGAAAAACATAATATTCCTTATAATAGAATTACTGACAAAAAGTTAGCTGCAACTGCGATTATTGATGACAGAGCAGTTCATTTTACAGGTGATTGGTCCAAAGCGTTACAAGAATTAAAAGACATTGAACATAGTAATATTTAAGAACAAATTAATATACGAGAAAGAATGGAGGTAAAAGGTAATGAAAAGTTCGTTTTCCGTTTTAAACCAAAACGTTGTCACAAGAAAATTTGGTGGAACTAGAGCAGGGGCTGCTGAACCCTATGTAACTGGATATTTCTTCTCATATTTTCAGAATCTTCCGCCAGAACTAACTTCAATAGTATCAGAAATCGCTGGATATTCTCTTATGGAGACAGATATTAAAAACATTCTGGCTGCTACAACATTAAACGTAACCCCACCGGGAGGAACTCTAAATAAAGTAGATTTTACAGGTCTTGGTGGAATTAAGTGGGCAGTTCCTGGAAGCATTGACTACGGCAATGAAGTTACAGTAAGATTCTTTGAATTCCAGGGAACTCCGCTTCTACACATTCTACATGGCTGGGTAAAGTTAATTAGAGATTATAGATATGGTATTTCTGACAGATTGATTTCTGGGGAATCCACTGATGGTTATATGAAAAAGACTTACGCCGGTTCTTTATTCTTCTGGACAACTGCGCCAGATGGAGTAACTGTGCAATATTATGCTGCTTATGACGGGATATTCCCAAACAAAGATCCTCAGGATCTATTCACCAGTGACATTGACACTGTTGGAAGACTTGACCTTGAAATCGGATTCAACGTTGACTATATATGGCATGAAGATTGGGTTAAAAAATTCTGTCAAAAGAAATCTGATGATTGGAGAGGATTAATGCACGCAGTTATTCCGGGTTACGGTCAAACAAGTACTGGAGGATTTTAACCCTAACTTTATTTTTTGAGAATTTCTATTAACTAAACAAATCGAAGAAAGGAGATAGAAAAATGTTTACTGGTTTTAATTTAAAGTACCCCGAGTATGAAGTCATAACGCCACAAACAAAAAAGTCTTTTACAATTCGGACACTAAATGTTCAAGAAGAGGAAAGACTAAAAGCAAGTTTAATAACACCAGCTAAAATTACTGAGCATCTAAACAAATGTATTTATGAAGCACTTGTTCAGAAACCTGAATCAGTTACAGAATTTTCGTCGTTCTTAAAAACAACTACTTTAAAAGATAGAGAAGCTCTTTTGTATGGGCTTTATCATATTACTTACGAAGACATTAGGAACTACGATATTAAATGCGGATCTTGTAAAAAAGATTATCCAGTTACAGTTAAAGCTTCTGATATTTTTAATATCAATCCATATCCAGGAGACGATATACTTACTAAAAAAGTTAAAGTTTCATTACCTATGTCTCCTGGAGTATCTTGTTTAATTAGACAGCCTGTACTGCAAGATGAAATAGAGTCAATAAAAAGCTTATCTGGTACTCCTGGTTATACAATGGATCTTCTGTCGGAAACTTTGATTATTGAAAACTTTGAACAGAATATTGAAGCCCAACTAGAACTAAGTACTATAACTGACAAAGTAGACATAATTTCTGCGTATCAAAGTTTACCAGCTAAAGACAAGAGAGTTATCTATGAAAAGTATAATGAAGAGTTTGGTCAGTACAATGTTACTTTAAAAATGAAGTCTTTCTGTAATTTTTGTGGTACTGAGGAGGTATCGACTATTGATCTAGTCGAGAACTTTTTTCGAATGGTGTACTCTTCATAGTGATCAGATAGATAAATACAAGAAAATTTTACAAGAAAATGTATTTATCTGTATTGAAACTTTAAAACAACAATACACTAGTATTATGGAAATGCCGGTTAAGAGACTACATGATTTACTAAGGTGGAAAGCTGATTTAGAAGAAGAGAAAGCTAAGTTAATGAAAGAAAAAACTGGTATAGGAAAGAAATCGAGAGGAAAATAAAAGTGCCAAGTCTATTAGACAAGTTCATAAGAACCACAGTTGGGTCCAAGCATCAAGACACAGACTATAAGTCTGTGATCAGTCCTTCTGGAGACTTTACAAAGACTATTGGTTTAGAAACTATTCTAAATTCTTGGAATACAATTCTTCAAATTCCTACAAGAACTTACTTCTTTGATCCTCCTTTTGGTTGTGATATTTTTAAACGAATATTTGATCCTGTTGATCAAATTACTTTAGATTTAATTAAAGATGAGATTGAGAATCAACTTTTTGGGAATGATGATAGGGCTAGAATAGAAAGCGTTGATGTTAAGTTCTTAAGAAATAAAAAAGGATACACCGTGAATGTTTATGTTGTTTACAAAGGAGAAAGGGGAAACGTTAAAGCAACAATTGACGAGACAACATATCTCAATGTGTTAGGATAAACTATGCCAGCTTCATACATATATTACAATGTTCTTAAGATGTATAAAGGGACTTTAAAGAAGACATACAAAGGGAATACGCATCTTCTTATAGTTCCAATTACTCCAAGGAAATACTTATACTTAGCTGTAATTGGACAATTAATTGACCAACATGGTTCGTATGCTTGTCATTTAGTTGTTTCTATTCCTTCAAGATTAGTAGATAGTATTATTTCTGGTGAAGAGGAACATTTTGGTGACAGATACGTAATAGTTGAGAAACTAAAGTGCGAACCACAAATAATTGGAGAAAGTCATTATAATATTGCTTTGGAAAATCCAGAGAAAGCAAAAAATATTAAGTCTGATTTAACTATTGAATATCATCCAGAGTTTAACCTTGGATCTAAAAAGATTTATGTAGTTACTGGAGAGTTAAAATTCGAAACTGAAGAGATTTCTTCGAAAGGTGAAATGGGAATGACCGCAGCTAAGCAGTCAGCTCTTATGGGAAAGAAATCTAGATTTGAGGAACCAGAAACTAAACAAGATATTAAAGAGGGACAATATATGGAAAACTCAGATAAACTAAAAGTTGCATTGATGGGGAACATCCAAGAAAGTAATTTACCAAAAAAAGGAAAACTATTACTTTTAGATCTAGTTTTTGAGAATGAAGATTTAGGACAAACTTTGGAAGTTTTGGAATCATTCGCAGTTATTGATGAGAAAACTAAAGAAAAGTTAATTAATGAAGTTTGGGCTGACTTCTGGTCAGGAGGAATTTATCGTTTGGCGGGGAGAGGGCTTAGATCTATATTTGACAAGTGCGTTAAAGAATGTGGATATACAAAAGGGATTTCGTCAAACATTGAAGCAACTGGTAGAAAAATGTGTATCGCAAAATGTAAAGGTCAACTAGAGAAACTAGCAAAAATAGAAACTTCTAAAAGAGGAAAAGAGGCAAAAAGAAGAGGGTTAGAAGGGCCCGAAGAATAATATCCAAAGTATTGGATCTGGAGGGATACAGATGGCTTTAGAAGAAAAATATGTTAAAGAAGCTTGTAGGCTTTTCTTAAAAGAAGCTGCAATTGTTAGTCCAAACTTTAAACGACTTACAGAAGATGACTGGCGAAGACTTAAAGGATTTATTAATAAACTTACTACAGAAGAAATGGTTAGTTTAGTTTTTGGACCAGAAGCTCTTCAAGAAAAAGAATGGGCAAAATACGCTGGATTGGCAGTAGCTGGTGGGTTGGCTGGTAGGCATTTAGCTGGTGGTAAAAAAAGATCTGGCCTTTTAGGTGCAGCGGCTGCGACTGGTGCTTATTACTTGTATAAGAGGTATATTGACCGATGCGCTAGAGGTAATACCCCCCAAGAAGAAGCAAGTTGTCGCGCTTCTAGTGCTCAAAGGGTTATTACCCAATTAAAACAAAATATGAAAGATTGTAATGCTTCTGCAACTCCTGAGAACTGCGCTCTAAGACTTCAGGGACAATTGGACAAGTGGCAGAAAATCTATAGCGACCAATCAGTAAAAGCTCATGGGGTGGGTAGGAAGTAGTATGCAGAACTACAAAAGACTTTATGATTACATGGGTGATTATTGGAAGTTACTCTACGACATTTATCCGAAATTTGGGATTGCATATCTTTGCACATATTATAACATTAACAAAGATAAGACTACTTGGGATGATGAATTCTTAATGGGAGGTTACTACGAAAAGTTTGGAAATCTTTCAGGAATAAAGTTTGATAAGTATCTTATACTACCTGTTTATTTTACAGAAGAAACTACAACCGACTGGGATGCTCAAATGGAAGGTTATATCAATGAAGGTCAATCTTCAATCACACTGCCCTGGAACTATGGAATTACACCGTATGCGAACGACCAGGTATTCTTTGATCAAAAACCTTTAATTACGCCAAGCGATCCAAACATCAACCCCCTTTTTGGAGTAACAGGACTACAAAAAATTGCTCACCAAGAAAAAACATTTTGGAAGTTAAAACTAAATATAGAGCAAAGCATGACTACCAATCATATAGATGACCAAGTAGCAAATACTTATGTTTTCTTTGACTATACAAAGAAAATTTATAATGTTCCTCAATCCCAGACATTAACTAGGATGTTAGTAAAAAATGAAACTATCCGCAGAGTTCTTAAAAATAGATACGACGACAACAGCGGATTTTATTTCTTATAAGGGAGTAAAAGACCTTGGCTGAGACTACGCTTTCAAATCAAATCTTTCTTTCTAGAGATCAGACAAGACTTCAGATAATTGAATACTTAAAAACATATCTGGAGGTTGAGAATGTTGATCTTGCAAAGAGTTCCTTCCTGTCATTCATTGTAAATGTCTTATCCACTTTGACTTCTAACTTGCTTTTTTACGAAACATCTGTTTATAAAGAATTCTTTTTAACTACTGCGCAACTGCCAGATTCTATTCTAAATCTTTCTAGTTTCTTAGGATACAGTTCTACTAACGCTACTTACGCAGAAACAGATTTGTTAATAAGAGTTCCTTTAAAGTTTACAGACAGCCACATAAGATTTGTTATCCCAAAAAACTTTAATTTCTACGCTGGAAATATTCAGTTTACAACTTACTATAGAACAGAAGTCACTGTCCTAAACAATAATAGCGCTACTGTTGTGATACAAGAAGAAGATAGAATCTATAACATTCCTGTAAATGTAGATACTACAGCGAATATGGACTTTTCGTTCCTTCTTCCTGTGAGACAGTATAAACAAACAACTCAAGAGTTCCAGGTAGACTCAGATCTAAAAGCATTCCAGTTCTTTACTATTGATGTTCCTATTAAAGGAAAAGTTCAATCTTTAATCGTATCTGTTAGAGATCCCGGAGGAACAGAAGACAAGATCTATAAACAGTTTAGTAGTCTTTACTTGATGTCATCTACTGACTACGGTTATGTTTCTAGAAAGACAGCAAAAGGTAGAAGGCTATTCTTTGGAAACGGTCTCATTGGTGTTCAGCCTCTACCAGGATCCGCAGTAACAGTCCTAATAAATGAGACAGAAGGTTTAGGAGGGAATGTTATTGCAGGTTCACTGAAACGAGGAGACAGAATCTATTACACACCTTCAACATCCCTTCAAACAAAAATTATAGAATATACAGTAAACAACCCAAGTGGTGCTACTGGAGGAACAGACGAAGAAGACTTAGAAGAAACAAGAAGTAATTCAATCATTAGTCTAACAGCTTTAAATAGACTTGTGTCGGAACTAGATTACAAAAACGCAAACTATATTGTTCCATTCTCAGCAATGGCGTTAAATCCAATTGCCGTGTTAAAAAGATCAGATGTCAAAACAAATGAAATTCAACTATATATGCCTCTGGTTTATAATGATTCGTTAGTTCCTACAAGAAACGAAAAAATTTCAGTTCCTTATGGAACAACTTTCCTTCCAAGAGGAACAGTTATTACAGATTCAGTTCTGATGGAATACATAACACTATTTGATATTACTCTCGACTATATCAATAGTGTCGCAAACTTTCACTACATAATGTACAAGATAAATCAAACTCTCACTTTAGTAAGTAGTTATGGATCATCTTACGTTATGTCAGCGGGTGAAGTTAATATCTCAAAATCTGGATTAACAGCTACTTTTGAAGTTCCATACTTTACAACAGAAATAGACTATACGACAACAACTTGTATAATGGAATTCTTAGAAACAGACGAAACATTTACAATGACAAACGATACAATAAATAAAAAATTTATTTATACATTCACAGACTACACAAACATTCCAGAAGGAGACTTAACACTATTATTTACAATTAGTCATATTTCAAATCAAGTAGCGACTTACTCATCTACTGTAGTTTTCAGAAAAGATTTAAAAGATATAATGATGTCAAATGTTAAGATTGATTCAACAAGCGCAATTATTTTTGACATACCAGTGGTCGAAAAAAGTTATTACAATATGGTAGACAAGCAAGAATTTGAGTCCTATGTTCTGCAGAATATGATGGTAGGTATGGAAACATATCGATATAGGATGCTTACGGATTTCACAAATGTTAAGTTTGTTAATACCTACGGACAAATGCAGAACATGAAATATAATAAGGTCACCAAACCTTCGGTGAAAGATATTAGAAACGATCCGCCTTCTAGTCCAAGTTTGGGCGATAGATATATTGTCGGAGAAACTTCTAGTATAGAATGGATGGGACAAAAAAATAACATTGCGCAACTATCAGATACTACTTCTAACATTTGGACATTCTTTGAACCAAAGACTGACGAAACTATATTTGTAGTTTCATACAATGATAAGTATCTATTTACTGGGCAGAGTTGGGTTCTTCCTAGATTTACTTGTCCACTTCAGATAAAAGCAGAAGTCTTTAAAAAAGAGACATTTATTGGATCTGATACGGAACTAACTGCGAAAATTAAAAATGCTCTTGTGCAAGTATTTAGACCAAAGTTTGGACCTAACGCAGCAATTTATAGATCTCAAATTATCAGAGTAGTGCAGAGTATCGAGGGTGTAGACCACTGTCAACTTATCTTTCCAACATCTGACGTTTTCTTTAACTTTGACATTATGACAGATTTAACTCAAGAACAATTACTTGAATTCTCTCCCGAGTATGTATACTTTACAATTACAGATATTAGTTTAAAGATTATTTAAGGAAATCGAAATGAAATTATGTGAATGTGGGTGTGGTCAAGAAGTAAAAAAAGAAAAAAATAGATTTATTAGTGGGCATAATCGAAAAGGAACAAAACAATCTAATTTTCAAAAACAAAGAGTTTCAGAGTCTAACAAAGGAAAGAAAAAAGAAAAGGCAGTCAAAGTCAGTAATAAAAAGTTGCTTTGTAACTATGGGTGTGGACAAGAAGTCAAATTCCAATTTAAGAATGAAAAATATTGCTGTAATGACAATGTTTCAAAATGTTTGAATATTTCAGAAAGAATTAGAAAAAAAATTAAAGGAAGAAAACAAAGCAAAGAAAGTATAGAAAAAAGGTCAAACAAAGGGAAAAAGATTCATAGTAAAAAACATAAAGAAGAATTAAGTCTTTGGATGAAAGAAAATTATAGTTATATACACAAATTTATTAAAAAAGTTTCTTCTGGAGAACTCAAACTTAGAGAAATAGTTAAAATTTTATATCCAGCATCAGAACACACACATAGAATTCTTAATTATGATATAGATATTACTATTCCTGAATGTAAAATTGCTATCGAATATGATGGGTGGTATCATTTTGATACAGAAGGACATAAAGAATATCATAAGAAGAGACAACAAGAAATCGAAGAAGAAGAAGGATGGAAGTTCTTAAGATATAATATTTTTCAGAAGTTTCCAACAAAAGAACAAGTTAACGAAGATATTTTAAAATTGCTTGGAGATAAAAATCATGAAAGCTTTTAGTTTCTACCAACTACTAGAAAAACTAGATAAAGAATTAGAACAGATAAACCTCCAACCTTATAAAGCTGGTATGTTTACACCAGCAGAAGATGAAGAAGATGAAAATATGGAAGAGATGGCTGCTCCAGGTTGGGAAGGTTCAGTTAAGAAAATGAAAAAACACAAAGATATTACAAATCCTTGGGCGTTGTCCTGGTTTATGAAGAAACAAGGTGCTCATCCACATTATACAAAAAGTGGCAAAAAGAAAGACGAATAATGAAATCTACTCTTAATGACATAGAATCTTTCTACGACAAACTTCTGAATGTTTGTAAGGAAAAGGATTTCTCTGTTAAAACATTAGGAAAAGTTGGAAAAAAATATCCATATCCAATTTACTTTGTAGATAGAGATGTTCGAATAGGACCAAAGATTTTAGTTTCATCCGGGTTTCACGGGAACGAGCCCGCTGGACCTTGGAGTATTATTTCTTTCTTAACGAATCTAGATTTAAACTTTATTTCTGGTGTTGATGTTTCTTTTCTTCCACTAGTAAATCCAACCGGGTTCGTAAACAATATAAGAGAAAATGAAGAAGGGTTGGATTCCAACAGGGGATATATGATTCCGGAGAATAGAGTCGATCTTCTTAAACCTCTAACCAAAGAAGGAAAGATCTTAAAAGATCATGAAGACTTATTAGCTGGTTCTTCTAAAGATGGACTTATTTGCTTACATGAAGCTCCAGTAATGCAAGAAACGTTTTTTGTTTATGGGTATGAAAACTCTAGTAAATCAGGCGAATTCACAAAACTATTTAGAGACATTGAATTAAAATACTTTAAGCCTTATCCTGATGGGTTAACAAGAAGAGGACTTACAACTAAAGAAGGAATAATTCTTCACAATTATGATGGAGGATTTCAAGATTGGCTTTTTAGAGAAAAAAGAATAGAACAAGCAATAGTTACAGAAACTCCTTCAAATAACCAACCATTTAATTACAGGTTAGAAGTAAACGTAAAACTAATAGAAACATTTATAAACTACTTTAAGGAAAAAGTTTAACAAATGCTATGGAAGAACTTCTTAAGATTGCAAAGCCAGACTTTCCAAAACTAAGCAAAATTATACGTCACATTGCTGGTATTCATTTATCTAACCTTTCAGAACCATGCTATTTTCCAGATCATAAAGTCTATTACTTTGAGTTTCTAAATGCACTAACTTTGACAGACCAAGATGTTAAACAATGGATCAAATACTTCTGGAAAGGGATGCCTCAAGCGAAAGCTGGAATTCAAACAAGAACAACTCCAATGCTTCTAGCATTTCTTATGTGGTTGTTCTTAAAAGAGAAAAATCAACTTTCTTACGAATCTACTATGATATTCTTTACTGAAGTAATGTATGCTAATTCGATGCAAGGATCATTTCCAAAGTTTTGTAATATAGATGTTTTCAGGTATACATTAGACCATTTAGCAAAAACACATCTTTTTGTTCGAGAAAAAACTATCTCGGGTGCTATTTTTCACCTTTCCAAAGAAATGATGAAGAAACATACAGAGACTATAAGAAATGTAGATAAATTAAGAATAAGTATGTTTATGCAAGAATTAAGAACTAGAATAAATCAAAGCGTTTGGAGTTTTGCTGAACAATACTATATCAACGCTGAAGAAGGGAAAAAATACACAACTCCGTGGGAAACAGAGGAAGGTAAAGGAGAAGCAGTAGCTCCTGCTGTAGAAAATGTGGAAAGGATTGCTACTGAAATTGCTCGAAGGATCACAATTTATGGTGAGATCAACCCTCAAAATTTGGAAACTGCTCAGAAATTGACCAAGATTTCAGGCACTTTTGCTGCCGACATTGCGAAACAAGTATCTATACCAGAACACAAAGAAGATGTCAAATTAATTATAGAACTGTTCTTGAGAGAGTTAAGAAGTGTAAAACAAATTTGCGGTAGAGACTTCTTTGGGATGGTAACAAGTCTTCTTTCAATTAAAAGAACTACTAGACAAGTTTATTTTAAGAAGGAAGTAACATCTTTGCTTCTTAAGGTTCTTAGACAAAGTAAACAAGAAAAAAAGTTTTTGGGACTTACTAGACAAACTCAATTTAGTGCTATCACATTCCTGTCTCTATACATAATGTTATTTGCTAGACAAACATTATGCCCAGAAGCAAAGTAAAAAAGAGTCCGGAACTATACAACTGTTCCGGACTCTTTTTTTAATTCCAAATTCCGCCAGGGTTTTCAAAGTTTAGAGGGTCTACTGGTTTTTTCCCCATGTGCGCCAATATTTCCTTTCCCATCGAACAATTCGCGCAGTCTCCATCACAATCTTCTTTCTCGGACTTTGTGGTTGGACGATCAAATTTTGTCCATAGAAAAGCCACAACCCATTTAGCGTCTTCTGGCGAATCCGTAATGATTTCTCTCGAAAGAAGCTCATCTCTGAATTCCTTGTTAATTATAAAAAACGGATTTTGGGTTGCATCAAAGGGATTCCATTTCTCTCTTGGTCCTTTTTCTAAACCCTTCCAGAAAGTTTCTAACTTCTCACTAAACTTTAATTCTCTCCATACTTGTTTCGCTGCCATAAAAAACTTCAACCTCTTCTCAAAACTCATACTTCCTCCTTTTAGTAATTGAAATAAAATAATCTTTCCTATCTAGTAAGTAATATATATATAGAAGATCAACGTAAAAAAGAGTCCAGAACTAAAAAAGAAATTCTGGACTCTTAAATTTACTTTTATGTTTCCGCTCTTACAGGTGTACTCACAACATGTTTCTGACTAGAAGCTGCTTTAATCTGAGCTAACCTTTGTTGTCCTGTTTTTCTCAAAACTTTTTGAGTAAAAGGTTTGTCCCCAATTTTTGCTGCTGCTATCCTTTTCTGAACCCACGGCGGTTGAGGTCTATCTTTAGTTAAATAATTTTTAACACCTTGCCAGTTTATCTCTTGCAATTCTGAGTCTTGTACATAAGTTAAGTACGCTTCAATTAACTCTGCTTCTTTAAGATGTTTCTTTTTCTTCTTGGTTCCAATTGTAGCAGTAAAGAACCCACTACCGTCTGGAAGTCTTACCACTCCAGATTTTGTCTTGGTTACTATTCCTTCTTTAACTTCTTCTGGTTCTTCTAACCTCTGCATCATCTCACCACACTTTGGACAGGAGTAATGCTGACAAGGAACACCTATGTGATGAACAGATTCAAATCCACATTTAGGACATTTGCATTCCGAATATACAACATCCAGATTTTGTTCTAAAACTAAAGGAACCCACGATTTCATTTTATATCTCCTATTTAAAATATAATACAATTTATTTTAATATTGGTATTTGCTGTTTTGGATTTTGTTTCACACTTCGTCAACAATAAACTTCTCCAGAACACTCATCGCTACTGCAGGTAATTTCAGGTCTCCGAATTGATCCAGACTAAATTTATAAACGTCGATCTCAATTTCTTCCTTACCAAGCTCGGCGAATACTTTTTCAAATTCAATCCTTTTCTCTGGTTCAAATTCATACTGAGTTTTTTCGACATTGAGTTTCATCTCACCTTTTTCGTCCGTAATAACATACCTCTCGATGAGCTTTTTCCTAGCTTCCTCAAATTCCAGAAATTCTTTGTTTACACCTTTCAAAACCCGATTTAACCAGTACGCAGTTTTTACTGGTAATGGATTCTGGGCTAGAAAAATAAGCACTTGATGAATTCCTGATAACTCTTCCAATTTGATCTTTTCTTTTTGCATATTATTCTCCTTCTCTTTTTGTTCTTACGATGACATTATCAAACCATGAGTTTTTGCACAACGCATCCTAAATAATTGCCTTTTGTTTATTCTGAAGTCATGTAAAGCACCAAAAACGTAATCGATCCAGTATCTACAAGAGTTGTTACATCTAAATATGCTCCTGTTGCTGCGTCTCTAAATTGAAGATACAATCCACCACTCAAAGATTGATGAATAGAAAGCGCCGTTCCACAGTTATTTCGCACCATAGTAGCAGCAAGATTTGCCACTACATTACCCGTTATGCCTGCATCTAAAAATCTCAAAACAGAGCCAGAGGCATCTAAAGACCAGAAACCATCTGGAGATGTCTCACCTGCGGCGAATTCATCTGACTGTGCATGTTCATCACCATTCCATGCCTGTTCGGCGGTACATTTTATGTGTGCGGCGATCGCGCCAATGGCCAGGACCCAGAAAAGGAGACTAAGTTTGGTTCCCTGGATAGCGTCGGCCAAGCTTTTCTTTTGTTCACTCTTCTTCATTTCATCGATCTTGGCCAACACATCGCCATGGCCTTTATCAATTTTTTCCTCGATGCGTTGATTCTACTCGCTCATGTTTTTTTGTCCGGTTTCGAGACTTCCCAGACATCTCATGACTTCAGAATGTTCAGGGCAAAAAAGTTCAGGCGCCATCAGAGGAATCCTTTTGGGGAAATTCCTCTTTCACTGTACCTTGAAGAATTTGTTGCTTGAACCCATAAAGCTCGTCCAGAGATTTTCCTGGAATGGTTACGCTGTTAAGAAGCTCCAAAATAATGGTCCGTTCCTTTTCCGTATCGAATATCATATTCCCCCCTTTTATTTTTATGCGCTGGCCAACAATCCGTGGGCTTCAAGTCGAGTTAAAAGCGTGTTGAATTGTGCAACTATTGTCCCCGCATCTGCATCGACAACATGCGCGCCTTGGTTTGAAACCACCTGCACGTCGTCTACTTTTAGAACGCCTGTGCAGTTAATGTTGCCTGTTACATCAAGTTTTTCGCCTGGGGCGGTGTCCCCGATGCCGACGTTGCCTGCGTCATCTATATAAATTCTCTGATTCCCACTTCCATCTGCGATGATGATTGTATTAGACAACCCAGCAGCCAACCCCGTCACATTCGCCCCGATGATGGTGTTGTTGATCCCCGTCACGATTCCTTTACCTGTATTATACCCAACAGCGGTGTTGTTCCCTGATCCATCATCTGCGGTTATGTTTAGGTCCCACAGAGCATTGCAGCCAATCCCTACATTGCTATAACCTGTCGTGTTCTTGAATAGCGCCTGTCCTCCAATGCCCGTATTGTAGCTACCAGTAGTGTTGTAAGCTGAAGCGTACTGGCCAATCCCGACATTATAGCTACCAGTAGTGTTGTAAGCTGAAGCGGCCTGGCCAATCCCGACATTATAGCTACCAGTAGTGTTGTAGTATAAGCACTGCATGCCAAGCGCAATATTATAATTACCGGAGATATTATAATACAAAGCACCGTAGCCAAGTGCTTGGTTACCGGCCCCTACGGTGTTATTTTGTAAAGCACCATAGCCGATTGCCGCGGCGGCACTACCAGTAGTGTTCATTTGTAGGGCGCTCGCTCCGGCTGCAAGGTTGCTGATTCCGGTGGTAGTGTACAGCCCGGCGTTTAATCCTATAAAAGTGTTGTTTACCCCACCACTGACTCTTAGCTCCATCCCCACTGTTCCATTGGAGAAAGCATAGGATGACAGAGCGGTTGTTCCGGCTGTGATGGCTTTGATGGAGATGAATATAGTCCCGTCAAAAGTGGAGGTAGGTGTTATGGTTAAATTAGCCGTTGAAGTGGTCGTCGGACCAAATGTGCTTGTCCCATTGGTTGTCCGGGACTGTCCTCCGAAATCTATTGTAAAACTGCCCGCTGTCCTACCTGTCACCGTGTAAGTGATCTGATATTTGGTCGCGTTGACGGCCGCGGTCGATTGGGACAAAACTGAAGTGTTGCCCGTCGTGTGAGTCCAACCAGCACCCCAGCTGCCAGTCCAATCGGTGGATGTCCAGTCACTTTCAGATAGGAACTCGGCTCCATAAGTGGGTAAGTCAGTAGCCGTTGTGCCTTGTACAGAAAGCCTGGAAGGTGGAGTCAGTGTTCCGATGCCGACGTTGCAATTCATAAAACTAATAAAATCCGTTGCCGCGTCGGTGAATTGGATTGTGCCCTTGCCAGATCCAAGACCGATTGTGCCTGCGTCTGGGACGATGGTAGCCGCTGGTAGAGCGATGGTGGTATCAAAAACTACTGTATGCGCCCCAACATGTTCTCCGATGTGATCCGCGAGAATAGTGGTGGTGTGGAGGGTTGTGAAGTTGCCTTGATTAAATGTCGGACTATCATCTGTCTCCAGCCCAAGATTCTTCCGAAAGGAAGTCGCACCGGTGTAGGCAAGGCTGGCCAAAACTTTATCTGCGTTTGTTACAACTGGAAGAGAAGCAGTTAGGGCACCAAATCTGGAAGCACCTGCTTGCACATCAACGGCATAATTTTTAACTCCCAAAGTAGGTGCGTTTAAAATTATGAGTGTTGCTGCCTCAGTAATTGAAGCACCCGAAGCAGCAATAATCTCTGGAGCCATAAGATACAGAGTTGCAAATTCTGGATGAGTTTGGTTGGCCACCATTTTAAGAGTGCCTTGAATATAAGCTTCATAAGCACCATACGCTCCAACTGCGGGAGTTAAGGTAGAATCGAGAAAAAGTCCAAAAGCATTAGAAGTACTTACAAAACTTCCGCCAAAATGGTACTGCAGATGAGAATACAGGGTTCCGCCAATGGCGTGTGGTCCCGCATAACTGGTCACTATTGGCGTGGCTCCCAACCCTGCAAGAGTTGGATTCAATGTTGCAGGAAAATCAGCGTCTACCAAAGCTCTGAAAGTCGGAGCCGCAACCGCACCAGAGACTGGACCAAAAAAGCCAAGATTTGCGGCTTGGTTGTCAAGTCCCAAGGCTTGAGTTGAAAGTGATAATAATGTATCAGCGTTTGTGTCGAGAGTTATAGCGTTGTGATGATCGTTCGCTCCAATGCTTCCAAGGTCAGAGTGTACGGCGCTTCCCCCTATGACGCCAGCAGTCGCCTTAAGAACTCCTGCAAGAGCACCAACTGTCAGGCCAGCCAAGGTTGGACTATCGTCTGTCTCCAACCCCAAATTCTTTCTAAATGAAGTCGCACCAGTATAAGCAAGACTGGCCAGAACCTTATCTGAATTTGTTACGATTGGAAGTGAGGCAGTCAGGGCACCAAACCTGGAAGCGCCCGTCAAGACATTAACCGCATAATTGCTGACTCCAGCAGTGGGGGCTCCAGCAACCAAAAGGGTAGTCGCCTCAGTTACTGAAGCTCCTGATGCTGGAAAAATAATTGGGGGGCCAACCCATATTGATGCAACTAAAGGATGAACTTGGTTTGCTACTATCCTAAAACCTGGATAAACAAAAGCTCCATAACCCCCTCTATTCGTTCCTCCAGGAGTTAATACACTTCCACAGCGCATCCCGATAACATCACCCGTACTTACAAACTCCCCCTTTACATAAAATTGAACAGTTGTGACAACATCCCCACCAATAGCATGAGGCCCCGCATAACTGGTCACTATTGGAGTAGCACCAAGACCAGCGAAGGTTGGAGATGACGAAGTCTTAACAGCCTGATCAAACCAATTCTCTAAAGCTACACTATCTGCTAACGTAGTAGCAGACGTAGCTTTTGGTAAGTAACCGCTAGTAAGACCTGTAAGTCCAATTCCAGAATAACCGCTTGTACCTACTATTCCAGAGTATCCAGAAATACCTGAATATCCAGAAGTTCCAACTAGTCCTGAATACCCTGAGTATCCGCTTATTCCGCTAATTCCAGAATAGCCTGAAATACCACTTCCTGAAATAGACGATGAACCATCCGAATTAATATAAGCTTTTTTAGTTTCACCCTCATATAACTCTATATTTCCAAATATTTTCATTGATGTTCCTTAATATTTTATGGACAAGTACAACCAGTACCTGAGTAAGTTCTAAATGGACCATGATACCAACCAAGATACTTAAGTAAAGATTCATTCCAATAAAATCTAAACAAATAGTAATCACCTACGCCAGGAAAGTAGGTTAAAGGTCCGTTGTGTTCTCCAAATTTTTCCCACAGGATGTTAGTTGGCCAACCTACGCTATGTCCTCCACCAGCTGTATCAAAGATCTCTAATGTAAGAATAGCTGTACTATCAATAGGTGGTATAAATCTAATACAAGCTTTCGTAGTTAAAGTAAAGAACTGTTCACAATCAACGTTCCAATAAACTGTTATATTTCCCCCTGATCCAAGATCATACGACATGACAAAAACTCCTTTTATATTTAAGATCAGATCCTCAACTTTTACAACTCTAAAGAATTTATTATTTGTTCTGAAATATATAGTCCTACAGTTATATATATTTCTAATTGAAAGGATAGAAACTAATTTATTTTTTAAGGAGGAAAGAATGAAAGAAGATGATGTTTTGGTTAACGAGGAAAATGCTATGTGGAACAATGTGTTGGGATTCTTGAGTTTGGAACTGTTTGGACCTGAGATCACAGAATCGATAGGACATCACATTTTCAAGGGATTCCCAATACAGAAAGAGGAAACAGTAATAGATGTAAAACTGGCTAATTGGGAAAAGCGGTTATTTATCATGACTGACGCTGCACTGGAGTATGGACAGAACAACCAGGATGATCTTCCAGTCTACAAAGCCAAAGCAACATTACGGATAGCTGATGCTTTGCGTGAGATCTTCTGGGCGAACCTCTCTCTCAGACATAAAGAAGTAAGAAACAAGGGCTTTGGTGTAAGAGAGGGACTCAAAGTAGTCGAGATTCCTAAGACTCAAGAGCCCGAAGGGAATCCATTAGAGAGACTACTCAAAACATTCCCATTTCCACCACCCAGAAAGTAAATCAAAATCCAAATGATAAACTCCAGTTGAGAAATCTTCTGGAGTTTATTTTTTAAAAGGAGAAAAAAAATAAAAAGGAGGGTAAATAATTGAGATTGGTTCAAACTTATCATTTTGTGAAATTTGCTATAGAAGCTCTTGCGTGGTGCATAGTAGTAGTTCTCATTTATTATATACTAAGGTAAGACATCGGCAGAATAAACTCTTAGATACTAGAACAGATCTAAGAGTTTATTTTTTTGTCAATTTAGCAACAAGCTTCTTCTAAACTAGGCCCACAACAAGAAGAACATTCAGTCTCTTTAACTTCTTCATGACCTTCTTTTCCTAAAATATAAGGAGAGATCGGAACTAATTCATGCCACAATATATCATCTTTAATTCCTTCCCAAGTAGATCTAGATAACTTACCATCCTTAAGATCTCTTCCTCTATTCCAATCTTCACCAGGTTTTTTCATTCTAGAAGTACAAGTACATCCTAAGTAAGACTTATACTTATCATTAGTAGTTTCTTGTACGGCAACTATATGGTACTCAAACAATCTAGTATAGAATGTAAACCTAAAAGTAAAGTTAGATCTACCACTAGAATCACAATCACCAGAATCTTCAGTAATGTTAAGATATTCCTTAGAGTTGTATCCAACTCTAACCAATTCTGTCATCCACTGCTTTACGTTGTTAATACTAGCTACGATTTCCACGTCTTCCATATTCTATGTTCTCCTCTTAAGATTAGTTCTAGTCTTACTTCTCTTTCTCGATTTTTGTGAATGTACCAAATCTTTTAACTGTATCAGCGAATCCATACTTTACAGCTTCATCTGCATCAAGCCACAATTCTTTCTTTTTAATCTTTTCGTTTAACTCTTGTTTAGTAATTTTACTATGCATTATAATGTAATCGTTAACTTTATCTTGGATCTTTCTCATGATCTTAGCTTCTTCTTCCTTATCTGCTGGTGTTTCAATAGCAAAGAACTTAAACTGCCAAAACTCATGAAACATGATCATTGACCATTCATCAAGGTATCTATAACCCGGATTCCCTGAAATTAAAATCAATAAACCAGCACTCGCAATTAAACCACGTCCTCGAATTTCTATAATCTTACCTGTAGACTGTTGTTCTTTGAAAATAGAGATAATACCCATAGCATCAAATAGACTTCCACCAGAGGTAAGTAAATCTATAACTACAACCTTATAGCTAATACTCTTTAAAGAAAGAAAAACATCTCTTATATTATTAAAGTCTATGTATCGAATAGACATGTAAATAGTATCTCCATATTTAGATACACCTTCTGGAAGTATATTATCTGCTGTAAGTTTACCCTTAGCATCTGCACTATATCCTTCTCTTATAGAAAATCCAAAGACAAGGCAACTAATTAAGACTAGTATAACTACTATTAAATTTAAACGTTTCATTGTTTGTTCCTTTTTCCTCAATTTTTTACTTCCATAATCATCAATTTATCCTATTCTTACATCAGAAGTATTTATATTTTGTTCTAAATACTATATGTTTAATGAGTAAATTACAGATAATATCTAATTGTAAGTTAATGGATCGGATCTCATCTATCTATTTAGAGTTAAGGGTTCAGAGTCCTGGAAAATGTGAGTGTTGTGCGTGAACTTGTAGTGCTCACATAGTGGTACTGAGAATTATTCAGGTTTCTTGGTAGTAACACTGAGCGGAACTCTGTGAGGAACTGTTCTTAGTACAGGGTAGAAACCAGAATACGATTGTACCAAATTTGTACCTACATTTTATTGCTCACAGTCCAACTAACAGCGTATCTTACGCACAATTAGCACTTTCCAAACCCACGCACTAGCAGTTCCCCACACAATCCAACTAACATGATTCTTCACTAATTAATTAGATCATGAAAGCCCCATAGAAAAGACATAGTCTAATTAAATGTATTTGTTTTCTATAGTGGCTAGACTATTTTCATGAGCAACTTTTATTCCATTTAACCCACGATTATAAGTATTAATGGTGGCTTCATATTGTTCTTTAGTCATACCACCTGAATTGTATAGATTAGTAGTCTTCTGAATACCAGTATTAAGTACTTGAACACCACTTGTATATTTTTGATTCTCTCCTGCTATTGCTGAGCTTCTTGCTTGCATTTTTTCTTGACTTGCTGCTACTGTTGGTTCTACTTGTGCTTTCACAGTCTCCTCTGCTGTAGTTGGGAATGTGTCTGCTTTCTTAACTTCTTCTACTGTTGGTTTGGGTGTTATTGTTGTTTTAATACTTTGTCCTAAATCCTTAACTGTACCAGTAGCTTTTGTTATACTTTCAGATAATTGTTTAGCTTTAGAACTTGCTCCATCTATTACTGACGTTGCTATCTTAGTTCCTGCTGCATAGACTGCTGTTCCTGTTGCAGTTAACTTACTTGATACTCCACCCCAGAACGAATCTGATTGTCCAGGAGCTTTACCTCCTTCAGGTAATTCTTTAGGTACATTCTTAGAGTCTCCTGGTACAGCGCCATATTCATCTTGTATATATGCACTATCTTCTGGGACTGCTGCCATAGCCTCTGCTGCGTCTATCATCTGATCTCTACTTGCTCCTGGAGTCAGTCCTGCTACTTGAGTTGCTTGTGTTTCTGGTCTCACTCCTTCATAGTACTGTGCTGCTTCTAGTTGATCTTGTAACTTTTTATCTTGTAGAGCTTTCTGTTCTGCGTTCTGTCCCGCATAGTCTTCCATTTCTTGTGTCTGTTTAGCTTGATCTAACTTAGATGCTTCTAGTTCCTTATCTCTTCCTGCTACAATTCTAGCTTCTCTATCTACTTCACCCGGAGCGGTAGCAGCATCTGCTTCTTTCTTTTTAAGATATGCAGCATCTGCTTCATCATCTGACATTACTCTTGGAGACGGATTCTGGTACGCAGTAGGATCAACAGTACTGGTTGGTGTTCCTGGTGCTGTAACAATATCTTCGTCTGAAGGTATTCCTCTAGATGTTGAAGTTACATTTGGTGCTCCTGGTTGGGGGCCATACATTTTTGGCGCTACAGTTCTTTCTCCCAACTGGTCTATATAGTCTCCAACTGATGGAACACTGGTAGAGGTCCTCCGTCCCAACATAACAGAATGCAGCGGTTGGAACTCTAATCTGACATCAATCATGCTAGGTCTATTATTCCATGACATTTGGTTTTCGGGACCAGGTTGTACTGTGATCCCTATGCATGATGCCATCTTCCACTTAAACAGTCCGGGACTCCAAATTTGATGAATATAAGGCCAACGATATAGATTATCTTGGTCAGATAGTGGTGCTCCAAGCATTAAAAGTACAGTTAATGGTTCAATGATGTACTTATTGTAACATACATCACTAGCCTGATTTGGGTTATATAACCTTACCGGAATTGAGACCGGACCAGAGAATCCACTACCCATCCACACTTTAGGGAAATCAACTCTAGCACCAGTTAACATTTGACCTACTACACTTAACCCAGTACTGACCATGTTTCTTACACCTTGTTGTGTATTAGTTGGTAATTTATCTATTGCTTTTTCACCAAGACCTGCTATTCCTTTTATCAAATCGCCAATTTTTCCGCTTGCCCATTCTCCTGCTCCTTTTCCCCTTTGTCCGGCAACCGCTCCCCCCAACTGTCCTGGGAGTTTTTGTGCTAAGCTTCCAAGACTAGTAGAACCTGACATTTGGGCTAACTGTCCAAGTAGAGGTCCTCCAACTGATGTAATACTCTCTAAGAAACTAGCACCATAATCATTAGATAACTGAATGCCTGGAATAGCTTCAGGAAGGAATGCAATAGGAATAGCATTAGAGTCTGTTTTTAACAAAATATCATAATCATTCATTAACATATCTTGAAATTCACCTAGTTTATCATCAAAATGAAAAACATCTAAACCAGCAACAAATTGTCCTTGACCAGGTATAAGATACATAAGGGGAATGGATCCCTTTAAAACTTCATTAGAGAAATACAGTTCAACAGGAGGAAACCCAATTGGTAATCTAGTTGCTGTACTCTCTCCGGAAGATAGTGGATATCCCGGGGTTTTTGCTGCTTTAGCTGGATCTGCCATTTATGTCTCCTTACTTAAAATTGCTCTAAAGTGAATTTTGTTTGTTTAAGCCTTAAAATCACTATGAATGGATTTGTGTTTGAACCCCAGTTCCGTGGACTTTGAAAATACACGATTGTGCGTGTATCCGGTTATGTGACCGGTCATGTGAAGGTACTAGTAGCACCGTTGTCCTGACAGTCTGACAAAACTGTCCTTTTGGTACGGTGGTGGTGTTTTTTACTTCGCCATCCCCGATCGTCCGATACCGAGATTTTTTACAAAAAAAATTTTTCAGTTTGAAACTGTTTCTTTTAACTTCGTTATTTCATCTCTAGCAGTAGATATCTCGTCATCCCAATGTCTCCGACAACTTTTTAAATCTGAATACTCATGCCCCCATTCTTTACCTTGTTTTACAAGTCTTGGACAATTCTTCTTTGCAATCTCACATTTCTTTATAAACCCTGTAAACGCTGAATCCGTTCTTTAGGGTCAGACTTGAAAAAGCCTTCTGTAAGTCCCTCTACTAGTCTATAAAATGAGAACATATCTTATTCCTCTGTCTTAGCTGCTTTCTGGACCTTTTGTCTTTGTAATGCAAGGACTCTAATTGTTCTAAAAAAATTCTTCTTTGTTACTGGATCTTTAATTTCTGTTCCTGATTTTGCTAATCGTTTTATTGATGGACGTAAACTGGGATCTAGATAAAATTCGTCTAATTGATCTGTTCTTTTTAATCCTTCTACTTTAGCTGCTTGCTGCGCAGCTGCTTTATTCTTTTGTGCTACCTCTCTAGAAGCTCTATATACTCCTGATAAAAAAGACGAAGCTCGTTTGCCACTAAGGGGGGTTGATCCTTTGAATACTTCTTTAACTCTCCCTGGATCTCGCATTCTAGCTCTAGCTTCCCATGACCTCTTTGTTTCTTTTTTGGCTTTTCTTAATGGAAAAAATACACTGGGTTTAAGTTTAGTCATTGTACTTATACCTTTTTCCCATTTGTATTCATTTAACTGATCTAACGTTTCTACTAGTCTATAGAATGAAAACATGATTATGTCTCCTTACTTGATTTCATATGTGAATAATCTTTTAAGTATCTTGGATCTTTCCACATGCAAGTATCACAAACTATTATCTCACCAGAATTTGCATAGTTACCCCAGGGTTCACCAGTTGGCCCAACTGCATAAAATCCGGCCGTGGCTGTTTCGGTTCTAATTCCATCTATCATTTTTCCACATCGGTCGCACTTGACGGTTACTTTCATTAGAGTCTATTCCTTCTTCTATCATTACATATTATACCAGTTGAACTAACATTAATATCTATATTAATAACTTTACCAAATAATCTTTCTAACCAGTCTAACTTTCCGTTTCCACCACATACATGACATAAATAGGGAATTTTTAATTCCCCGGTAAATTCGGTTCCTATCCCTTCACACTTTGGACATATGATGTCGGTCTTTTGGAGGTCTTCTTTTTGAACTCCAAGTTTACCGTTCATTCTTCTACTGGTCCTGCTAAATTCTTTTCTGCAGGTTCAGGTTCTGGCTCTTTAGTCTTTACTAGAGATAGTATTTTCTTCTTCCCTGGATTTTCTGGAGGATTGATAGCTCCCGCTGCTGAAACTCCACTACTTGTTGGAAGTCCAGCAACTCCTGCGTCCCCTCCTGCGTCTTCATATAGTTTACCTAACGCTTCTACTAGTCTATAAAATGAAAACATATCTTAATCTCCAATTGTTTTGTCTATGTTAAAATTTTAGAAGTGGGCCAGTCTTTATCTGTATGTCTGGTACTATGTTAACTAAAGTAGCAACTAAATATCTTGTGCTCTTGGTTCGTTCAGAGTTTTCCATCAGAATGGTACCTTCTAGTATTTTAAATTCGGATCCTTTGAAACTAAGAAGTCCCATGCTAAAACTTGTAACGTCATTTTTGTTTTCGTCTGTTAGCGTTACGACAAGATTTCCCTTTATGGGAATGTCAGTTTCATTCTGTATAGTTACTTTCCATTCTAATATACATCCGTCAGAACTACATGCAGCAGATAGTACTGCTGGAGTTATACTTACTTGACCATGTACTGCTGGAGCTATGAGTAATAGACTTAAGACTATTAACAATACTGCTAAGAATTTTTTCATTTATATCTCCTCTATACTTCTGCTTCGTCTTTCTTCTCTACATAGCAAGGACAATTATGTTGCCTATTTTTCTCGTTATTAAAATAGACACATCTACCAGCTTCTGAGACTCCTGCTTGTTTACACCCCGGAATACATAAGTTATCTTTCTTTTTCCATTTGGAACAGACCTTACCATTTCCACAATAATCTTCTTGTTCTAATACTTCAAGTAATTTATAGAATGAAAACATGAGATTTAATCTCCTTTATTTATCACACTCTTTGCAATCTAACTCACTAGCGCCGATACCTGTAGTTCTGAATTCTTCTATGTGTCCACACTCAAGAGTTGTTTCTACTATGTGATATATTGTATGATGAACTTCATTGCTTAGATAACCCGAACATCCCTGTGGGTCTGTCCATGTTCTATCTGTATGTTTATAAGATATAACTTTTCTAATCATTATTTTATTTCTATTCCTCTTCTGCTGGTTCCGCTTGCATTTTAAATCTTGACATTGCGGAAGATACTTTTTGTTTAGCATGTTGCGCTGCTTTGAAAGCGTTTACATATAATTGTTTATCTAGAGGAACTTTTGATTTCATATATGCTTTTCTACGTACTATCGCTGTTGCTATCTTATCTTTCCATGAAGAAAGAGATGGATTGTTTGAGCTTAAATTTCGATTCCATACCGCTTCTAGTAATTCTAGTTCTTCTATTAATTGGTAGAAACTAAACATTACTTTCTATCTCCTTACATGCCCTACATTTAAGTCCTGGAATTACGCACCTTTTGAAAGTAATTCCTAAAATGAAGTCTAGTAAACAATATGTTATACCTAGATAGATTAGAATTTCCATTTTCTTAGATCTCCTATGTGAACGTGAACCTACGGTGCTTGCGATCCTGCTTTAAAGATAATACACTTACCTACAATCTAGTCCACACCCACATGAACCAGCCCGAGTGAAAATCCTTAAAAGGATTTTCTTTATCCACACTTTTAGTTTAACAAAAAATACTTTCATATTTTTATTTCCGTATCTTTGAACCTTTATATTTTTCCGACGTTAACTCTCTATATCTTTCTCTTAGTTCTAGAATTTTTTCCTCTGATGTGTCTACACAGTTCTGTCTGAGGAAAGCGCGTTCTTTACTAATTTTTGTATAACAATTCTGAATTCGTTTTCTTAGAAGTCCTATTTGTACTTCTATTGCTTGCAACTTTAGTTTCTTTCTACATTCAAATCCTTCTACTCCTGTTTTAGAAAAACATGTTTCTTTTTCTTTAGCTTCGAAATGAGCAGCTACCGCTCCTATAATAGCAGCAATTGTTATAATTCCTAACACTCCTAATGTACTTACTTTTTGTTTTTTCTTTCCTTCTAAAACATATGGAATAAAAGTTTCTTCAACTTCTTCGGGGTTTTCCGATTGTAGAATCATAGGTTCCTTATCTTTAGACTGTAGTATCGGTGCATTCGGAGCTATCTTAACTATTTTTGGATCTCTAACTTGTGGAGCTTCAGTTCTATCTAACTCAATAAGTTTTATAATTCTACTTATTCTCATTCTACTGTCCTCCGACAACACTTACTTGTGACTTTTCTTTAACTTTTCTTGGGCTGCTCCACGGGGAAGTATTGATTATACCTTTTAGCTTATCTGACGCTAAAGTCTTTCCCGAGGAGTTTGGGGTTTTATCTCCCATATTGAATGAGTTTACGTTCTGAACTTCAGACACCTTCTTTTTCTTTGTTGCTTTATACGAATGCTGCATTATTGTAGCTTTTCGATTAAAACAATCGACCACGCATTTTTCCCACTCTTTTCTATCCAAGATACGAGAACACTCTGATTTACAAAACATCATCGCGTCACGTTCTTTCCCTTTTTTTATGAGATGACGTAATCCTAAAACACCAGCGATAGCTGCAATAGTTGGAGTAGCAAATAGTTCCTGCAGTTCTTGTTCTTCCAAATATTCTATTAATTGATAGAATGAAAACATGAAGTTATTCCTTATGTTGTTTCCAGGATTTAATTCCTGGTCCACCCAAGTTCTTAGTTGGTGCTCTGAATTTACCAGACCATTTATTCTTAATCCAATTATAACCTCTTGCTGCAATATTCGCGGCGTTTAACTTTTCATCCAACGACTGGAGATATTCGTCTAGTTGTGTAGTTTTTAGGAATTCTTGTTTATTTGTTTTTGAACTTTCTTCTACATTTTCTTCGTCTTTATCTTCTCTCTCGTAAGGCCTGAATGGATATCTTACCGCATTAACTGCGCCTTTTGCCACACCCTTAACTGCTCTGTATGCTCCGTATAATCCACCCGCTGCTAAGCCAGCAGTTCCTAAAGCACCAAGTCCTGCCACTTTTGCAGTTTTTTTAGCCGCGCTTTTTATTGCGGGAGCTGGTGGAACATATATTCCTTCCTCTTTCAGTAATAAGTCAAGGTCTCCTAAGAACTGATAAAAGCTAAATCGTTTCATATATTTCCTCCTAGAATAACTTTTTGAATATCTCTTTTTACTTGATCTTTAGTTGGAAACTTATCGAACATTGTATATCTTATAAATTTCCACCCATCTTCTTCAATTTCTTTTTGTCTTTTCTTGTGGTGTTCTTTGTGTTTCTCTGTATCAAAATGATACCAACCGTCAAATTCTATAACTATTTTATGTTTAGACAAAGCGTTGTCAACTTCATAATCTTTATTTTCTAAAACTTTGTATGTATGTTCTGAAATTGGAAATAATTCTTTTACAATTCCTCTAAGTTTAAGTTCTTGTTTTGATGGATTTTTGATTTGTTTTCTAGCTTTTCTAAGATTTTCTTTAACTTTCTCATTTCCTTTCATTTTTACTGAAACTTTTTCTGCTGCTCTTCTTCGCCCTTCATCATTCTCTTTAGTTCTACCGGTTATTTTTTCCGCTGCTCTTTCTCGAACCTTTTCAGTTTGAAAACTAAGAGCGTGAACTGCTCCTCCGTTTCTCATGTATTCTGCTTGTCTTTTAACGCTTTCATCATTCTCTTTTGTTTTTCCTCTTCTATTATGTCCAAGTATAAATTTATTTCCTTCTTTAGTCACTTCTAATTCACATACTCCACAAGCACATAATTTCATTGATAATCTTCCTTCTTCATTCATAATTTGATTTAACCCTCCCAGTTCCTGAAACTGATTTAGACTGGTTCTCCCAGTTAGATCTGTTCATTCTAAATGTTTTAAAGTCACCAAACTTTTTATTTAACTTAACTATTTCTTTAGTCTTTCCTGAAAATCTTGGAGATTGTTCTTTACCTATTGTCGAAGGAAGTGGACGAATAGGACTTGCAGATTCACTTTCAACTGCGTCTCCAGTTTGTAATCTATTTGATCTTTCTGAATCAACATTTGACATAAACTTATTTAGTTTTAATTGCGCGCCAACTTTCTTCTTTCCGCTTAGATAGACCTCGTATTCATCAAGTCTAGTAATTCTTAAGAACTGTTCCTTTGTCATATATAATTTGTTCCGTTTTGTGACAAGATCTGATTTAAATATTACCACTTAAAATTGCAGCGATTTCAGGATCAAAAGATCCTTGTCCGCTTTGTCTTCCACCCCCACCGCCCTGTTGATTGCTTTGCATATTTGTGATTACGTTAGAGTTAGAAATTATCGCTGCGTTTACTCCTTTGAGACCTTTATCTATAGCTCCAACCATTGGGTTCATTGCTTTACTCATTCCATTGATTCCCATCATAGCATTTTCTACTTCTCCATCAATCAAGTCTTTTCTTTTGTAAGGAACATTGAATTGTTTAGGATCTCCAACTTGTGGTTTCATTTGCAAATGCCATGGCTCATTTCCCATTGGCTGATAAAATCCATACTTCTCCATCAGACCTTCTTTTTTCAAACCATAAGCATCTCCACTATTAATGTCTAACGCCAATCCTTTTCCGTGAGGAGATTTTCCTGGAGGAGCAGCGTATGGGTTAGTTTTGTACAACTCAGCTTGTTTTGCTGGAGACCTGTAGGCGGAGTTTAATTGAATCTCTTTTCCTGTTCCTTTCTTATATTCTTCTGCCATCAAAGAGAAGTTTTTCCAAATTGGTTCTTGAACTCCACTTATATCAACATCAGGCATTTTCTTGATTCCAACTAAAGATCCAAGTCGTTCCCCAATCGTAGTAGCTCCAGAAACTATAGATTTTCCTATATCTGTTATTCCTACTTTTTCAGCTACTCTTTGAGCAAATCCAGTAGCTCCAGTTGCTGCTTGACCAATAGCCCCAGCGGCTTTTCCTAGTAAACTTTCTTTTTGATATTCTAGTTGGATTATTTTTCCTACGTCTGCGAAACCCTCTTTAATCGCTTCTCGAATAGTAATAGCTAAGTGAGATTCACTGCTTGCTGATTTACCAACACCATCCCCTACTTCTTTTATTTGACCATACTTTCTTGGTCCATATCCCGGATCTCCAACTCCTCCCATTTGCATATATTTTTCATATTCCGCTTGCCCAGCACCAGGAGTAGTTTCTGGAGCTTTTTCCGGTCCACCTGTAACTTTCTCAACAGCCCATCCAATCGCTTTTACAAGAGGATTCTTTTTAACTAAATCAACTATCCAATCTTTTGCTTTAACTGCTAAGTCCCACATAAAGTCAACTGGATATAGAACCAAATCTTTTATCGCTATAGCCTTTTCTTTAACATAACCAACTACAGAATCTATAGATTTCGAAATTGTTTTACTAGCAGATTCAACTATATCAAAAACTAAGTCTCCGAGCCATCCAGGTCCTTTATATTTTCCTCCTGAAATCCACTCACCAAACATTCCAAATAATTCACCAACAAGAGTTTTTTCCCCTCGAAAAGCTTGTATCATTTCATAAACACCAAACGCAGCTGCTCCTACTGCAGCTCCCATTGGTAACATTCTTAATAAAGCACCACCCGCTTTACCCAGTCCTTTTAGCCCCAACCCACCAAGGGCTTTTAAGTATCTTAGAGGATTTAACTTTGTCATAAGACTCTTTACCCAACCACCGATTGCTCCAACAGTCATCAGCAAGTAGTCAGATATACTTTTAGTTCCTTTTTTAAGTATGTCTATAATTTTAGCTGTATCCTCTTTAATTGTTGCTACTATCTTTGAGGTAGGTTTTGCGATACCTATTATTTGTTTAGTTTGGTCTTTTGAAAGCTTTCCAAAATATCTTGAAATAAATCTAGCTGCTTTTCCTGATATTTCGGAAATAATTATCTTAGTTTCTAACTCCTTTTTTTCTCCTTCTTTGACTCCCATTCCAGCTTTTGCTGCTGCAAAAGGAATCTTGTAGTCTTTATAAGTCTTATCTTCTTTTACTTTACCATGTTTTCCACCAAACAAAATTCTTTTTATGTTTTTTGGTCTTAAAGCTCCTAATCCTCCAACACCTCCAGCTTCCACTTCTCCAGCTCCAACCCCAGCGAAACCTAACATTGTTTCCCACGCTTTTTGAACTATGTCAGAAAAGAATCCACCACCCATTCCACCAACGGTAACTTTCTCTCTCTTCTTTTTAGCAGCTTTTTGACTAGGCGATTCCCAACCACCTTCTTCTGGAGCACCACCAAAACCAAGCATTCTTTTTATCTTATCAAACATTCCTTCTTCTTTTTTACCTGCCGGTTTCCACCAACGCTTGACTCCTCTAGCTCCAAGTCTTATTTTTTGAATTCCGGTTGCTTCCATCTTTTCTCTTGGTTCTCTAAATCGTTCCTGTTTTATATCAAGACCCATTCCAATAGCTTTTAGAGAAGAAAGTATGTGATCATATTTATGCATGAAGTCAGCATAAATCATTCCCAATGTAGTAGCAATATTTCCTAGAACGTTTGGACCTTTTGGAACTTTAGCTTTGTATTTGCTTTGAGTAGAGAATAACCACTTTAAAGGTTTAGCCATCCAATCGCTAATTTTTATAAATGTTTTGAACATAGGGATTTCTTTAAACATATCCCGTATCATGCCATATATTCCCCCCGGTTCTCCTTCCACATTCGGTTCAGAAATCGTTGTTAATTGTTCTCGAATTGCTCCTAACTCAGTCGTTACTGGTTTAATTGACCGTTTAAACATTAGGTTAAATTCTCTAAACAATTTTTGAGAAGGAACTACAACTTCTGCTGCATGCACTTGAGCTAGTCCTGTCTTTGCTACATATCCGCCTTTCTGTAGTTTTGGAATTCTTGTGTTTTCTCTAGCAGATTGACCAGCTCTAAACATTGACTTAAACTTAGATCCAACCACACTAGCGGCGTCACTAAGTTTATTTTTAATTGCGTCACTAAATTTTCTGAAAACACCAGTTTCCATGAATTTAGCGGCGAAGTATCCAAATATAGGAGTAGCTCGACTCAGCGCCATTGCGACGGTATTTGGCGCGCTGATATTTAATTCTCTTTGTAAAATGTTTTTATAATTTTGGAGTGTTTCTTTTGTGATGGAAGATATCTTGACAACGCCTCTTCCCATTATGTCAAACACGTATCCAACTCTATTTAAGATACCAGAAACCGACTTTTCTATTTCTCTAATTCCTTCAGTTCCAGCCATTCTTTCTACTTTAAGTCTTCTAGCTTTTTCTGTAATTCTTCTAATATCATTTCTAGCTCCGCCAAGTTCTTTTTGAAAGTCATCGTTATTTCTTTCTATAAAATTCGAAACAGCATTGATCCCTTTAGCTCGTTGGTTTCCTTCTGCCGTTGCTTCTCTTTCATTCTGACTCATCATTCGTCTAATGTCTCGGTCATTAGCCATTTTTTACTTTCCTTCTACAAATTTTCTTATTTTATTTTCTACTTTTTCCATATCTTTTAGCTCATTTTCCCAAATTACTAAAGTCTTATACCCAAACTTTGCAAATATTTTCTTTCTTTCTTCTGGATCTTCTCCTTGATGATAATAATTTCCAAAATGTTCAATCAGTAACTTCTTACCATTGATACAAGTAAAGTCAGGATTTTTACCATTAATTAAGAAACTAAAATCTCCTGTATATTTCCATTCGTTGGGGTAAAACTTATTTAGAACATTCAAAATTTTAACTTCACATTTGTTTGGTCTAAGGTCTCGTGCTTCTTTTTGTTTTTGTTGATATTCTGGATCTTTCCAGTTTTCTAGTTGTTTTTCTGCCATTCTTTTAACACCTTTATTATTCTCTTTAGTTCTTCCCTTCTTTTTTTCTGCTCCTTTTCTACGTCCTTCTTCAGTTACAAAACTAGCTGCATAAGTTGCTCCACCACTTTTCATTCGTTTCGATCGTTTTTTTATTTGTATTCTTTTACCTTCTTCGGTTACACAACTATTCATATAAGATGCATGACCATTTTTCATTCTTATTCTTGTTTGTGATCTTTCCTCTTCTGTTACATCTCGAAAGTTTTTTATACCTTTATTCCACGGGATTTTTCCGAACATATGATTATTCTCTCCTGTTATTTTTTCTGCCCCCTTTTTAACTCTCTCATCTGTTTCTTTTGTTAAATCTTTATTCCACGGAATTCTTCCTTTAAGATTTTCGCTATTTTTCTTTGAGACTTTTGGGCATTTCATAACATTTAAACTACAACACCATTTTTCGTTCTTGAATTGATATTTCGCTTCTTGACCACAACCATAATCACATAATTTCATTAATAAATTCTCCTTACGTTAAACTTTTCATCATCGTTATAAACTTATCTTTTAGAATCTTTTTTTCCACATGTAAAGCTATAACTTCCTCTGGTCTCCATAACTCTTGAAAACATACATTCCCATACGTCGGCACGTCCAAAGCGTCATACGTTCGGTACATCGGAGATAAAATATGCATGTACCCGTTATATAAAATGTCTTGCGCTTTTCCGCCATACACAGTTACAAGTTTAATGCATTGTTTCATATCTTCTACATTCTTGTCAAACTTATCCGGATCTTTTGAATACTTCTTTAGCGGTAACATAACTTTTGAATACTTGCTTATAACAGCTGCGATTGAAACCTCGGCCCCAAATTCGGTATGCATCTGAACAACTATCTTCCAAACCTCATCGTCAATTTTTTGTCCTTTCAGAATCTTAAAAATATCTTTGAAAAATAGAATGTAGTAGTCTTTGATATAGTCTTTGAAAATTGTTAAGAACTTATTTGGTTCTCTATCAGTACAGTAATGGACTAGTTCATGACTAGTAACTCTAGCAAGAACTTTATTTGGATATGATAAGAACCAGTTGATGTAGTTATCAAGAACTATAAAGATCTTTCTTTGATTTGGTTCGTAAAAAGCTGCAAATCCCGGTCCTTCTATTGACTGTAGTATTTTCTTTGTGATAAACTTTATTGCACTGCTTTCTTGCCAACATGGAACTATTGCTTGCTTTTTTCTAACAAGATTATCTATCTCTCGGATCACATCTGAAAAATAATCCGACTTCGCCAAAGCTTTTACAAATCTTTCTTGAATTCTTTCCGAAGTATAAAAAGGCACACCTTCAAGTTTCACAGCGATCCTTCCATTTTCCGGTAGTGCGAACAGTTCTTGAACTTGTTCCATGTATCGTTATCCTTTTTCTATTCCGATAAACTTTCCTAGTTCTTCCTCTTCCTCTTCGTCCTTTGGGAGCAGATCTATGGCTTTTCTAGATTCGATCTTGTATCCAGGAGCTGCTCTGCTTAGTTGAGTTGTGCCATCATAGAAAGAAAGAGTATTTAAAAACCCTTGGTTTGCAGATATGTTATCTTTTACGAACTGCATAATGTCTTCATTAGTTAGATTAGATCTTTGGTTGTCGTTCATTTTCATTACATCATTAAACATTGTGTCAGATAAGAACTTACTAGATTCTACCCCCATTGGTGGGTCATACTTGCGGACGTAAAATGCGCAAGCAGTTGCGAGAGACAAGTCATCTCTACAACCTACATCTCCTTCAACTTTTCCAGCTTTAGTAATTAATCCAATTAGTTCTAATGAAAGTCTTTTTGATTTAACTAATTCTGGGAATTCAGTAATATAGGAATATAACGAATCTATAATTAAAGGTCTAGTTTTAGAGTTATTCGATAGTCCGGCAACTACTTTATTATCACCTTTTTTCTCTTTGTACAGCATGTTTGATAAATCGGATCTATCAATCTCTTCACATACTTGGTTTCCATATCCTCCAGTATTTTCAACAACTAGAAGACCAGGATATTTAGTACAAGCTAACCTAACTACTTTACTAAACTCGGTAACAGCAAGTTTTCCTTCGTACTCCCAAACTTGTTCTAAAGTTACATAGTCCCAAACTGTAATTGCAGAATTGTCTACGCCGTGTTCTGCAGCGGTATCCACTCCAATCAAATAGTATCTTCCCTTCTCGGGCTTCTTAAACATCCACGATTCCCCACCAAATATCCTTACAATTTCTATTGGTTCAGATTTATCTCTTTGTAACTTCTCGCAAGTAATTTCATCAAAGAACGATCCTTTTGTAGGTAAAAAGATTAAATCTAGTTCTTGCTTGATCGACCTTTGGTCATTTGCAAACATTTCACATTGTGTTTTATACCAAGTAGGATCTCCCGCAAGTTCTGGAATTTGTTTCCAGTGAATTTCCATATATTTAAAAATATCATCACCGCTCATTGATCGTTGATATCTTTTATAAAACCACGCACCTAAACCAGTAGTTTTATTAGGAGTTGATAATATTAAAGTTCCATATGGAACATTTGCTTCTCTTGCGTGCTTTTGATTAGTTGATAAAGCTGGAACCATTCCAACCCATGCATCTTCAATGTGTGGAATGAACGCTGCTTCGTCAATTACTAAGAATGTTATTGCTTTACCACGGAGAGTTCTTTCTGGGTGGTTTGGGTTTACTGGAGTAGCATAACATTTGCACCCGTTGTCAAGAATAAATTGTTGTTCTGTTCTTTTCTTGAACTTTGGAGACAACCAAATAGGAAGTTTATCTATCATTGACATTATCGCTCTAGCAAAGTCAGTAGCTTCTTTTCCATCTTTGGAGATAATTCCGATAACTGCGTTCTTAAAGAAACAAACCAACCATCCAATATATGCTTGAACTACTGTAGAAATTCCAATTTGTCTAGATTTTAGAACTAACATGTTATGAATGGTGTGAATTAAGTTAATTAATTCAGCCTGTTTCTGATAAGGTTTTATCAGACGATCTCCCCCAACTAGTTCAAGTTTGATATACTTTCTGCAAAAATACTCGAATGAACTCTTACACTTAAAGTATTCTTGGAGCCTATACTGCCTTTCTTTTTCGTCAGTCATTTGTTGTATTACCCTCGCACCGTAAGATTCTCTATAGTTTGTTCTATTATTTAACTAAGTTCTCAACTATATATATCTCTTATTGAAGTATTTAATGCGAAGATTGGATACTAAAAAAGGAGGTAAGAAAGTGGCAAAGTTTTCAATCTCAAGAGTGAGTGAAAGTCAGTCGTTGCTTCAAGTCACGATGTCTTTCATGATTCAATCTAACATGGAGTCCCTTTTAAAAAAGTCTCCAATTGTTTCCAAACTATCAAAAGTTTTAACTTCAGATGGAATCCTAACTGGTCCGATATCTTCCAATATCAAGAAAGTCGAACCACTGGATATTAAGATTCCAAACGAGAGAAGAAATCCGATGGCTCCAAGAAGTAAAGGTCGTAGTTTGAGAAAAGACTTTGATAACATGTTTGGAGAGGACTTGTAGAAAGAATTTCGACAAAAAAATTTACTTGGGAATTTTAATATCCAAGTAAATTTTTTTGCTAAATTGTATTATTGCTGCGGAATAAGTCTAGTTTGCAAGTTGGAAACCACTCTCCAGCTTTTGTAAAAATGATATCACTGTTTTTGAGAATATATTTTCCCGCTAGATTTGTATACTGAAGATTCTTCGTTAACAATTTTACTGGTTCACCTACATTTAGAAGATTTAAGATTTTCAAGTTCTTTTCTATCTCAACTGAAATAGTAGTTATGTTGGATAGGTATTTTGATAACCTTGAATTTATAAAAGTTTCATTCTCTTGATATCCAAGATGATCTGTGTAATACTTGGTTCGGTCTGTTATTGGATCAGTAGATACTTTATCATACTTATAAACTACTCCATAATCAGAAGTAACTTCATCTAGATCTTTATTAATTATATTATATAATGCATCTTTTGGTTTAACTAAGTGCTTTGTTTGTTTTGCTAAAAAAGAAAACTTTGTATTTCCAGAGAAGTCACTTTTTATCGGGGCGTATGTGTAGAAATTTTTTCCTTCTTCACATCGTTTAAAAATTTCATCCATTTCCTCTTTTGTAATATCTAAAGGAACTTGAAAAATTCCAAAAGTCTGATCTTTGTTTATTTCTTTTGATAGATTGTGTACACGAAACTCATTACTTAAGTTACAGTGTACTTCTAACATTCCATCAAAAATTCCAAATGTTTCATCTAAATACAGAATTGCTTTGTATAAAGTGGTTGGAGGAATAACTACTTGATCTATCGTTTCTGTATTTGCACCAGTATTTGTAAAATTCAAAGTAGCATCTGTTTTTCCAGTTAGTGCTTGAACTATATCTTTTACTGTTTGACCAATAAAAACATCGTTGACTAAAGTAGTAATGGTTTTGAATGGTTTTCTTGGAACAGTAATTATTCTAAACAGAGATCTATCTCTTTGAGAAGTAGCTGAAATTCGAACTTGTGGAGCAGCGGCATAACTGGTTTTAAGATACATCAAATCTAAATCTATTCGTTCTAAAGTTGCTTTCTCGGTTCCTCTTCCTTCTAGTTTAATACTTAGTTTTAGAGGATCTTTTGAAAAAACATTTTCTTTGAGAACTTGTTCTGGATCAATTAGAATATCTAAAGTGATTATCTGGTAAGGCGCAAATATTGAAGATGTAATTCTCACAGAAAGTAATTCTGGCGTATAATCATAATCCTTGATGATTAATTGCAGATCGTACCCTCTAGCGAGTACGTAACTTCTTGGGTCTTTTACTTGATCAGCCATTACTTTGTTTCCTCAAACAATCTAAAAAGTTGTTCTTTTGTTATCCAACTTTTGTTTTTCTTTTTATCATTTTCATCCCAAGGAATAAGTTGAAGATTACATTTGTGACCGATTATGTATGGAGGAATATTACTTAAAAATCCGTCCTTAATACTAAAGGTATGATCTGCTTGAAAAGAATCTTTTACTCCACACCGGCCGGTTTTAGACAACTCTTCTGCCGAGAATTTGTCTTTTATTGATTTTTGTGTAAAGAAATAAACTTTTCTACGATATAAGTTAAAAAGTGATATTTTTTCATCTGGAAGCCATGTCCCATTTTTTATTTTTGTTTCTCTCCCTTTCCTAATTACTTTTTCCTTTATCTCTGGGACAAGCATATTATGTGAAACACCATAATTTTTTAAGAAAGTTTTTACTTGTTTTTCTGTTATAAATTTGATTTCTTCTTCTGTCTTGTTCTTTTTGGTTTGTTTTATTTTTTCAGAAATCCAAGGAACTTGACTTATATTTTTTACACCGTATTTTTCTAAAGTTTTTTGAATGTATATTTTTGTAGTCCCATATTTCTTTAAAATGGATTCTTTTCTTTTCTTAAAGATTTCTTTCTTTTCTTCTTCTGATTTTCTTTTCCATTTTTCTCTTACTTTGGTTCTCCAGTTTTCTTTTTCTTTCTCATTTCTGGATAGTAACGTTTCGCTGCATTTTCCTCTGTTGTTGTAAAACTCATTTCCATACTTTTCTAAACATGTATTTCTAGCTTTTTCTCTGTTTGTTTTACTCACTTCTTCTTTGCCTCAGATTCCATTTTCTTTAATAAATCATAATAATTCCCTATTTCAGCAAGGTGGTCCTTTGCAATTTCTTTCGCTAGTTCTGGATCATCCGTATGCTCTTTTTCTACTTCGACTCCCATATTCAACTGCTCAGCATCAAACTGCTCATCTCCAATATCTCTATGTCTTCCAACTTGAAGAAGATTTGAGAGAAGACCATACGCAATAGTTTCAAGTCTATCAACTGGCATTCCAATTTTATCTGAAAATTCATGCACGTCTTTATCGCTTGGTTCTGGGTGTTCTATAAAGAAATTCTTTACAATTTCAATCGTATGGGGATCTTCTAGAGTCTGTTCTACAACTCTATATCTTCGTAATTGTTTTTTTAACTGTTCAAAATAATACATATCTTCCATAACGTTCCCTCCATTATAATTTGTTCCCAAAAATGTACAAGAAAAGTGGGGGGTCATCCCCACCCACTTTTTAGAAGGTTGATCCTCGGAGAGCTCTAATCATGCGCGTTGGTACAACTAACAATCTTTCTGCTATGTCATCCAACATCAGCTTTGCGTTCAAGTTTCCCTCCTTTGAGCTGAATTTTGCAATGGCTAAAAACAGATTCCAGTTTGTTATTTGGCTTCCTGCGCAGAGCTCGGAAAGAAAGGCAGATATACTATTCCGTCTATTCTTACCGGCTTTTTCTTCTATCATCGCAAGGGACTTTAAGATTTCTTCATCAGTAAGTATTTTAGAACTTGTCTCCGAAATTATGTCGACAATATTCTCATTGAAGATCTCAAAGAACGATCCGATGACACCACTTAAAACTGTTTTACTTTTTGATGTGTGAATCTGATGGTAGGAACCCATCTTTTGTTTAAAGGTTACACGATACTCCCCCATTATGGAGAATCCAAAAGATACTCTTGCAACACCTGTGCCATCATAGCTATTTTGCACAGTCAATTGTGGGACAACATCTCCGTCTCTTGGGGTAGTAACAACGTTTTCAATTTCAATTTCATGCCAAAAATGAGTAAACCGAGGAGCGTTTAAAAAAGTTCTTTCTCTTAAAATTGGTTTTCCAGTTCCAACAATTGACTCTTTGATCATGCATACTACAATGTCATTACCAATGAACTTATAATCTTCTGATACAAATCCACCCATTCTTCCGAACGTTTGAGAAGTTGGTGAAGCAAAAACAGTGAAGTAGGGGATGGCTGTAAACTTGTCTGCGTCTTCAATGTATGACCCAATGTATCGAACTGCGCCATACTTGTCCTCATACAAAAAGGTTCTGTTGTTGATTTTCTTTAATCCATCTCTCACAGCTCGTTGTTCAAATGTTTCCATTCTTCCTCCGTTAATCATTGTTGTTGCTTCCGGAATCTGAACTTCCACTACTGGAATCAGATTCTAGGATTGATTCTTGTTCATGTAGATCACATGACTCACACTTCTTGTCGCAGTCATCAAAAGATCCACTTGCACCACCTCCGCCGCTTTCTCCACCTTTTCCAGAGAAAGCCTCTTCTGCTAAAAGATCTCCTGCGTTCGGTGGAACTTCATGAAGCATCTCCATCATTGAGAACATTAGTAAAAGAGATGATTCATTTAAAGACTCAATTCTTTCAACTTCTTGAATCTTCGCTCTTACCAACTGGGGATGCATTACTCGGAGATGCGCCCGAAAGTCTTTCATAAAAATTTCCTTCTTACAAAATCTACACTTTACCTTTCTGTCCATTCCATAACTCCTTTGAATGATTTTGGTGTAACTTAAAATACATGCTTAGAAGATTTTCACAATCTTTGGAACAGTTTATTATTATAATACAATCTTTACAAATCTCTTTTTTTGCTACTTTCCATATGATTACTTCTTGTGTTAAGTCTATCAACCGAACGTTTGTAAGATCTCCCTGGTATTTGTGTTCAAATTTCCAAGAACAACGTTTGTCAACTTTTTCAACATGTGCTATATTCTCCTTGAAGAATTTGAAAAGAATCTTCCGGAAACCCAGTTGCTCCTTAGATGTCTTAGTAAGGGCTTCAGATATCTTTAAAGCAGTTTCATCTTTTATGGAAGGTAATTTTTCTTTACTCGATTTCATGAACTCGACCTCCCATCGCCTTTACCCACGAAACCTGATCAGGAGTAGCCTCTTGAATGTAGGAACTCATAATAGTTCCAAACAATCTTAAAGCGTAAGTCTTTGCAAATTGTTTGGAACTAGATCTCACAATGGAACAATTTCCTCCATCCAGGGTCACATAATAGTCCTTCTTCCTGAGTAATGATAATTCTTCTTTCATTATCTATGTTTCTCCTTTTCTTTAATTAGTCCGGCTTGCTTCAAAACTATTGTTCCTACCTTGGACATCATACCTTTGGGAAAGTAATTGCTCATGAACCGCATTGTTTGGTTTTTGTCCTTTGTTACATCAAATCCCTCAGCCTTTGCTTTAACCCAAACTTCGTTAACATTCTTTACTAGAAGCATGTGCTCATTCGCCCAATCCCAAATCTTTTTGATCTTTAGTCGAGACTTATTTATTATGTCTTGAGCAAACTCTTCCAGAAGAAGGGTTTCTAAATCATCAACAGTTGGATCTTCTTTGTCCTCAAAAACATTCAAGGCAGTATTTTTTAGAATCAGGATCGGAATAGAACCAGAAGCAGCCCAGTGAATCTTCTCAATCTCTTCTGGTTTACATTTGAACATTCTCCAAGAAGGTTCTCCAACATGGGCATATAAAACCATTCCTTCGACAAATAGATCTTCATTATTTATTGCTGACATAACTTCACGCAATTGGTTATATCCTTCTGTAAGTTTTTCCCTTGTAGGATTAACCATTTCTCCACCCTTTGTTGGAAGTTTTGCTCCATCTATAAGATTAACAAGATTTGGAGGTTTAATTGCTCCGTCTTTTCTTCTGACGCCAAACAAGAAGTTTACTTCTAGCGGAACTTGATACTTGATGGTTATTGGATTTCTGGAACCAAATAGTTCAAAAGAAAGATTGAAGTCTGGATTTGCTTTAATCAATTCTTTAATCCACTTGTTCTCACTCATATATTCTATCCACATGGACTTAAAGGAGACCAAAGTTGAGTCTTTAACAATTTGAGTCAACCTTGTTTTGTATGTAATGAATTCTTGTTCTTTGTAAGAATATCTATATTCGAGAATGTTAGTTCCGTCAAGTTTATCCCAGACTCTTACTTCCTGAATATCTGGCCAGTTATAAGTTCCTTGCTTATCAAATGGATAGTGAAGCTTTGGTGTTCCAAATATTACTTGCTCACAAGGTTCATCGTTGACTTGAAAAATAACCAAAGCTCCATATCTATGGTCTGGCTTTACGCACATAAATCCAGACAGTTTGTTGTTATTGTTGAATGAATCCTCAGATTCGAATGGACTAATTTCTTTTGTATCAAGTATTTCAATCGCTCTTTCTTTCATTATAAAACCCCTATAACAACTCGTTTAATTTTTCGATCATATTATCTTTTATCTTCTGAAACAACCTAGATCTTTTAGTTGGTTTGGGTTCAGGTATAGAAACATTAGTAACTGGAGGCGAATACTGTGGAATACTAATACTCGGTGGATGAATTATAGGAACTCCGTGTTGTATAGACGGTGGAGGACTAGGTCCAGACTGGAAAATATAAGATGAAAATCCACTAGTACCCTGATATCCGCTTACACCAGTATGTCCAGAAACGCCCTGATATCCGCTTACACCAGTATGTCCAGAAACGCCCTGATATCCGCTTACTCCAAAGATACCATACATTGGTTTATAATCTTTAGATCCAGTTATATTTGAAACCCAGTCTGTCTTTCCTTTTCCCCAACAACGCGGACACATTATGTCTGAGTCACCTACAGAAATTATTCCTTCTCCCTTGCACTTACTACACTGAACTAGAGCTTCCTCCGGACATTGCTGGTCCTGATTCGACATTATCATTGCTAAATCCCTTTGATCCTCCCACTACGTTTTGGATCCAGTCGACATATCCACGGCCTCTACACCTCACACATGTTCCAGATGTATGATTTCTTTTGTGAATTCGAAGAAACCAATATCTACTAGATTTTGGAGTCCAACCATTTCCGTTACAAGTTTTACATATAATGTTACCTTGTTTTTTGATTCTTCTTTTGATTAAAAAATCTCTGAAATATGATTCTACGATTTCAAGAGTAATTTCACATATGATTCCAAGTGAAATAATTAGTATTGTTTTGAATGGAATTGTAAGGGAAATAAACTTTCCATTCAAATCAAAATTAACACTCATACCAATTATCAAAGCGACTAGTCCCCATCTTATAACTGCGGTGGTAATTCTTTCTCTTCTTGAAGGTATTCGGAAAGGTCTCATGTTGGCCCATTCAATTGGCATATTTTTCTCCTAATAAAAATTATTTATCTTTTCAATTAGAAATATATATATAGAATTTACAATCCATACCTTACGAACTTAAAATCTTCTTTTAAAATTTCTACCATCTGGTCATAGTCGCCAAATTTATAGAAATCTTTTACAACTGGATCCTTGATTCCACCGTATGACAACATATAGTCTGCGTCAAGAACAGTTTCAATTACTTCGTCTTTTTTCATGACTACTTTGTTAATATTTTTTCCCTCTGCTTCAGCAGTACATTGAAGACAATCATACGCAATTGTTTGCCACGTTGCTTGTGCTGCTCTTTGAAATTCTTTTATTTGTTTTGGTGTAAGATTAAACCTTTTTCTTTCTTTCATTTTTCTCCTTTATACTTTTTAAGTCTTTAAGAGTTTCTTCAACAACAGTAATAATTTTACTTGGTCTAGTTTTTATAACTCTTCCTTTGACTTTACATTCTTTGACTTGATCCCAAAGGTGACTTCCAATAATACCAAGATCTTTCGCAGTTCCTTTTGCAACTTCTTTATACTTTCCTTTTTTAATCCGTAAACTTACAGTCCATACGTTTTCAGCGTTAATATTCCAGTCACCTTTTTCCAAAAACGCGCAGTATCCATTTCTCATTTTTCGTTTACCTTTTCGAATGGACCAGTATGGACAATTACCTTTGTCACTATAACAATAGGATCCGCGGGGTATCAGTCTCTTATCTTTTTTCATTTTTTGATTTCCTTTTATAAATACCTGTAGCGGTATTTTCTCATAAATTTTCTGCCGTTTCCAGAGTTTTTAAACCTATAGTTTTTTGTTAGTGAGTGACAGTTTGGACAAACTAGTTCTAAATTTTCAGGACGATTGTGTTTCCAGATTCCATCTTTGTGATGTAACTCAATAGGAATTGTTTTATAATATGGATTTTCTTTATTCCATCCACATTTCATACATTTGTTTCCATAAGTTTCAATAAAGTATCGTTTTATATGACTAGACGCTCCACCCTTCTTAGTTCCAGTTATCTTACCTTCAAACCACTGTTTAATAAAAACTTTGTATTTATAATCGTTAAAACAGTGAAGATTACAAAATTTCTTTTTACATGAGAGTTGTTTTCCACAAGATAAACAGTTTAAGAACTTTCTTTTTATTACGCCAGAACCGCCCAACGATTTACTTATTTTTACTCTAGTTTCTCTTTTATGTTTTCTTCCTGGTGTATTGAATTTTGCAGCGCAAATTCTACTGCAGAACTTTGGATTTTTTGTTTCTTTTTTGCATAACAAACATTTTCTGGTAGAGGTGCTTGGGCTCGAACCAAGAACCTGTTTCTTATAAGGAAACTGCTCTACCACCGTTGAGCTACACCTCCTCATTTTAGATCTCCCTTCTAATAGTCTTTAACCAAGGTTGTTTACATCTACGGCAAGTTTTTTGTTTGGAAGAACAACAGCTCTCATGTCATCTACGAATAATGTTCCGTGAACAATTTGTGCTATTTTTATTGTTTTTCTTTTTAGCTTCCTAAGATCTTCAAACTTTATATCTATTCCATCTAGACTTTGCCAAAAGTATTTTAATAGTTCTCCTTTTGACACTCCATATTCTCCTTCTGCATCAAAATATGGATCGTCCTCAAATATCCAATTTATAACTTTCGTTCCATTTTTGACGATAGCAAGAGATTTGTAACATGGCTCAGAACAAATAGATTTTATTATACAGTTGTTACATATTTTAAGGTATTTCATCTTCCGGAATCTCCTTCTGAAATATCTCTTCTATCCAAATGATTTTCCCCTCTCCTTGACATCTTGGACAATCACATCCTTCACAGCCAACACAACCCAAAGCCTCGGTTTTTGGCCTTAACTTTCCAGTACCTTTGCACATAGGGCAATCAATCATTCCTTCTTGTTTTTCAGTCATAAAAATCTCCAATCCATATAATCACTCGGTTCTTCAATTCTAACATTAAAAAAATTTCTATCGTAATATAGTTTTAATGTTTTTGGAATTATCATTGATTTTTTAACTCCAACTACTTTTTCAACCCAGTCAATTTCTTGATGTCCACGACATTGTTTGCATAATATAATTTCTAAATCCACTTCATTAAGAATCCTAAATCCTCGTCCATTACATCTATTACACTTTTCCTTTATTCTCAATTTCTTCATCGGTTCCTCGATTAGAAAGTATATCATAATCTCTCTTGGTTACAAAATATCTCCTAGCACTTTTGTATGCTATAATCTTTTTGGGATATAACTTTCCGTGTTTGATCACAGCGATATATACTTCTACTTCTTTGTAAGATTTCAAATTACTTTCTTCTGTCTCGGTATTGAAATCACTTGCTAACCAGAAAAGTTTTTCTAACTCAGCAGCGGGATAACCCAGTTTAACTTCCATGCTGGCTATCCCAGACCACCAACTATTCGCCTCTCTTTCCAGAACGTCATGTCCTCTTTCAATTGTAGAAATTAAGATTTTCATTTTCATCCATCTTTCTTAACAAAGGTTTTTCCTTCTTTTACATAGTACTGACCTAGTCCCATACCAAGTCCGACACCATGAGTCTTAAAACATTTTTTACATAATATTCCCCACCGCCACCACTTTCTACACGGATCCATTTTGGTTTTAGCGTCGTAGAATTGATGCAAATCTTTTCTACCACATTCGTTGCATTTTGGGTCACTTCCTGACCATATTTTTGGCATTCTTTATTTCCTTCTTTCACACTTTATAGCCTCTCGTAAAACTTGTAATCCATATGGAAATCTCTCTTTATCGTTAATATCTAAAAGAATTGTTCTGTCCAGATTACCTATTACTGGAAAAGTTTTTCCTACTAAATCCTTAAAGTCCAAGCTTATATACTTTTCATTAACTATGGTTGCTTGTTTCATAGAGGTTCTTCTCCAGGATATTTCTTGAACATTTTTTTGTTTTGATTTCTTTTAGTTGGGATTGCATCTTCTGGATATACCTCGTCTCGATAGTAATTGTCAAAAACTGCCTCTAGTTTATCAATAGCTTTAAGTATTCTATTATAATCAGATTTTTTATTAGTTTCACACTTTCTATGAAATTTCGCGAACTTACAAATTTTGCAATCTCCATCAGTGTCAATGCAAAAGTAGCACGTATCTCCGTATAATGGAAATATTTCATGCGCTAATTTTAAAAGAAGATCTTTTTTATGTTCCATTACTGACTCTACTGTTTTGCATTCTGAAATTTGTTCAATGTAAAAATCGAAAGTATTTTGCGCACACTCTTTACAATATTCAAGACCTCTTACCATTTGCTTAAGAACGTTTTTCTTTACTTCCATTTCTTCTCCTTTTGCGGAAGCGGGGAAGGGACTCGAACCCTCGACTTCGTGGTTATGAGCCACGCGTTCTACCTCTGAACTACCCCGCACATTTTTATTTCCTCTTCGCTAATTTTTTCTGACACACTTTACAATTGTCTGGACTATTGTCATTACCCTCTTCTAAATCTGGATTTCCAATAATCATCCACTTTTCACAGAGAGATATTTTCTTAACAAAGTAATGCCACTTTCTCGTATTAACTAACCAAGTCCATCCTTCTCTTACATTATTAGGCATGGGATATAAACAACCTCCTGCTGCGGTTTTTCTATGTTTAAATCTAGTTAGTATTTTGATATGCTTTGCTAGAAGTTTCAAATGATTGTTAAAGAAGGGACAGTTCATTCGTTTATTACAAATCATACCAACAATACAAGTCTTACATGGTTTAGTTGGATATTTTGAAGTTTTCATTTTTTCTTCTTTTTTGACTTAAGTATCTTCATCTCGTTATAGTTTTTTTCGTCTCTGATTTTTCTTTCTTCATGCATCTTATCGATTTCTTTTTGATGTTGTCTTTCTTTGAAGATTTTGTTATCTAACATTTTATCTCGCTCGTCTTCTGTAAAGTCATCAGAAAGAAACAATTGTACAAAATAAGAAAGTTCTTTTGAATCTTGCGGTAACTCTGGAAATATGTTCGCGCCACATTTTTTACATTTATATTTTATGTTTAGAACTGCGTATGAACTACAGGCACAATCGCCCTCCAACTCGGCGTCGATGTTAACTTCTATATCTCCATCGCATTCAACCATGTCTGGTTCTGGAGTAAACCTACCTAGTGATATATAGTACCTCGGATAAATCTTTACTGCTTTTTGATAGGGCGCTCCAGATCCTTTTTTTCTGGCGGGAATAAATTTTACAAATGATTTACATTTCATATTACTTCCTCTTTTTCTTCTTGTCTTCTATAATTCCCCCATCTTTGATTTTTACGACTCTATCTTCCTTTAAAACTAAATGATCTTTTTTAACTTTGACACTATTAATAAAACAAGCTTCATCCCAACCTGAAGATAGATCTGTTCCTCTATAACGATCTTCGGATGTTTTTCCGCAAGCTAAACATACCCAGATAGTTTTCATAAAACTTTCTCCTTTTATTTTAATATGTTACTAGCGTATATTAGAAACAAGGTCGCGAATATGCCAACTATTTGAAAAAAAGCTTTTATATTATTTTTAACATTCTTTTTTCTTTCTAACTTAAAATAGAACTTAGTATAATCATTACAATCCTTACTACAAATCTTTTGAATTAAGCAAGTATTACAAGGATTTATTATCATAAGACTTTTTCCTCTTTAATTGTAAAGTAATAAGGACCGGAGTCCCACTCAAGTATTTTTATCCCGTTCCATTTATCTGCTTTTCGTTTAGCGTACTTCTCGGCGTATGTTTTGGCTTTGTCTCTATCGCTAAATAGTTTAACCCACATAAAGTCAGTATGTTCGGAACCCATAGGACCGCCGAGAGAACCAGCGTTTTCACAGATTAGTAGATAGATTTTGTTCATTTCTTTCACCATGTTAAAGATTGTTCTTTCCGTTCTAATTTTCTTCCTAAGAAGAAGTTTGTAAATTCTAACATTGGATGCATTTTTATGAAGTTAATTTCATAATTCCATTCATCTGTAATTAATTGTTTATTCTTTGATGTTCCTTTTGGTGTTCCTGGGGGTGTTGGTTTTCCTCTAACTCTTTTATATTCCTCTTCTGTTAACCAACCAAATAATTCAATTACTTTGTAGTCATCATAACATCCACCAAAAATCCAATAGTTTGGTTTCTGATCATATCCCCTTAGAGGTATTAAAATACTCCAATCTAACTGCTGGGAATAATAACCTCTTACTTTTTTCGAAAGAATATTTTTAGTTTTAACTTCAGTTTTAAATCCTTGAGTTATTACATCACAATCGTAATCCACTCGATCTTCGATAAAATCACAATGTCTAATTCCCATCTTTCTTACCCAGTCTTCGAATCCAGTACATACATATGCATGTCTTTTGCTTTCACCAACTGGATCTTTTAAACCTTCTTTATTGAGAATGTTTTTTTGATACCGTCTTTCCGATATTTCTTGAATTTCTTTTGTAGTTGGGAAACGAATCATTTGGTTCACGGATTGTATGTAGGACACCTATTCTCCTTTCAAAGTTGTTAAAACGTCTGAATTCTATCCGCAGGCTCTAAAATCGAAGTCTTCAAACTTCCCGCTTCAGTTGCTTTTTTAACCCAGTCTAGATCCCGAACTTTTGCTTTTAACTCTGAGACATCATTTTCCAATTTATCAGTTGTGTCTTCTAAGTCGGTTGTTCTTGAATCTAGATCTTCTTCAACCGTTTCTCTATCATCTGCCGATCCTTCTAGTTTATCTACTTTTTCCTTGATCTCGTCTCCGTTACATTCCAGTTTATCTGTTTTTGATTCTAGATCATCTAGTCTGGAATCAAGGCTTTGAGTTGTTGTCTCAAGTTCTTCTACTTTACTTTCAGCATCGTCTAATCCAGATTCCAGATCATCTAATCTGGTTTCTGAGTTTTCCGATGTTGGTTGAACTTCATCTAAGGTTGACTCTAAGTCACTTACTTTTGACTCAGCATCATCTACTCTAGATTCCATATCTTCAATTCTTTTTTCCAAAGTGTCGATTCTTTGGAATAGTTCTGTTTTTTCTTCGTCTGTCATTGTTTCTCCTCAATCTTCTTGACCAGCTCTTCTGCTGTCAGCATATTTTACTGTTCCATGTTTTAAAGAAACTCGATATCCTCTCCATCTTAGTTCTTCAGCTACTTTTCTTGTGAAGTTTGGGGATAGACTTGTTTCAATTGGCGCAATAAGTTTCTTTAATTTTCTTGATTTCATTCTAGGAATACTTTGTTCTAAATTGTTCATTGTTTCTCCTTCTTCGGATACAGTATGGTTACCCAGTCGGAATATGCTTTGTTGAATCCAACCAGGTAACCGTACCAGTACCCGAATAGTGCGATTACAAGTAGTAGGATAGGTAGCATATCAATTATTTTCTTGCTCTTCGAATATCAGTAAGAGAAAGCCCATCTAATTCAGTAAGATTTAATCTTTTGTTTATGTTAATTAAAGGTTCAATATTTGGATAATATGCAGCATTTTTTATCAACTGCTCAAGGAAGAACTTAGACTTGATTGGATCTGAAAGTCTAAAATTATCGACTGCGTCTTGAGTTCTTTGGTCTAAGTTTCCTTCTTTATTAGAGTCTCTAAATTCTCTATAAGTAGTTTCTAAAAATTCTTGTCTAAGTTTTTGAATATCCAGTCGAGGTGTTAAAAGGTCCTCTAAAAACTGACTAATTCTTTCCAGCTCTTTCTCTATTTTTTCACTCATTCTTCTTTCCTTTCATTTTAAGAATCCAAACTTATAAACTCCCTCTCTTAATCGTTCACTAAACTTTTTATATAACTCATTAAACGTTTTTAACTCTTCTGGATAAATCTTCTTTAACATTGGTTTTAACTGAGCCCATCCAGAATCCCACGCATTTAGGTGACACTCTTTATATTCTTCATGAAATGTTTGTCTTACAGACATAGACTTTCTAATTAACTCTTTTGCGTATTCTAAAATTCTTTTTGCGTCATCTGAAATATGAACTGTTTCTAGAAGTTTATATACATACCTATCTTCTGGGAATTGTTTGGAATCTTGATACATTTCATTAAATCCGCATTTATTCGCTAATTCTGACATCTCTTTGTTTGACATAAAAAAGAACTGGTTAAAGACTTTCCATAAATTATTTCTGTATGAAATATTTCTTAAACTAGATTGTTGGCTAGCACTTTCAAAAAGAGAGTAAATTATACAATCTAAATTCCATTGTTGATAATCTTTGTGATTGACATTTGGTTTTAAATATTCGTCATTAGAATTCGACCAGTTATAGTAGAATGTTGATAACTTTCTTGCTGAGAATGCCGCTACAGTTTTTAGAAAATTTTCTTCGGTAATTGGGAATCCATTATATTCAACTGAGCCGGTTGCTGTAAGCATTGAAACTCGTAAAATACTTTCATACATTACATTCCCTGAATAATATAAAAATCCCAACTGATTTGGAAGACTTTTTCCTTTTCTTCCATCATCTGAAATAACTAAAGCACTTTTTAATCTTAAACCATCAGAAAACTTAAGACCTTTTATTTCTTCTCTAACCCAGTCAGCACAATTTTCTAGGGCATCAACATTGTATAAGATTTTCTTTCCTACGGTTTCTATTTCTCCAAATTTTGAAACGTCTTTTAGTTCAACCTCAAAAACGTTTTTTTCTTCACTATTTCCTGATTCCCATACTGAAAACATTAATCCCCAATTTCCAGACACGTCGGCAAAATGGGAAGCATTGAATACCATTCCCCCTAAAAATTTAAACTTACTTAAAAACTTACTTCTAAAATCTTTAAATGATCTGGTTGTTAGAAACGACGTTGGAGAAAAGAAAGCTATTTTTATATTTTCATTTTTGTACTGTTCTGGTAACTGTAGAATTCTGTATAAGAATTGAGCATATAGTTGAGAAGATGGAAGACCAAGTTTTTCTCTTAACATGCATTCATTTATTTTGTTTCTTGATATTCCAGATCTAGATTTTTTACTAATATTTTTACTTTTTAGCTCTCCGGCGGTTCCATACGGCGGATTCATTATTACTATAACAGATTTATTATCTTCTAAATTTTTAACTAAACTTCCTGCAAATTTTCTCAACTTTTCTTCTTCAAATGTTGGTCTACCTTGATCCCAAACATCATCGTTTAAAAAGTCGTATTGAAAAGCTGGGGTTTTTTTATAATATCCCATATCATTAATTGTATCTACATCTCCATGCTCAAGAGTACATAGAAATAAATTTTCAATTGGATAATCTTTAGAAAGATTTGCTGTTCCGCATCCAGGATAAAACCAAGTAAGATCGGTATAACAAGTTGATCCAAAAATTTTTGAAATCATTTTATGAATTTCATCTGCCCAGATCTTAGGTGTAAAGAAAGCTCCAGTTCGACGTCTATACAACTCTTCTAAAACTCTATCTTTACAAGAAGTTAGAATTCTCAACTCTTCAGATGTATAATCTTGTTTGAACTGAGAAAAGAAAGAAACAAACAGATTTGCGTTTACTTTAAATGAATCTCCTCTACAGATTAATGTATTCGCCTTTTTTGGATGCAAGAATACATTATCTTTATCTGTTAAACAACTAAAGAAAATATCAACCAATCTACTTATTCTTTTATTTTCTTTAATCTCAGTTGGTGCTTTTCTTTCTGTAATAACGTTATCCTTAAAGTATGTGAAAATTGGGACAATATTAGTTGGGCTAATACTAATAGAAAACGTTTCACCAGAATAGATTGCTTTCATTTTTTCTACCACCTGAGAGAAATCAAAATTTTTATCAATATCATAAATAAATGGTTGAATTTCAATGTCCGTAGAAAGTTCTTTTACTAGATCTGGATACTTACCTGGAGCTTTTGATGGTGCTATGTTCCAATCTAAGTTTCTAGACAAATACTTAAAAATGGACTTGACTGAATTACAAAAACAACCGAACATATCACCTGCAAAAACTGAAGATGGAAATCCAGTACCTTTCTCTTCTAGTTTCTTTAAGTAAAACAGAAGTTGAACAAGAATTTCTGCTTGGTTGATTTTTTCTTTTAAGTTAAATTTGTGTTTAAATTCCATTAAAAATACATAAGGCTCGGATTCGAGAAGTCCATCAACTTTATTTGGGGATGATATTGTTGATGGAAAGTAATGACTAAATGCTTGTCTATAAGCATTTTCTACATCTTTTTCACTCTTAGCTATTGACAAAGACTTAGCTAAATTTTTGTTCATACTTTTCTTTGTCATTTCTCCTCCTTTGTGGTAAGATTATTTCTTATCAAATGAATTCCTTGACTATACTCTTCGCAAATCCCTCAAAGTAAAACTTCCAATAATGGTCACGATCTATATCGCCAGCATCCATCACTCTCGCCATCGTCTTAGAGATCCTCGTGGGTCCATATCCTTTTAACATCACAGATCCTTCTTTGTCATCCTCCGGTACATAGTACAATAGAGAATTTTTAGAAGTAAAAACCTCTTCTCGGATCTTCTGTAATGACTCAAATACCGCCCACTTACTCAGAAAGTTTATTTTAAGAATTTTGGCAAAAATTTCATCAATCATTTCATACCTTTGGGGTACCCCTTTTATGGAGATCTCACTGTTCTGGTAAAGTGCCAAGAACTTATCTCGGTTAAAGGACGACAGAAAAGTTTGAATGATTCCCCGCAGTTCCAAAGGTAAAAATTCGTCAGTTCCAACCATCGGTTTCGACACGATTATACCATCATACTGTCTTAAGATCACCGACGATTCATCAATATTATTTCTCGTCAGATACTCGTTTATTGTTGATTCCGTTATTGTCCTCAGCATGGATGTTAGATTTGGATTGTCTCGCATTAGTAGCCCGATTCGAATATTTCTTTGCTCTTTATTATTCGGGTCAAGACCAGATAAGTCTACTCCAAGTCCTTTTAGAATATTGTAGTGACAAGATGATACGTCGTATAGAAATAAATCTCTTAAGAAAAGTTTCTCACTATTTATTTTCATTTCGGTTTTGGATCCAGTGTTCTTGCAAATTCTGGTGTATGACCATACCAATTTTCTCGACGACTTACTGCTACATCAAAGGATTTTAAGCAACCCGTTAAAAATTGAGCAAGAATAAAATCTGGAGTGTCTGATCCATTTTCCTTGCTATATCTATTAATTAAAAACTCCAGTTCCTTTTTAAACGTTACTTTCATTTTTCTTGTCCTCTATTCGTCTCAAAAGTTTCCTACGTTTTTGTTCCATCACAATTCCATCTGTTCCAAAAATATTACCTTCTGTGATTAATTTTCGAACTAGTTCTGTTAGTTGTCCTAGAAATGGAAGATCACAACCAGCAGGTCGAGAACCGGTAATTCTACTTACCCAGTCTATCTTTCCTGTTCCTTTACATTTTGGGCATAGAAGGTAGTAGTATTCTTTCTTTTCTTTCTCTTTTTTTCTGCTGTCCCAACCTAGTACAGTCATTCGTCCAGGACCACATCCTTCCCCAGAACATAGATTACATTCTTCAGTATTGATTTTCATATGGTTCACCAAATGCCCAGTCATTTCCTGTACTCATAATGAAAAAACCATACCCAGTTTCCTTTTCCCACCTTTTAACTAATGTTGTCATAAACGGAACTTCTCTTGGATCAAAAGATCTGGTAACTTTCTTTACCCAATCTATTTCACCAAAACCACAGCAACTCTTACATCTATAGATTGTACGTTCTTTTTTGAATACATATCCTCTGCCGTTACATTCTTTACAATCTTCAGTATTTATTTCCATTTTGTTTTCTTCCAGTCGTAAAGCGTTATTGTATTAGTTTCATAATACCTATCAAGTAACTGAGAATCGGATGGAAATCTTCTTTCTCTATTTGGTCCAACAACATTTTCTAACCAATCTAATCCTCCGCAGCCAAGACATTTTGGACATCTTCGAAGAACTTTCTTGCGACTTAACAAATACCCTTTTCCGTTACATTTTTCACAGTCTTCAGTGTTTATTTTCATTTCTCACTCATATTTACTTACTCGGTAAGTAACTACTTTTCTAAGGAACTTTTCTTCTCCACCATTGTCTATTTCATATAGTCTAATTAACTGATCCGAACTTGGTATTCTTCCGGTTCTTTTTGGTCCAACAACTACTTCTACCCAATCCAGCTCTCTCTTTCCATAACATTTTGAACAACGAGTAATAGTATTTTCTTTAACTATTAAATATCCTTTTCCGTTGCATTTTCTACACTTTTCTCTTTCTTCGTAATTTTTCATATCTTCTCCAAAAGTGGACGTCCAGATTTCTCCAGACGCCCAACTCGGTTATTGTTTTGTCAACATAAAGATAATTACTGAATCTATCATAACAAGATGATTTGTATCCCTTGTAATTTTAATTCTTTCTGCAAACCAGTCAAACAAGTCTTTCTTTGTTTTGATCTTACTTACATCCGCTTTCATTAGTTGTCTATATAAAATTTGTATTCCTTCAATATCGACGGGTTTTTCCAGTTCCTTCGCAATACGTTCAGGATCTGTGAAAACATATTTAATTCCTTTATCTTTATTCTTAATCTTTGTTTGAAAATAAGGAATTAATTTACCTTCAATATTGAGGCAGTATGATATAATGAGTCCAGTTTTAATTCGATAAACTTTTAATGTAACTCCTTGAACTTCAGTCTCCATAATCGTAGTGTAAATACCGTCATTGAAAACATCGAAATACATTGGTTTGCTATCGAGAATTGGAACGTGAGATGCATTCCTAAATAAGAATAAATCTCTAGTTGTTTCGTTCTTTTCTACTGATACGCAAATTGTATTTCTTGAATTTACTTTGTCAATGACCATTTTTACAGATTTGACTCTTGGAGCAATTTCGTTCTTGTACTTCTCAATCCAATCAACAAACGGAACTGTTCGAAGATCATAACCTAATTGTCGAACCTCTTCTTCCATCTTTATTTGTTCCTCTTTTGGAAGTTCTGGTTCTTTTGGAGTTAGATCTTCTTTTGGTTTAGATTTGTGTTTGATTGATGTGTCTTTAATCAACTCAGATAAATTTTCTGTCATCAACGGAATACCTCCAACTGTTTAGTTATCGTCTGTCACTTTTATCCTGATCTTTTTAAATCCGTGGCTTATTTCTACATTCTCTGAATCTACTAACCAATGAAGATATAGAGCTTGCATATAGTGAGGAATATCATCAACAGCATAATTAAACATAGAAGTGTAATCTTCTACTTGGAACCAACCATCACTTGTCTTTGTCATTTTGCATCCATCCCAAAAATGCATTGACTGAGATGTTCCCCATTCCCCAGCTTTGTACTCCTCTATGTACTTATTAAACTCTTCTCTAAATTCTTCAACTGTTTTATGTTTGGATTTAATAATTAAGAAGATAGACGCAGAAGAACTATTTGTCACAAAATCTAATTTGCTTTTCATCCGTCCATCCAACTTTCAACGATTGATTCAATTTGGTTATTTATCCCAAGTTCTTTAAATTTGACTTGAAGATTTTCTTTAAACTGTTTTAATGTTTCATCTTCTTTCATTGAGAAGGGAGACCTGCCAATATAAATTCCACTCCCATCGTAGTCAGAATGGGTATCAAGATCAAACTTTGATAGTAGCTCACCTATTACATATGTGAGACCTTCTTCCAAATCTTCTGTTACGTCTTCTGTTACGTCTTCTTTTTCTGCCAATTCTTTTATTTTTGTCATCAATGTTTCATTTTCACGAATCTGCGACTCGTCTAAATAAGTTCCCCACATTACTACGCTTGTAGATGAACTATTCGTTACAAAATCCAACTTATGTTTCATTAAATCCTCCTAGCTTTGAAATACAGTTTGTGCATAATGGATAAAAAATTGTAGATGTTAACGGGGAAGAAAGCTTTTCAATACAATGAAGTTTGTTTGGTTTTATTTCATTCCCGCACATAAAACATAAAATTCCTTCCAATTCTATTGAAGGAAATAACAGTATCTCACCCTGGCTATCAGTCTGTTTTTGTGTCTCTGCTATCATCTTTTCCTCCATAGGGTTCGAAAGTGAATTTTTTCTTTTTCATGTCAAGGTATGTAACTAAGTATTCTGTTCCCTTGAACATGAAAGTTCTTCCGATTAGAGGAAGGTCAGAATCAGTTAAACACTTACATGTGAATCTTAGCTTCCCAATATTAATATATATAACTTCATACTCATTTCTTTCGATTAGAAATTTTTCTCCGATCAAGGGGATTTCAATCTTTTCTTCTGGTGGTCTAAGATCAATTCCTTTTCTCTTTATATCTTCCATAACATGTTCAGAAACAATGTCGCTATAACTTTTTGTTCATTCATTTTTCTCTTCTTTCTTAATCCACTTTTCTTTAACTCCTTCGGACCTCCACTCTTCTGGATTCATTGCTAAGAAAATTTCTAAAGCAGCTCCTGTTAACGCAAAAACTTTTATCAAATGTTCATACGTTCTAATTGGAAAAGAACTCATAACCGTAGATTCATTACAATGTTCGAACCAAGGAGGTTTATTCGGAGTCCAATCATATACATACGCTTTCTTTGCTTTCTCTAAATATTCTTCTATGAAAGTTAAGAAACTAGCAATATTTAAAGTATAATTTAATCTGTAATCACCGAAGGCTTCTCTTTGATATTCCCTTTCTTTCTTGTACACTTCAAATAGTTCTTCTACTGTCATCTACACCTCCACCCGTTTTTCATTTTCTTTCTTTCGTTCTAAGTAATATTCTAAACCACCCCAAAACTTCAACCATCCCATCGGTTTTTTTGGACTTGCAAAATCGTCCATCAATGTTAACGATACATTTGGAATTTCTTTTATTACTTGATATCTTCCTCTTCCTATCGTTTTTAGATATCCAGCTTTTTGTAGAATCAGTCTATAAGTGTCTCTTGAATCTAATCTATACCTTCCAAATCGTTTAACATTATTAAAAAACCCTTTTCTGGTTACTTCTTGATTTACTTTAGTATTAAAGAATTTGATAGTTTCTCGCCATATGTTGTAAGGATTCTTTTTCTTTTTATAAGAACTTACTTCCGTTGAATCCACCTTGTACTCCTTTCCAGCATGTAGCTATAGCATTTGAAGTATGAATATTTTCTTCATGCACACATCGAATAATCCAATCAAAGATTAATTCTTCTTGATTCAAAGCATTACATATTCTTCTTATTGAATCTTCTACAAATTGCATATTTGATGCAGCGATCCTAGCCACATCTTGTTCGTCCATTCTTCTCAATAGAGGATAAACTTTATTAGATACAGAATTTTCAACTAATTCTATTAGAGTTTCTAACCAAACAGTATGTTCTGGTTTAACTTCGACTAGTAATTCTGCATAAGCTCTTTGAGCATGAGGTATCCCATTTAGTCCTTTCTCTTTCAAATCGTTACATAATGAAAAACTACAAGGACAATATGATGCATAAGGAACACGAACCTTTTGGGTAAATCGAAAATCATCGTAATCTAATCTTCCTGTAAAAGAACATTGATAATATTGTGGAAATACTAAATTAGATTTGGGTGCTTTTTTATTTAAGGGCATTTCAAATTCGAATTTGATTAGACTGTGATTAGAATTAGTTTCTACAGCCGTTTTAAATTCTTTGAGAATATGTTTAATCAAATTATGTTTTAAAGGTTTATCTAAGTAGTTAGAAAGAGTTCTTAGAAGTTGAGACATCGAGATTCCTTTTATCTTAGGATCTAAGTCAGTTACCATTTCAACTTTAGATACCATTTCATGTGTTCCACCATATAAAGAATCAAGTTTAAAAGGGACTGATACATTAGAAACGCCTACTTGGTTGATGTAAATTGGATAGTTTGAAGTTTCTGAATGTTGGATATCTGGAAGATTATCAATATCATTCATTTTTTTAACTCCTCATTAAAATTTCTATATCTTTTTTTAGTTGTTCTAACGACGGGACTATATCCCGATTTTTTAGGCCTCCATATCTTATAAATTTCCATCCTTGCTCTTCACATCTTTTCTGTCTTTCTATATCTTTTTTGGGGTCTCCCAATGGACCTTCATGATAATACCACCCATCATACTCAACTACAATTTTATGTTCAAGAATCACAGTATCTAAACTATAATTTAAAAATGGATAATTGATAATTATAGTTAGGTTAGGAAATAATAATTCAACGTTCTTACAAATTGTAGATTGTGGAATAGAAGGATTTTTAATAAAACTAAGAGCATGTGAAGCTCCACCATTTTTCATCCGATGTCTTAGATTTTCTTTTCTTTTTTGGTTGATTCTCCAAGATTTTATTTGACTATCTATACATCTGTTCCTTACCTCAAGATCTTTCCAAGACTTCTTATGTGATTTTGATTGTTTTTCTTTTACATCCAGTTTATTTTGAATTTTTCTTTGTATTTTAGACATTTTTCTTTTCATTTTTGGAGTATTAAGAAACTTCTTTCTGATTTTAGATAACTTATCTTTTACTTTATTCAAAGATTTTGAATTCTTTTTCCTTAAAACTGGACAAGAATTTTTACTCTCGCTGCAGCACCACTTACCATTCCCAAACTGTTTTATTGCTTCTTGACCACAACCATAATTACATAACACTTTTCTTCCTCCAATATACTAGTTTATTATTTATTCCCATTATCGATTTTTCTTTCTTTTAAAAAATCCCCAACCAAGGTCTCTCGTCAACATATCTTCCTCCGCCCATCATATTATCTAACCAGTTTAACTTTCCAGCTCCATGACATTTTGTGCATTCTGCAAGTGCCTTATCTTGGATTGTTTTTATAGTAACTCTCCACAAAACACCTTCTCCATGACAATTGTTATATAAAACTTCTTCCTCTTCTAGAACTACTAGTTGACATGTAAATTGATTGAATGTTCCTTTTATCTTTTTCTTTTTAGTCGTTTGTATCGAGGGAAAAGATAGTTAGTTTTCTCCTTTTGTTTGGTCCATCCCACAGACATTTTCTTTATCCTCTAGCAACTTTTTAATATCTTCTTTTACTTGATCTAGAGTTGGAAATTTCTGAAAAATATTGTATCTTAAGAACTTCCATCCCTCTTCTTCAATTTCTTGTTGTCTTCTCTTATCGTATTCTTTTCGATCTTCTTTGTAAAAATGATACCAACCATCAAATTCTAAAATAATTCCTAAACTAGAATCAGCTATATCTACAACATAATTTCTTTTTCCTTTTCCTCTATAAATAGGAAATTTATGAATTGGTCGTGGAAGAAGTGTACAAGTCATATAGAAAAGTTCGTTTTCTGGTTTAGAATCATCTGAAATACAAGAACACATATAGACCGCTTGCCAATCCTTCATTCGTTTTGATTGTCTCTTCCTGCTTTCTTTCGTTACGAAACTAGCTGTGTAACTCGCTCCTCCATTTTTCATATATTCTGATTGAATTCTACATTCCTCGTGAGTTTCTTTAGTTCTACCAGTTATTTTTTCTGCTTGAATTCTTCTTCCTTCATGGTTCTCTTTTGTTCTTCCTATAAGTTTTTCTGCTTGTTTCTTTCGTCCTTCGTTATTTTCTTTCGTTCTTCCTCTTTTTGGGTCTCCTGTTCTTTTCTTTATTACTGGACAAGAATTCTGACTCTCACTACAACATCGTTTGCCATTCTTTAACGTATGCTTCCCTTCTTGTCCACAACCATATTCACAAAGCATTTTAAGATTCCTCTGATAAGTATCTAATAATTTCTTCTTCTACTTTATCCATATATGAAATATCAATATCTCCAATTTCATGTTCTCTATCTTCTGAACAATAGAAGACTACATATGGACCATCTCCTCTGGGCTCCCAGGAATCGTTATTGTCATCTCGAACTATTTCTCCATCTTCAATCCTAAATGACATACAAGGTTTAATATAGTCCACTGCAACGTCCGCGCCACATTCTTTACATTTCTTTGTTTCTATCATTTTTTACTACTCCTTACTACTAGTTTTGTTTGTGTTCTCATCTTCCCTTCAGAGGCGGCAGAGGGACTCGAACCCCCGATGTCGGTTTTGCAGACCGATGCTTTAAAACCACCTTAGCTATACCGCCACATCCTTTACATTTTCCATTCTTTTTCCAACAATTCTTTCAACCCAGTCAAGACGTCCATCTCCCAAACATTTTGGACAACGTCTTTTAAAGATTAATTCAGTTGAAGACAATTGGATCCACTCTCGTTCTATTTCTATAAATTCAGTTGTAGTAACAAGATCTTGAGATTTTACATATATATATCTCCACTCCTTTCCTCTATATATTTCTAGAATCTTATCAAATGTTGTAAGTGGACCAAACGTTCCTGCGCCTTCACAATATTCGCATATATAATCCATTTTAAACTCCTACCTATGAAAACTAATATTTAAAGTACCACTTAGATCACCTCCATCTACTAATTTAAATTCTTCTAATATTTCTTTTAATTGTAATTGTATATAAGATTTTTCCTTTTCCATCATTCTCAGGTCCCCCCAATAAATTTCTTTACGTATTATTCTATCTATCCATAAAACTTGTCCAAGTCCTCCACATACTGGGCAAATATCTATTAGTATATTTTTACATGAACCCGGATGGTCACATCTTTTATTGCCTATCCAATGATTTCTTAATGTATTGAGTAAAACTCCTCTACCGTTGCATTTATCACATGTATAATATCCTTCCATTTTTTGTCCTTTTATTTGTAAGTTTTGGGGCGATCGATGAGATTCGAACTCATAACTCCTTGGGCCACAACCAAGTGTGGTAACCATTCCACTACGACCGCCGTTTTTATTTTCTCTAACCATTTTTTTCTCTCATGTTTTTATTAAGTTTGAAAACTCTCAACATATAATCATACTTCTTTTTTGGGAGACGACTTTTAAGAGGAATAAAATCTCCAACAAAAGTATGCCATGCCTTTCCTGTTCTTAAATTATAAGTTACATAATAGTAATCCATCTCATCTTCTTCAAAACCCAAAACCATTTCAACTTCGAAGAAGTTAAGAACCAGTTGTCCCTTATATTTCTTACATCTTTTTTGAAAAAGTTTTTTATTATCCATTCACACTTCCTTAACAATTTTTTACTTCTCCATTCTTTTGTTTTGGCTGCCACAGCAGGATTCGAACCTGCGCATAATTCGGTTAACAGCCGAATGCCTTACCAGCTTGGCTATGTGGCAACATCTATTTTTCTCGTAGGTTAAATTTATAATTGGGTGTTAGCGAGTGACAGTTTGGGCACAGAAGTTCTAAATTTCCTTCTTTCGAATTAAATTTGTTTCCATCAATATGATGAAGATCTATTGGAACTTTCCCTGTAAATTGATTGATTTCTTCCCACCCGCATTTAGAACATTTGTTCCTGTGTTTTTCAATCATGTATCTTTTAACCATTCCGCTTGTACCATTTTTTACAGTTCCTGAAATTTCTCCGCTCAACCACTTTTTTATAAAATCATTATATCTAAATATTTCGTAACACTCATAACTACAAAATTTTGGATAGCTTATTTCTTTTCCGCAATTTTTACAGAAATACTTTCCTTTTATTTTATTTGGTTTCTTACTATTGGAATAGATTCCTGCGCATGACCTATTACAAAAGTTACTAGTTTTACTTATTACTTTCTTTCCACAGTGTAGACAAAATCTTTCATTAATAGGATTTAAAACGCAGAATTTTTCGTGAGATCTTATAGTTTGTGGGGTAGTTTTCCTTCCACAAAATCTACATACTGATTTAATTTTTGGTTGAGCTCTCATATTTTCACCACCACAAATTTTGAAAATACTTTCCGAACAACCTGAATCCTTTACTAATTCTTTTCCAATCCTTTTTGGTTAGAACACATCCATAGTACAACTCTTCGTTTGAACAAACTTCCATAGAATATATTATATGGTCTAATATTTCGTTCCATTCTTCTATAGAAGATAGAAAACCAGGATAACCACAATTTACTTCTTTGAATCTTTTCAATCGCGGAAGAACAAATCTAGCTATTGTTGAATCCAAAGACCAAGTGTCGCTATCATCCCAACCTCTTTCCTTTCTTTGTTTTCTAAATAATCTTGCTCTTTTTGCTAGATCTCGTTTTTCTTTTTTATTCATTCTTTCTTTTCCTTTTATCTTTTAATAGACACCAGTTTGGTATTCCTTCTCCTTCCCGAGAATCAAGAACTTTATTTTCCCAACTATCTACTCTTTTTTCTTCATCTAGTTCTTCTACTCTAGAACAAAAAGAATGAAATTCAGTCTCAAATTTACTATGACATTCCCAACAATTTGATATTAGAAGTAGTTTTATTCTTCCAGTTCTTATTCCCATTGATTCTCCTTTTTGTTTGGTGGCGGCGGGTGATTTCGAACCACCATTACCTAACTGAGGATTTCACTTCACAGTTCCAGAAGTACCGCGAATCCTCCATGTCTATCCCAACTAGGTAGGCTTGTTACCCCCTTAGCCGACAACCGCCTTTAGTTTGGTAGCCCATGCAGGACTCGAACCTGCGACCTAGGACTTAGAAGGACCTTGCTCTATTCCACCTGAGCTAATGGGTCTTTTCTATGAGTCTTTAAGTTAAACTTATAGTTCTTAGTTAAAGAATGATGATTTGGACACAAAAGTTCTAAATTTTCTTCTATTGAACTAAATCTATTTCCATCTATATGATGTAGTTCTAGAGGAATTAGATTAGTAAATTGATTTACTTCTGACCATCCACATACAGAACATTTATTGTTGTATTTTTTTAGGATGTACTTCCTTATAAGAGTAGAAGCACCACCTGATGTATTTCCAGAAATTTTTCCGTCTTTCCATTTACTTATATATTCTTTATATTTATACTCACTATGACAAAAACCATTGCAAAACTGTTTCATCCACTTAATAACTTTCCCGCAATTTTTACAGTAGCTTATTCTAAAAAATTTTGGTATTCTATTTTTGTTGTTATAGAAAGCAGCACATGTACTATTACAAAATTTTTTATTGTGGTTTATTTCCTTGTTACACCATAGGCAATATTCTATCGTACATGTTTTTTTATGAAGAGGAAAAGCCATTGATCCAACTGTCTTATTACACACCGGACATAAAACTCTAGGTTTGGATTTAAGCGAGATTGAACTTCGATTTCTTTTTCCTGGACATTTATTAATACTATTACTACAACATCGTTTCTTTCCAATTTTAAACTTTGATTCTTGACCACATCCGTATTCGCATAACATATACATATCTCCTTTTAGTATATGTTCTATATACGAATACGAATGGGAACACTCCTTTGGTCGGGGCGAAGAGATTTGAACTCTCGACTTGCAGTTTAAAAGACTGCTACTCTAAACCATCTGAGTTACGCCCCAATTTTCTTTACATAGACTACTGATCCATCATGCCATATTTCTCTGTTAAATATTTCAATATCTCTTTCTGGAATATAACCTTTAGGTTTAATTACATTAGTAACCCAATCTACCTTTTTCTTTCCATAACAAACTGTACATGTTGCTATTCCTGTTGTTGTGAGAGTAGAAGCATTATACGGGTCGGTAAAAAATATACTCCCCTTTCCATTACAGAATTCGCATTTGTAGAATTCCATTTATTTCTCCCAAGAGTGTTCCCAGCGGGATTTGAACCCGCGTTGCCGAATTGAAAGTCCGGTATCCTGGCCTCTAGATGATGGGAACATTTGGCTTATAGTTCTCTATTAGGAATTTCTTCTACGCATTCATATGGATATACAATCCAATCTGTGTTCAGACATTGGTCAACAAAGTAAGTTGGTCTAACAGGTGACCTTGGTTTGTAATGGATTGTTGCTATACCATGATTTCCCCTTGTGTAGTAAGGATCTTTGAAATCATATATACTTACCAATTCTTGTAACGTCTTTCCTGTATCAGTTATATCATCTACTATTAGCATATCTTTGTCTAAAGAATTTAAAAAGTTAGTTGTCAAGGTCAGATTACAATAATGACTCAAGTAGACAGCCACAATCAATCCGCCTCTTGGAATTCCATATACATGAGTGTACTTACCTTTTGGAATCATTGCTACTAACTTCAAAATCTTATCATGAAACTCTTGTGGAGATAAAATAATTTTATTCCATTCGTGCATTGTTCTCTCCTCTATTGTTCATACTTCTTTTTTAACTTTTCTAATTGTTTCCTTTCTTCTTTCTCTAAACTTTTTGATATCCATTCGGACCTCCTTTTAAACAATTAAATCTAACTCAATTTTTTCTAGTTCATAATATTTCTTGTACGCATCAACGAAAGTTTTAAGACTGCTGATAAATTCCTTACCGCGTCCACGATCGTCGTCTTGTACTGCCCACGGTAGAGAAATGCGAATATGAGGATCTTCCGAGTTTACTGCTTTATTCAGTTTCTCCAAAGCATCGTGAATCTTTACTATTTTTGACTTCTTTATTCTTTTCATTAACAACTCCTTTGTGCTATTTCCTGTGTAAAAAGATTAAAGAAACGACCAGGTATGACTTTTTTAGCACACGGATCACACAAGTATTTGTCTACCCCACCAACTCGTCGATTGAAAGTAATTCGAATCAAACTTCGTTGTATGTGTAAGCACTTGTTACACTTTCCATCAAATCCACTACGTTTTATATCTGTGATAAGGTTGGAATAAATTGTTGACATTATTTACCTCTTTTCAAACTGACAAATGGTGCCCAAGGAGGGATTCGAACCCTCACAGGTTTCCCCACCGCTTTTTGAAAACGGCGCGTTTGCCAGTTACGCCACCTGGGCTAAATTAATGTTTCTACAAATTTTAAAACCTTAATTTTTCTTTCTTTACACTCTTTTTCCCAAGAAGAAATCCTTTCTTTAAACACATCTCTTAAAGCTGCTTTCGCTTCTCCCACAGAAGAGAATTGATATTTATATGCATTTCCCCTACCGTTTGACAAAATAAATACTTTTTGTTTAGTAATTTTATTTGTCGCTTCTATTATGTCAAAATATTCAAGACCATTATTGCAAACATTCGGTGCTCTTATTTCTTCAACTTCTTTTACTTCTAAACATTCTTCTACTTTTCTCGATTACATGCTGGAAGAACTAAGCAGTTGGTGCATAGTCTTTTTGGGATAATAGGTTTGTCACCATATCGTGCTCTGAAATAAGAATCAGAGAACGGAATCTTTTTCTTCATTGATATTTCTCCATTATCATGGTGGAACCGGAAGGTATCGATCCTTCGACCTCTTGCTCTTCAGGCAAGCGCTCTACCAGCTGAGCTACAGTTCCATTTAATTACATGTGATAGGGAGTCCCGATTCTCCACCCCACTCTTTCTACCTTAACAGGTCCGTTCATCCTGTTTATTCTGGATTGCTTACCAAGCAGACGTGCAATTTATTGATCGTCTCGTACACCACACATGTAAAGATTTGGTGCACCCTGCAGGATTCGAACCTGCGAAACCTTTCGGATGTAAGCCGAATGCTCTACGCAACTGAGCTAAGGGTGCAGTGCTCTGGCGGAGAGAGAAGGATTCGAACCTTCGGTTCTTTCGAACGCCGACTTAGCAGATCGGTACCTTTTAGCCTCTCGGTCATCTCTCCGGTTTATTTTTTCTATCTAAGCATTCCTCATTCTTCTCAACCTTCAAGTCTTGCATACATATACCAAGATGGTGTTTCTTTCTTGGGTGGATTATATTCATTATTGTAATCTCTACAATACTTCTCAGCTTCTGCTTTAGTTTTAAACTCTATAGTTTCGTCAACTCTTTGTCCCAACCAGCTTCAGATTCGATGATAAATACTTTTACCTTTTTCAATATTCCCCTTTGAGATATAGCCTCAAACCCTAATAGTCTTTTGGGCGTCCTTTGTTAAGGTCTACTTTCTTAAACCGACCCTGCGCAAGGTGTCAGCAAAATACTATTTCGAACCTACTCAGAGTGTTTGGCGTCTGAGGCTATACAATATTTTCGATGGTGGAGGCGGACGGGGTCGAACCGTCGCTTTCTTGCGTGCAAGACAAGTGTTTTCCCAGTTAAACTACGCCCCCGTTTTATTTTTGGCTGAGGGAGAAGGGGTCGAACCTTCAATTTCTCGGGTCAAAGCCGGGCGTCTTTCCATTAGACAATCCCTCAATAAATTTTTAACATAGTTATCTACTTGTTCTTTCCCATTAGACGACCGGTCAGTGAGCGGTTAAGAAGAATTCTGCAAACTCTTCCTTACCAAATCCGTCAAGAAGTTCCCAAAGTTCTGTTCTTGTAATAGAATTTTCTTTATCGGTTGCCACAGAACCATATGAAGATTTTCCAGTAGAAAGATCTAAAAGAGTCATCTCTTTTGGATCAGTAGAGATCAACATAACTTCCTGCTTTCTATCAAAGAACTTTGTTTTGAGGATATATGATTCTTCTCCAAGTTCTTTAATAAACTTTTGTGTTGTCAACCATTTAAAGTTTTCACTCCAGTCATTCCATTCATAATCCTCTAAGAAACTTACAACATTTTTAAGAGGAATATCTTTGTCTGTTCCAAATTCTATTGCAAAGTCAGTAAGAAGACCCTTTATGTCGTCACATAAATCATGAACTTTAATAAGATTTTGAAATGTAATGGGTTTTATTTTTACAAATTCTTGACTTCCGTGGGCGTATCTTTCACCTTGAATTTCCTTCTTCGCTTTTGCCATTCTTATTCTCCTTTTGTTTCTTCCTGTGTCAATTTCTTTTCATGGATAGAAGAAAAATAACCGCGTAATCGCATGAATATTTACTAGATCTTAACCAGTTCTCCCTATTTAATCCACTAAGATAATTACTAACTTCGTCAAAATAAGTTGTACATATTGTAGAACATACGGGAAAAACTATACAATTAGAGCAAATTTTATTAATTATTTCCTTTGCTTGTCTTTCGATGTCCATAAATATACCTATTCATAATCTCTAATGGCAATTCCTACTCCAAAAATAGGAACTCCTTCTTCGCTAAGTTCTTGATATCTAACAGTTAGTTCTTTACCGATGATATTATTTAAATCTTTCAACCACTCTCTTCTAAGCTCTCTAGAACCTCTGGGTCGGACTTTAAGAGTTTTTCCATTTTCAAGATCACACACAAAAATTACACAACCTTCTTCTAATCCTTCTCCCTCACAACCGCCCACGATTTTGAACTCTTTATCTTCAAAGGTTTTGTATTTTTGTAAGTCTTTTGATCTATGATCAAAGATATATTTTCCATTTGCATTTCTTATAATTATTCCTTCAAATCCTTGACTAACAAAAGCTTTATGCCAACCATATATTTCTTTTTCATTTTGAATTTCGACTGTAGGAACTCTTACTATATTAGCTTGATATCCATGAATAGCAGTTGAGAACCAGTCATACCTCTCTCGAAAAGTCATACTAGGATCTGCCTTATCATATACCCAGTATTGTAATTGTTTTGTTGTTTCTCTCTCTTTTTTTAGATTTCTAATTATCTCTTGAAACGACCACCCAAATACAAAAATTTCACCATCCAAAATATCTTCTATATTTGCTGCTTTTGATATATCTGTAGTTAAGTGTCTTAGAGTAGTAAATTCTTTTCCCCCGCGACTTATGTATTTTATTTTATCTTCAGAAATTTTCTGAGCTAAACATCTCACTCCGTTTAATTTTGGTTGAGCGAAACATGGATATTTAATTTCACGTTTTCTATCTTGGAACTTTTGAGCAAGCATAGGAAGAATAATATCAGACTTTGTTTCCTCAGTTGGAATAGTTTCTATGTACTTTTGATCCTTCTTTGAAGTCCATAGAGATTTCGCGTCTGCACAAGCTTGTTCAAATGATGTTGTTTCATTTGACTTACCAATATTTTTTCCAGACTTTATATCTTTTGCTGATACTATAACTTTTCCATCTACATAACCATGACTTATTTCAATTGCAGGAGTCCCGTAATTATCTATTACTCGGACTTTCCATTGTTTTAATTTTTTTGTAGAGCTTATTCCATACAACGTAGGAAATTCTTTTGTTTGCATATTATCCTTTCAATATAAACTACGAATAACAGTACTGATCTTTTTTCCAATTATAGATTGATCTATTCTACAATTTGCTCTTACATTTTCCCAATCTCTATTTTTTTCTTCGATATATCCACAAGAAGTACATACTATTACTTTATCGACTAAATTATTATGTAACCACACCTCTGTAGTTTTTCCACAGTTAGGGCATTCTATGTTATTAATCATCCATCCCATCTTTATCCTCCACACCACAAGTACAAACAGCCATTTTCACCTCTACTTATTCTTATGGTCAGTAGCGTACCAACCAGAACCTTTTAAATGGAAGGTACTTTTAGAAATGATTTTCTTCATGTTTCCTAAACAGACTGGACAACATTTCTCACATGTTCCATTTGAATCTTTTTCTAACTTTTCTATAATCTTTCCACATTTAATGCATTCATATTCGTAAACTGGCATTACACCTCCATAAATCTGGAGAATGATTCTAGCATGTTACTTTTATTTTTATCCAATTGAAACTTAGTACAATATCCAAAAATAGAAACGCTTAGTTTTCTTACTTGGTTGTGCTTTATATGTAAATATGAATTACTTGAACAAGTTCCAAAAACGCTGTTTTCGACATTTCCTTTTTCAAAGAAAGAACACAAAGCACAACAATTTAAAACTTTATATCCAATTAGATTTAGTTCTTTTAGTTTATTCTCATCCATTTATAACCTCTTGGTGCCGAAGAGGAGACTCGAACTCCTATGGTTTCCCGCTACTTTCTAAGAGTAGTATGTATACCAATTCCATCACTCCGGCATCTTAATTTAACATACTCTTTTTATTAACCGAACTTTCTTAGCCATTTTAGTGCCTTTTGGCCAAGTGCCACTTGACTTAAAAATAATTTTTCCATACTTCAAATCATTATAACCAAACTTTTGTTCAGAAGAAGGTTTAAAAACGTCCAGAACTTGAACTGACCAAATTTGCTCATCTTCTGTGTATAATTTAAAAATTTTTGCTGAACGAAGACTAGTAAAAAATGTTAAATAGTTTCCCATTTTTACTAGCCACTTCGGAGCGGTATTAAATCTATTTCGTCTATATCTTACTAGAGCTTTTCCTTCAACTATACAAGATTTTAAACCACCTTTCGGTCCTACTTTTACAACTTTGTATCCTTTCATTATTCACCTCAAACCTGTTATTGTTACATTATCAGCTAAACCAACGTTATCAAATATTTCTGTGAGTGTTCCTTCAACAGTAATCAGTTTTCTTTCGTTATTTGGAAGTAGTTCACCTGTTAAAGTTTCAAGCAGTTCTATAACTTTGTCTTCATCTTTCTTGTTTTTTAAAGTCAGTTCTATAATATACTTTCTAATCATTTTTCCTCCATAAAAAATTTGGTGCCCGAGACCGGACTCGAACCGGTATGGCGTTTAACGCCGAGGAGTTTTAAGCCCCTTGTGCAAACCAATTCCACCACTCGGGCATATTTACTACCTACAGTCCCATATTCGATATTGATATTTTTTATCTTTCTTTTGAAGTTTCTGCGCTTCTAACATAGCATTTTCATATGTTCCCTCTACTTCTTTAATAAATGTCCACTCTTTGTCTTTTCCTTGTTTGCTGATCGGAAATTTTTTCATATTATTCTCCTTCAGTAGTTTTTCTACATGTCTAAAAGAAAGCAGAACACAATCCGGATCACAAGAAAACCCATCGCATTCTGTAACGTGTCCAACAAACTTATAATCCGGACATACTTTCTCTGCAAATTCAACAAATATTTTACATACTGGAGTTTCCATGATATTCTCCTTTTATTTTTGGCGGAATGGACGAGATTCGAACTCGCAACCTCCGACGTGACAGGCCGGCGTTCTAACCAGTTAGAACTACCACTCCATTTTATGCTTCAAACACATGTTTACATTCAGGACACGTTCGTTTTTCTTTTATCCCATTATCAACAGCTTTGAATTTATAACCGCATTTAGGACATTGCACCCTACTTATATCAAAACCATTCATTATTCTATCTCCTCTTCTTATAAAGTTAGTAGCAGTGGGTGGAGTCGAACCATCTACCTAAGCCTTATCAGGACTTTGCTCTAACCAGTTGAGCTACACTGCTAATTTCCTTTCTTCTTTCGCCATCCTGTCATACAAAACTATATAAACTGCTGCTGACAAGTTCGTACAATGGATACTAGGAATAACTATAAATCTATGACAATGCCTCAAGAAAGTTTGCGGTATTCCCCCATCTTCAGGACCAAAAACATACACAGCATTTTTTGGATGCTCAAAGTGTACTAGATTTTCAGAATTTTCTCTTACTTCGACTGCTACAGGAACAATACCTTTTGGAAAACGATTGAAGGGATATTCGTCGCTAATGATTTGTATTTCCTTATAATCCTTCATTCTCTCTTCTCTTGGTAATCGATACTTTCCATTTTCTGTTTCTAAGTTTAATCTGTTCCCAGTAAAAATCACTGCCTTCGCACCAAAACAAGAACAAGCTCTTACTACATTTCCCAAGTTATGAATGTATTTTGGATTGTAGAGAATAATAGAGGGGGCTATATCTTCTTCAAATAGTTCACCTTCTTTTTTAACTTTAATCAAATCGCCGAACGTAAAATCTTGTAACGTTGCTTTCATTATTCACCCCACTATTTATTAACAAGTATTATCGTTCCGCCATAGTCAATACAAACTTTATTTTCGTATATGAAAGAATCATCTTCATCTTTACTATTTCCAACAACATAATGATTCAGAACTTTTCTAAGATTATAATCTTCATCGGGTTTGTGAATCATCTTTTTTAACCAGTCTTTCTTTATAACTGAACTAAGTTTATTAATTTCATGATCAACTTCGTCAGTTATAATTTCTATAAATTTTTTTCCTTTATCTATTAAGATATATTCGAATGACATAGTAGAAGATGATCGATCAGTACTACCAGAAATCCACATTACTTCTGGATCTTTTAAACATATTTCATTAATTAAGGTATCTTCTTTGCAATCTTTTGATGAGCAACATGGTTTGACTAAACATGTTTTGCAAACTAAAGTCTTTTTCACTTTTTTCTCCATTCTTGTTGGAGCGGGTAACGAGATTTGAACTCGTAAGCAACCAGTTTGGAAAACTGGCGTTCTACCATTGAACTATACCCGCTTTAGTTTGTCTGGCGGAGGGTGCAAGACTCGAACTCGCAAGTCTGTTACAACGGTGGGGTTCAGACCCACTCCCTTACCAATTAGGGTTAACCCTCCTCATATAATTTAATAAAATCTTTTCCATATGTGTCTATTACATACGAAAATATATTTTTCATTTCTTCTTTCATTAATACTACTAATTTTCCTGGAAATTGTTTAATCTTTTCGTTAGTTTGCTCACATAGAAATGATTTTACTTCTATATAGGTATCATCAGGATATTTATAGTCTGGAACATATTTATAAACTTTTCCGTTCCAAAAGTAATCAAACTTTTTAGAATTTCTTTTAAACTGAATTTTGTTATCTAAATGATAGATAACAAAAGCCAATTCCCAAGATGAGTCACACCAGAATCCTTTGTACCAGCCTTTCTTCCCGATTCCAGATCCTTGTCTGTATCCTCCATTATTAGATATTAAAGCTTTCTCTTTTATTTTTCTTCTTCGCTCTTTCTCTTTCTCTTCAGTTTTGGCCATTCCAGTAAGATGTAAACTAGAGATTGACTTAGAAAGTTTCTTTTTAACTTCTATACTTCTTTCTTTTCCAAATATCTCCTCGTAATTTTTTCCTTTAAGTGGAGACAATTTTCCTAACCATGGTTTTGGATGCCCATTTTTCCACTTTGGACATTTTCCTTTTTTCTTTAAACTATCAAGTCTTCGTTTTTCTGGACATTTATTCATACTATTAGAACAGCACCACTTTCCGTTCTTAAACTGATATTTTGCTTCTTTTTTACAACCATATAAACATAACATATTTTGATCTCCTATTTATTTGTTCTAAGAAGATCAAAACTTGCGCCATAAACCAGACTCGGCCAACTCTCCGTTTTCTTTTAAGAACTTATAGCTCCTGGTTGTCCTTCTACTGCAGGACCTACAGGTTCATATAAATACCAACCAATTAAAATTATCGGAACAACTACTGTTTCAAAAAGAATTACACTCCAGATTATGTTTCCAACAATAACTCTGTACTCGACTTTTGGATTTCTTTTGTCTATATTAAAAAGACCGTATTGCTGAAACTTATATGTTTTTACAATCTCTTCTTCTCCTTCTTTAACCTTAACCGAAATATTCCTATCAAATCCACAAGAAATCGTAGCAAGTAAAAACACTACCATTATTAAACAACAAATAATCTTTTTCATAATTCTCCTTTCAGATCTTCATCTAAAATTTTGCTTCTTGTTTTATATCCATACTCGCAAAGCATATTTATTCTACTTTCCATACTTTAACTGAGAAGTTATCGTGAGGATAATTGTGCCATTCTCTCCAGTCGTTTGAACTAAGATTTTTGATCATTCTCTCATACATTTCAGAAGAAGAATGTTCTTCTTTACAAAAATCAACCATTCTTTTCCATTCAGAAACTAAACGATCTCTCTCTTCTAGAATAGCTTTTTCAGCTTTTTCTTGCGACGACAAAATTCTTACTACGTGTCCACTCTCACAGTCATATTCTTGAATAATCCAAACTTCCATTTAGTTTCTCCTCAGTTCTTCTCTTACTTTCATCAAAATTTTTCCTAAATTATTCTCTCCTTTTCCTGTTCTTAAGTCTATTCCCCAATATGTATCATTCCAATAGTTTCCTTCTTGGAGAATAGAATCTCCAGTGTTTAGAAGCATCTGTTTTAGAACTAGGTTGTTCATAAACTTCTTACGAACTAATTCGTACATAATCCCATACTTTATCTCGTTCCATCCGTTTCTTAGTTTTACTTTCTTTCCTAGTCTTTTTGTGTCACCTGGAGTTTCACAAACTAGAATTTGTTGTCTATAATTCTTGTCAAGAGATTTTGCTGCTTGATATGCGTGTTCCAAAGTTTTATATACAACCTCGTCATAGCTTACCAAAGAAGGATAGAAGTTTGAAAGGAACCTAAACTCTTTCTGAAACTCTTTTACTATCATTATTTCTCCTTTAACAAATACTTATTCGAAAGCCTCTTCAACCACTTTCTTCCCACATAGTTGTCTAACTGTTCCTTCTCAGACCTAATCACAATGCCTTCTCGAATGTGACAGCCGTTCCCAAGAACAGTTAATCCATCTGCTAGTTCTTCAATTACTTTTAATGAAAAAGGTCCTCTATATAGAACCGGAGGTGTCTTGAAATCTAGTTCCTTACAAATAGACTCTACCTCATCCCAGTCAAGAAACTTTCCATTTACCTGAATATCGAAAACTATGAAGTTCTGGTTAGTAAGACCATATGTAAGATTCTGTACTGACTTTCCGTAAATCTCTGCGTATGGGATTGCGTCTTCCGAACGCCATTTATTTAGAACTTTGTCTTCTAATCCATACTTTGTAGCTATTAAAGAATATATGCTTCCACCCGGATGTTTCTTGATATTGAAATGACTTCCAACGTAAAAAACATTTTCGACAACACCAAATCTAAAGTTGGTTCCATGAATCTTTTCTGTTATGAAAACCTCTTCTCCAACCTTGAAAACGTCTGGAAAGTTTTGAATTCTTTCAATGTCTGTCTTGTATGAAAATCCAGCTACGTTAGGAGCATTATCTCCACCAAAACTAACTGGATCTGGTGGTTCGTATTTTTTAACTCCTAATTCTTCTGTGACATCTTGTCCTTCTATCCAACCTTCCTTAGATGGAACTAGAAGACCCTGACTAAGAATCTTTCTTAGTTTAATAGTTTTGATTCTAAAGTGTCTATCTCTCAAAAACTCCCATTCAGAAGTTTCAGGAAGGATAGAATCAATTGGTATATAAGCGCCCAAACTTTTTCCTTCGAAGTCAGTTGTTTTTACTACACACTGCCATTGTGTTTCACCTACAGTTGCTATAGATAGGGTATCAGCGTTTGGATGCTTTTCAAGTTTGAAAGAAACAACTTTAACTGAAAATTGACTCATTGATTTTTTCCTCCTTTTTACTTCCCGAATCTAGTCTCATTCTGTGACATTTAGCGCAAGTAGTTATCCAATTTGATTGTTCCATCAAAGTATAATCTTTTGCGATAGATGTACAATGCATTGATAAAGACTGTTGTGTGTCTTGAATTTCTTCTTCATTTATTTTTCCACATAATTCACAGTTTTGTTTCCCAAACAACTCTTTAGCTTTGTCATGCTAGTAAAGACTACATCCTCCTTTCCATGACGAATGACTTTCTCCATATTTTCCAAATAAATAGTTATTTTTTCCAGAATTAGATAGATTTTTTCTTCCAAGTTTTAATTCTCTAATCCTTCTTCTAACTTCTAATCTTTTAGTTGGGTTATTTTCCCCAGAAAAAGCTTTCCTTCTTTCTGAACATTTTTTGTAATGATCTGAACAGCATAACCTTCCATTCTTAAATTGATATTTTGCTTCTTGTCCACAACCATAATCACACAATCTCATTAAAGTCACCTTTACATAAAACTTTCTACCATCGATGGTCTATTACTTTTTAAATAATGAGCGATGAGTTTTCCAATTTCCTTCGCTTCAGCTTCAACATATCCGTCTTTTATTAAATCTTGTTGAAATCTCAATACCGTCAGATATAAAGCATCTTGACTAATCCACTCTCTTCCAAGACTAGCTAAGAACATTTGAAAGATTTTTGGAATTACTACGCCCTTATGCTTCCATTCAATCTCTCTTCTCTTTTGTACGTCTTTTCTCCAGCTGTTTAGATTCATACAACATCCTTCTTCAGCATAGAGTTCCTTTCGATAGATCTCTCCAAGATTTCCTGGAAGTTGCATGAGCATACATATATATCTTTTTCTATCTTCGTTCCATTCTAAAGCCGGACAAACTTCAGCTGAAGTATAAAGTCTAACTGCTGCTCCGCATTTAGCTTTGAAGCAGCAGAATCCACATCCAATACATTCATCTATTTTCATTTTTTACCTACGACTTTCTCAACCCAGTCCAAGTGTCCGGTCCCATTACATTTTTCACAAAACACCTCTGCTTTCCAAGAAATGTACCCAGAAAATCCAACAATATCAAAATCATGTTTTGTGTATCTTCCTTTTCCTTTACATCTTGGGCAGTTGTACTTGGGTTCTCCAATAAGAACATCGCACAACCAGAAAATTATTCTCTCTAACATTTTCTCCCCCCTTAGTAATTTTTTGGAGCCACCAGAAGGATTCGAACCCTCGAAAGTTGATTACAGGTCAACCATTTTTCCATCTAAATTATAGTGGCTAAACTTTTCTAAGAATTCTTTTTCATATTTTTCTACTTTTTCAATTATTACTTCTTTAAACTTACAATGTATATACTTATGATGAGTTGGACAAAGAGGAATCAAATTTTCCGGATTTATATTTTGTTTATTTTCGTCTAAGTGATGAACATCAACAATAAGATTCTCTTCACATATTATGCATTTTTTTTCATGAAATTGAAAGCAAACTTCTCTATACTTATACTTTCCATTATCCTCTTCATAGTTTTTGTTGAAAAACCTCCTGGCGCATCTATTAGAACATGTTTCAGTTAAAGTATAATATTTTATAGGTTTTTCACAAATTGGGCAAAGTTTTAAATTTTTAGGGTTTAAGTAGCATGTTTCAGAATGTTTACTAATATTGGATGAAGTTTTTTCTTTTTTACAAAATTCACACGGAACTTTTTTATATTGTCCATTGCTTTTAGTCCCATTCTTATACATTTGAAACTGACGTTCTGAATTCTTTTTTCTTAAAGATGGACATCGTTGATAAATTTCATTACAACACATCTTTCCACTTTTTAGTTGATAAATCCCTTCTCTTCCACACCCATATTGACATAACATGGTGTATTCCTCTCTATTTAGATCTTTATTATATGTTCTAACTTAAGGAGAAATTGGTAGAGTGCCAGATCTTCAACTCTACCAATCAACCGTTCCTATCATTAGACAATTCGGGCTTTTATCTTTTAATTCTTTCAGAAGCATCCAACACTTCTGACAATTCTTTTCCGATTAAGTCACTCGAACTTTTATCTTTTACTTCTGCTAGAGGTTTTGCGCACCAAGGACAAAACTTAAAAACTTTTCCTGTGTACTTTGTTCCCCAAGAATGAATAGTTGGAGACACCATTACTTGAGCTGATATTATCTGGGGCATTCCAATTTTAAAATCTTTACAATCACATTCCATACCCACAGTTTTCTCCTTTTAGAAAAGGGTGGGGAGATTTTACTCCCATCTTCTCATCTACCAGATGAGGCTTTAATTAAGCTACACCCTTGTTGGTCGGGGTGGCAGGACTTGAACCTGCGACATCTCGGTCCCAGGCCGAGGACTCTACCAACTGAGCTACACCCCGATAGTTTAACAAATCTTAAATCCACCACAATCCAAAAGAAAGTTTCGAAACTCCTTTACATTTTCCTCGCTGAATGGATATTCAACATCGAGAGCCTCCCTTTTCCCTTTTCCTTTACACCCGTTACATTCCATATCTCCTGGACCAATATTTGGTGGGGGTTGTCTCTTTCCTGTACCTCCACAAACAGTACAATCTTCTAGAGGAATCTCCTCTAACATTTTGATATACTCTACCTCATACTTTTTCACTTCACCTGAATCTAAAAGTTCTGTGAGTCTTTTACTCAGTGCGAGAGACCTAGTGCAATTTAGACCCCACCCATCATTACTATGTCCACCGTTGTCTTTTGAAATTAAGTCTGGTGCTGCTTGTACACAATAGTTCCATAAAGGTCTCCACCACCAAACATTGTTTCTAAAATATTCTCCAGTCTTAGATTTTGGTTTTCTTCCGTAAACATCCATTCCCATTATTCATCATCCTCTTTTCTATCAGTTAAAAGTTCAAAAGATTTGGCGTTCTCCAACGAAGAAGGGTATGAACCACCAAGACGCCTAAAAAATATCTGCTCTCCTTTGATGTTATATTGATACTCTGCCCAATCTCCGTAATGTTCTATATCACCAATTTCATAATCATCTGAGCAAATTATATTACCTCTTCTAGTACCATTTTTAATTTCTTGTTCTGTCAATGAATGTTTTTTAGTTAATTCTTCTACACGTTCTTTATTTAATTCTTCCCTAATGGTTTTGTCTGCGAAATCGATTGAATGTTTCTTAGCAACAACAATGATACTTTTCAGACTTTTGTCACATTCAAGAAGATCTATTCCTAACGAGCCAGGATATCCATCCCAGTGGGTAGCAATCATTAGTTTATCATCTATTGAAATTATTGCTCTTGTTCCAATATCCACGGAATTCCTTTCTTCTCAAACTCTCTAATATTCTTGACTCGACTTTCAATAATATCATAAGAAAATCTAGCTCCAAAAATTTTTTGAATCCAGTCAAGACTTCCTACACCCCAACAAGTTTGACAAAGGATTCCCATTGGTTTGTTTTCATAACTTTTCAATAAGAATCCTTTGCCATTACATCTTTCACAAATTTGCTCGTAGATTTCCATTATATCTACTCCATAATCTTTTTCACTATCTCGATTGGATCTCCAAGAGTTTTTCTTAGTTCTTTTGCTCTTTCTTGTTTCTCTTTGTACTTCTTTCTCAGTTCATCTAATCTTTCCTCTTTGGTTCTAGGATATGAATTAAAGACAGGAATTCCTTCTAAGTTCAGTTTCCATGAATTCCGACGTCTCTTTTTAAGAACATCAAAAGACCACTTTACACCCATAACTCTTTGAACCCAATCAATACTTCCAGCACCAAGACAAACTTTGCAGAGGACACCTATCTTTTCGCCTTTACAGTCTTGAATTAGGTATCCTCTGCCATTACATTTATCACAAATTTGGTCATAAATTTCCATGAGTTAATCCTTACTATCTAACCCGATTACTTGTAAATACTTGTCAAATAATTTCACAGATTCGGGCACTTTATCTAAAGTTTCTGGTTTCCTGATAAACTCAGATTCAACTACAGAACGTATATAGTCATTCTTTAAGTCTGTGCAATCTGACTTGGTAGTTAAAAACTCATGTAAGTTATATGTTGAGCCATGCGCAATCAAACATGCTGTTTCCATTTCACCGCATCTTTGTCCACCTCGATTTTTTCTACCACCAAGAGGTTGTAGGGTTCTTTTATTGTAAACTCCAATTCCTCTTCCTGCTAATTTGGTCTCAGCAATATGGATCATTTTGAAGAAATACATATATCCGACTGCTATTGGATTTAAGACCCAACGATTAGAAATCGAGTCAAACATCTTATACTCTGACGGTGTATTTGTATACTCCAATGCTTTCAAAACCATCTCTGCTGTGGTAGATTCAAACGGTGGTTCTACAACTGACAATTTATAAATGAATGTTTCATCCACAGTGGTTTTATTTAATTGTTCTTCGAACTGCTTATAGTACCAGTTATCTTCTGTATTATCAATAATTTTTATGTAATCTAAGATGTATTTCTTTAATTCTTCTTGAGTCTTTTCTTCTGTTAACATAGTAACCAACTGCCGTTTCAAATCAACCAAAGACATCCCAAGATGTAGTTCAAAGATCTGACCTAAGTTCATTCTGGATATAACACTCAATGGACTGATGCAAATATCTACATATTTTCCATCTTCCATTCGTGGCATTTTTTCTTTTGGAAGAATTTTAACTACACCTTTATTTCCGTGACGATTCCCAATTTTATCGCCAACTTCAATCTTTCTCATGTAGATTCCATACATCTCTACATAAACACCTTTAACTTCTTCTCCTTTGATTTTGTATTTTCTTCCTTTTTCTGTCTTAGAGAACATATTCAAATTATTCTCTTTTAGGAATTTTTTTACATCTTCTGGTGGTAAATGTTCCAACAGAGTTTCTTCAATTTTCTTTTCTTCCTCTAGTTGTTTTTCTTTTATCTGTTCCACCCACTTATTATACTCTGGAATTGACCTGTTCCAATTATTTGGATAAACTTTTAAATGAAATACGTACGCTGGTTTGTTAAATGAGTGTTTCGTTTCTTCTTCAAAAATAGACGAAAAGTTAACTGGTCCATCTGGTATTTCTTTCATGACTGCGTATGGAATATTTTCTTGGATGGCTGCTAGTTTAACTCTTTCGTTCTTATTATCTTCTCGATCTAGAATAGGAAGAGGTGTATACTTCTTTCTGTCAACACTCAAATCTAGAAGAACTTTATTCGGTGGTATTTCAAAAGACAAGTCAACAAAGTGCACGGAAGTAAACATTTGTTCTTGGACTCGTTCGGAAATGATAATTGAGTCCTCATAATTAAGTCCATGATATGGCATTACCGCTGTTAAATAGTTTCTTCCAAACTTTATTTGACCATTCTCGCAGAAGTTACTTTCCGCTAGAATTTGTCCAGCTTTAACTCTTTCTCCAAGTTTAACATATGATGTCATGTAGTCTATATTTTCTACATGTGTATTTCTTATCGATATGTCAAAGGTATCATAGTCTTTATCGTCATATAAAAGAACTAAAAATTCGTCGTTCAAGAAGATAACTTGCCCATCTTTTCTAGCTACTTTTATGAACTGAGTCTTGTCAGTATATAACCGCTCGCAACCAGACTCAACCAATGGAAGTTCCGGTTTTTCTAACATAATCGCCTGTCTCATTTGAGAAGACGCCATTTGTAATCTGGTCTGGTCGTCATGTTCAGAAAATGGAACCATCGAAACCGGAATGGAGATAGTAGATTTCTCTTCTAGTTCTTCAGAAAATCTAAGATTAGGATCTAGTTTCGTATTAACTAAAAGGTTCTGCAGAACTCCACAGTTTTCCCTATCTGGTGTATCTACTGGACAAATTCTTCCAAACATTGATGGCCACAAGTCCCGTAAATGAACCGGAACATTTTCTTTTGTAAAACCATCTGGACCAACTAAACTTATTCTAGTTAGTTTAGATAACTCGTCAATCGGATTGATTGAAAAATCAAACTGAATTATATTTGAGACGTTACAATCTTGGATGATTTGCTTTGAATTTACATTAAATTTTGGACTGCTTGATTTGAAGCACGCCAAACATAAGTTAAACAAGTTCTTTGCAATTTTGGATAAAACTACATACTCAAAGCATCTAATTCTTTTATTTCTATAATCTTTATCGTCAACTGGATTTGAAATCGCATATAACAGTTCTTCTATAACAGAATCTTTATGGAAAAACTGACTGCTCATTAAGTCAATTCTAGGAAGAAGATCTAAGGAGTATATTATTTTCTCCCCCCTTGTTAGGGGATCGATCGTTGAGTAATTTTTTCCTACATCGGTAATGAAATCTTCTTTACTATATCCAACTGATGATTCGTGATAAACTTTTAAGTCATATAAAAGTTTATCAGCGATGGAACTAGAATCTGTAATTATTGGCGCCTCAATTTTGTCTAATTCAAATCTTTTTTCAATTTCTTCGTATCCATAATATGCGAATAGAAGAATTGCAAAAGGAATTTTCTTACCCAAAATTGTTACATAGACGTAATCTACAAAAGTTGAGTCTGGCTCTTTTCTATGAGAAACCATTATAGTTCCAACATTCGTTCTTAGTTTAATATCAGCTCCTCTTGTAACAATTGGAATATCAAACAACTGGAAAATTGGAACCTTCTTCTTTCCAGAAACTTTGATATAGTTTCCATCAACCAGTTTTGGAATCGCCATGGACAAATCAAAGTCGTGATTCCCTTTGCCAAGTAAAATAACTATACTTTTCTTTAAAGTTTTTTCAAGTTCGTCTGTTGATGGTCTTAAATCTTTAATCTCAAACTCTTTAATTACAAAACCAGAATCTTCTACTGGTCTTAGCATTTCTCGAATCTTGTCTTTTAGCTCGAGATATTCCTGTTCTCTAATTTTGAAAATATCTAAACTATTTTTTATTACAAAATTTGGATTTACTATTTTCAATAGTTGAGTCTCCTTTCTGGAGAAGAGTTGTTAGTTCTAATTTACTACTAACAACTCTTTTTTGTTTTACAATATTTTTAAAGAAACTTTCTAATTCTACTGATTTTATTTCTTTAATTAACTTTTTAAGAGAAATTGAGCAATTCTCTCGCTTACTTTTATTAGATAATTCTGGTATTACTTCTAAATTCTTCCAGTGACTTATTATTTTAGGGTGTACCTTATTTTTGAATCCCTGAAATATTGAGAATTTGTGGTCCAAGTTGTTGGTTTTACTTCGTAAACTAGAATGTGGAATTTTATCTTTATGTAGTTTGAAAGAGATATAAGTTTCTTTTTCTACATCTTGTTTATATCTTGCGTAGATAGATAGTATTTCTGGATCTTTCTTTCTATAGTACTGAGGACAGGTTTTCTTACAAATATTTGAGCAATACATAAATCCATGTCCATATCGTTTATCTTTTACTTGTAAGGTTTTAGCTCTCCAGTAAATTTGATATGATGCTGGTTCAAACCAAGTTCTACACACTTTACATCTAACTAAGATCTTTCCGTTTTCTTCTTTAATCTCCTCAAATTCAGAAAACCATGGATATCGTTTTGAGAACCTTTTGAATGTAAGTTTTGCTTGTTTCTTTCCCTTCATTCTAATGCTAATAGAAAGTTTAATCTCATCAGTATGTGTTTTATTAAACATTGGATGATTAAATCCAACCATTTTTCCTTTAACTCCAGCACCAATCTTTAATTTAATTATTGGGCATGAATTCTGAATTTCTGAACAACACAATTTTTCATTTTTTAGTTTGTATTTGGCAACATTTCCACAACCATAAAAACATAATATATTTTCTGTATTTTCGAGCTTGCAGCTTTTGTGTCGATTCCCTGTTTTCTTTCCTTCATGTTTTTCTCGATTTTTCTTTTTTGATTCTTTAGTGTGGTGCTTTCCATACATTGAATTCTTAGACCCTGGATTTCCGTATAACTTTCTAACAGATGAACATTTTCTGTAACTTTCACTGCAGCAAAATTTCTCTTGTAGTCCAACTTTAAACTTTGCCAACTGTCCACACCCATATCCACAGTAAATAGTTCCATCATTTTCAATTTTATAACTAATTTCCTTCATTAAATTATCTCTCCACGAAGGATTTTATTTAGAATACCTTTATATTCTCCAGAATAAAGAATTCCTTGTAGAATATGTTTCTTTGGGTCAGAAAATCCAACACCGAGAAGCCAGTTTTCTTTTTCTGGAACGCTTTGTACACTATAAAAGATCGGTGCTACTGTATCTCTAACTTCTAGTAATCTCCACTTCTTATGACCAACCCACATCATCTGCGCAACAATGCATTCAAAATGAACATGGTAAATAGCTCGTTTATCGTTATACACTTTAAATAATTTCGCAACTGTTTCATGGGGTTTGTGCTTTCCACCAGATTGATGTAATAAATTTGACGCTTCTGACAAATCTGCTACGATATCTTTCTGGACCATTTCACCGTCTTCATCATCTTCTTTTGTTTGTCCTTTTGTTTTTGCTGCACCGCTTGTGTGGAATGTGCGCAGGATCAACTGCGTATTGGCTTCTCCAAGGCTCTGCGCTGCAATAATCCCAATATACTTACTATGTAAATTCTTTAGATCGCCATAACACTTTTTACAGACTTCTGGCGATTTACAAAAGATCGGACTTCGAACATAGATAAGTTTGTTAACGAAAGATACACAATTCTCAGGAGTTATTAGTTCTAACTTTTTATCTTTTGTTATATGGTATTTATAAACTAGCATTTTTGCTTTTCTCTCATCATTAACATAAACTTCGAGGGTATCTTCAGTTTCACAATCATCTAATGTTTCACTCATCTGCAAATTGGCGCAGGTAAATATTAGTTTTCTAGAAAGATATCCAGATGCTCCAGTTTTTAAAGCAACATCAAGAAGACCTTTTCTAGACCCATAAGAAGACGTAAAAAATTCTCTTTGAGTAAGTCCGTCTAAATAACTATTCTTAATTGGAATTGGAACAATCTGACAATCATAATTAGAAACAAATCCTCTAGTTAGAACTATCTGTCGAACTTGTTCCCAACTACCTCTAGCACCAGATTCTACCATATAAGAATAAGCAAAGTTCTTTTTCAGAAGATTCTCAATTTCCTTACTTTCGATAAGTTGCTGTTGTCCGAACATGTCATCAGCTTCGTATATTTTATCTCGAATTTTATCATGATCTTTAATTCTACAAGACGCTAGAGACAACGTTGTTCCGAATAATGTCGCATACTCAAAACCAAGTTGTTTGATATTGTCTAAAACAATTTTAGTAACATCTTCATTGTATTTTTCTTTAACATCAGTAAGGATAGAAATCAACTCTTTCTTTCTTACTGGTTTGTTAACTAAAGGATAATCTTTTGGAAGATACTCATTAAACGTATAAATTCCTTCTGTAACTTCTTCCCCTTTATACATTAGTTTTTTCTGTAAGTGCGGAAATTTATTTGCTGTTAAAGCATAAACTCCAAGAATAATATCTTGACTTGGAAGCGTAGATAACTCTCCATTCGCTGGATTTGTAAGATTTTTAGTAATTAGAAATTTATCTGTTATTTCTTGTTTTGCTTCTTGAGTAATTGGAATGTATACGGCCATCTGATCGCCGTCAAAGTCCGCATTATATCCGCTACAAACTAAAGGATGAATTTTAATTACGTCATCCATTGTAACTTTAATTTTAAATCCAATCATGCTTAGTCTGTGTAGAGATGGTTGTCTATTTAGTAAACAAACTTCTGTCTCAGCCATCTTTTCACAAGTTTGAAACAAATCCAAGTTTTTAGAATTTATGGATTCATCGATAAAATCCACCGCTTCATTTAAAAGTTTAAATCTTCCCTGTTCAATTAACTTTTGTGCAATTGGGAGTTTATAAATCTCCAAGAAAACTAAATACGGTATGTAACACTCATCCAGATTAAGAGTTGGATCTGGTGTAATAATCGCTCTACCAGAAAAGTCAATTCTTTTACCTAGAATATTTTTCCTAATTAATCCTTCTTTTTTAGAAAGTTTTGAGATAATAAAATCATACAAAGTATCTACTACTTTTTGAAGCTTACTATAATACGCATAGAATAACTGTGGGCTATTCAATACGTTTACAGCTGTTCGCGCCATAGTAACTTTATTTTGTAGAATGTACATATAGCACTGATTGATTGTATCTGCTCTCCAAAAACTTTTCTCAATATCTTTTGTTGTTGGTCTTAAATCTGGTGGTAACACTATGATATAATTAATAATTAACTTATCAATATTATTCTTGATGATTCTCCAGTTTCTATCAATTTGTCCTAGTTTAGTAGATGAATCCTTAATCAGTTCATAAACAGCTTCTAATTTATCCCAACTTCTTTGCGCCTGTGATGGCACACTTCCGCGATTTGTAATTACCAGTTCTCCATTTGTATCCAAATACAAAACTTTGTCTTCATTTTTCAAAAGACTATCAATCATTTCTCTTAACTGGGATTTACTAACACTCATAATCAAATCATAAAACAATGGATTGATTACTGGGATTGGAAGTACAATTCTAGCAAATCTTTTCCTTCTTTCATCTGCACTTACAATATCTACATGACAGATGCTACAAGTTCCACCCGATTTTGAAATTCCATGATATGTACCGCATTGACAAGTATAATTTTTTAATGGTCCAAAAATCTGCTCAGAAAATAATCCTTCTGGGTGGAACTTCTTTTTATTCATGACTTTTTCTGTAGTGACTTCTTTTAAGTCTTTACAAAATTCATTAATATCAAGAAGTTTTGGCATTAAGCACTCTCCTTTAGGTTGTTGGTTTATCGTCTGTTATTGGTCCAAATCTTCTCTTCTCTGGTTCTCTACATCTTTAAAACTAGATGTGATAACGATTGGTCCTTCTTCTGTTTCTTTTACTAAGTCCCAAGAAATTACATCCATCGCTAATCTTCTTACGAGTTTGTTAACTTTGGCTGTAACTATCCTATCAATTTCTGGCAATAAAACTTGCGCAATAATTTTTGCGTCTTCTAACTTAACTTGATTCACATCTTTCGAAACTTCTTCTTTGATAATTTGCTTTATCTCTTCAAGAACCACGTCATTAAGAAGTGACATTCTGTTTCTCCTCCTGTTTAGTCTTAATTCTTTTTCTCTTCTTCTCAATTTGTTTTGTAAGATCTTCTTGAATTGCCTCTCCAAGAGACTTTGTAAATCCCAAAACAATCTTATTAATTCCATCAGTTATTGTTGGAATTGTTTTATCTATTACTTCTTTTGTAGTATTTAATAGTTCATTTTTTACCCTATCCATTTCTTTGTGGATTCCTCTTCTTTTTTTTGCCATAAACGATCCTTTCTACTTTACTATTTTAAATTTTTCCCACGGTTTAAAGTAAGAGTAAGTTAAGTTATAAGTACAAATCAACGAAACTATCATTGGAAGTCCATCAACTTCGAACGGTCTTCCAACTACCTTATCAGATAAACAAAGAACATTCGTACCAGGATCTGCGTTTGGATGTTTCCCGTCTATAACTACTTTTTCAATATTTCTATTTTCATCCAGGTATACTTCAAATCCTTTGATCCAAAGACTCTTGTCTAGTTCTATCATTTCATAAATTTCGCCGGCGAATATTATCTTATCTGGAATCATTTTCATTTTCTTTTTTATTATCATAACTTCCCCTACGCTACTGCTTGTTCTGCGATCAATTCAATGGTCCTACTTCTTTCGTTTATCAGGATTACATAATTTTTGTAATCAAGTGGATTAATCATTGTTATGAGACTTGAGATAACATCATTAAAAGACTTGAGAGCATTTTTTGGAAAGGGTTTCTGTGAGACAGGAAACTTTTTATTTCCAACGTATATAATCACTCTAGATAATTTATTCATAAAAATAATTGGATCGATACAATCCAGTAGATTTGAAAATCTTTCTATCTCTTTTGAAGAAACGTCGAATAAAATATCTTTTCTTTTAGTTAGTTGATTTAGACTTCTAGACATCATTGTTTCCAGGTAGTCTAACTCAATCGCGTAAACTTTCTGTTTTTCAACCATCTTTTCAATTAGGTTCTTTCTTACCAAAGACCCAGCAAATTCTGCTGCATCAATTACGTCTTTTCTCTCTATACTTAGAGGATATGTTCCAACGTAGTTCCTTCTATATTCCACAGATTTTCTACAATCCACCAACAAATATCTTGAAGAGATAGACAATCTGGCGTCAATTGAATCTTTTCTATCATATGTAAAATCTCTACAATCAACAACTAAATCTGTCTTTGGTAATTTAGTTACTCCCTCTTCAAATTTCTTATTGAATTTTACTACTTTAATATCTGTATTTCTTTCTTTAATCAGTTTTTCTAAAGCGTCAACTTTTGCTTTTCCTACATCCTCCTTTCTATATGGTGACAATTTTAGATTTTTTTGTTGTACCGTATCATAATCTACAATAACTAGTTTCTTAATATTTTCTAGTTTAGATAGATTATCACAAAAATAACTTCCTAATGATCCTAATCCAACTACAGTCACGTTTTGGATCAACACTGCACCTACCTTTCTTTCTTGAATTTTGTCGTAAGATAGTTTGGTAGAAAATAACTGAATTACTTTTTAGTATATAATATGTAGATGTGAGAGACAAGAACTTTTTGTCCTTGTCTCTCATTTTATTTATGCTGCGATTTTCTTTGGTGTTAGAATGTTAACTTCTTTTTCAGTTGGGGTTGGGTTGAACTCCGATTTGTATATGAATAACTTTACAGCTTCTTTAAGAGGATAATTTAAAGGAATTCTCACCCCATTCTTTCTTACGAGAATTGTTTCTAAAGAAACATCTCCAATCGTTATAGTAAAGCGGTCTGGATTAATTTCGTCGGCAGATTTCGATGAAAGAACTGCTTTTAGAGCTCTCCCAAAGGATCTGTCTCTAGCATCTTTTTTATTGTGCATATCCATAACTGAACAAATAGATACTCCTCTCGAAAGAATTTTTCCTTCTTTTGAAAGAAGCAAGCAAACAGTAAAGACGTTTCCAACTATAGGATCTTTATCACTATAGTAGAATTTAATTTTGTCTACTCCCGTTGCTTTTAATTTTGAAACAACTTCCGGCTTCATATTTGTCGTAAACATTTTGTTATCCTCTTTTTTCTTTTCTCACCCCTTGTCACCAGCGGGCTTCAAGAATTCTAGGTTGTCTCCAGATTTAAGAATATACTCTCCGTTAACGCTCTTCCCATTAACCAACCCAGTTGTCAGGTCGCTAATGCTGAATGCGTCTTTTAGGAGAGCAGCCACTGCCGCCACACTCTTTCCAGCAACGTTAAAGAAGTCACTAGAAGCACCGCAAGAAACTCTCACTGTGGTAGTAGTTCTCTGACCCGCCGGAGCTTTAGGATCAGTTAAAGTTGTGAAGAATGTTCCCGATACTCCCTTTGCTCCACCAACTACTGGACCTGGTTCAGGAAGTTCATCTTCTTCTACTTCTTCTACTTCCTGTCCATCTATAAGAGCTGCGATGACGTCGTCTTTTCTCCGCTTGCTCATTCCGAGAATACCTTCATCCCGGCACATTTCACGTAATTCAATCAGTGTGTATGCTTCCAGCTGCTCGTACGTATAAGACATTACATCCTCCTACTTTTGTTTTTTGTTGTTCTGACTTTTGCGTCCGACTTCATTTTTTCAATGTCAAAATATACTTCACATGGTACTACAGGTTTGTCCTCTGCAACTGAATTATAGAATGACCAGCACATTATTGTTGCAGCAGTAAGATTTGCGAAAAACAACTGGGGAGTTGAAGATGCAGCAAGTTCTTCACAACTCATTTCGTCTGGTGATTTGTCTTTTGGAGTTTCAATTTCAGGATGGTAGTCAGTTAGACTTGGGGTTATATCCTTTCCATCTTTGCGGATATATGTTTGTACATTCCCGTCTATAAAGTCATTCCCTCCAGAAATTAAGATAACATTCTGCAGTTCTTCAGCGAAGTCAGATACTAACTTCCTAGTTTTATGGTTATCAACGCATAAAAAGATAACATCTTCACCATTTAAAACTTCGCGAATGTTTGAGAAGTTAACGTACTCTCCAAAAGTTTCGAAATCTAAGTTTGGATATTCTCTTTTCAAATCAGTGCTTTTTACAACTGCTTTGTTTCCAAATGTTCCAAACTCTTGTCTTTGCAAGTTCTTCTCTTCGTACTCATCCCCATCAATTAATTTAATCCTACTTCCATGAAAACTTGGAGCGTAGTTTAAGAATCTGCTTATCTTCTCAGATAAGATACTTCCGATACCACCTAGACCAACTATTGATATATTTCGTTTCTTTCTTGAGTAACTAGGTTCCATGTGATTCCCCTATCAATTTCTTTTCTTCTGTTGGCTTAAAAGACTTGAACGCACACGTACCGCAAGGATTAAATTCTTTTATCACTCTCCTTTCTTGTTTTATATCTCCAGGCTTAGGAAGAATGTCCCGGAGAGTTGTTATATTTTCACCGAATGTTCCTAGTTCTTCATCCCACCTCCCATAGTCAAATGTAACTATTTCTTGTTTGGCTGGTTTAACTGAACCTATCCAGTTTGGATTATATCTTTCGAACTTCTTAGACCATTTAACAAATTTGTATCCCTCTTCATAACTCGGTTGTGTAAACAACGGAATATTTTCCAAGTCTTTAAACAAGTGAGTATAGTAGGGACTTCGATATATCGTTATTTCTGGTTTCTGAACTTCTTCTTGGACTTTTTGAATTCCATCGATATAATTCTGTGGTTCAACTTTAAATCTAGTTCCACCAACTACAATAGAAGCAACTATTTCAAATATAGGTTTCTTAATATTTCCAACTGTGATATGCAGACCGTCAGAATCTTTCTCATCCCCAACATCAATACTAGAATGTGACGCTGAAAAACTAGGATGACTATGGATAGTTGATAATCTTACATATCCTTCCATTGATGGGATTCTTATGTACTTTACGCTTGCTCCAGATACTTCCTGGGGAGGAATTATTATACGAAACTTTTTCTTTGTCTCGTTATAGTAAAGTATCGCATTACATTCTGAATGATACATATCATAAATTTTTCTGAAGAAAGTTATAATTCTTCCAAAAGTTCTTAGAGGAATTTTTGGAATATGTAACTTGGCGTATGGTTTTATTTCTTGTAGAAAAGATACCCCACTAACTTTTGTTATACTTTCAACTATTCCAACTTTCTTCTTTAGAAATAATCCATTCTTCGAAATAATGTAAAGAATCTTATCATCTGGCAAGTTTGAACCATCATTTAAAACTACTTTAAACATTTCACCTCCGATCATAGTATGATGTTTTTTGATACTTCTGGATTTGAGTACCAACTGAACATATCTGGTACTACGTCTTGGGGTATATTCTTCATTCTTTGTGGTATAAGACCGTAGAAGTAGAAGTTTTGATACTTAGGAAATCCAGGTGTATTATACTTAACCCATTTTGTATTTGTGGAAAATAGTACTCGTTTCCATGTTCTTCTCCCATCAAAGAAAGTATGATACATTAAATCATAAGTGTCGTAATCGTAAGTAGAATTTCCCAGAACGTCTCCAAACTGTGGTGTAAACTTTGGAGTAAATTCATATCCAGAAGTGAGAGGCGGAGACGCATTAAACGCAAACAATCTCCTATTGCTTTCAGTTAACCAGAACGTATGAAAGTTACTACACAAAACTAAAGGAACATCAGTATCCACTATAAAAGCGGAAATCCTACAAGGTTTCGATTTTAAGAAACCCGCCACCCTTTGTTTTGGAGTTACTTCCATTCCGATGGTTAAACCATCAACTGAGTAACTAGCTTTTCTAATACATCCTACTGATACTACTCCATGATATGCTTCAAAGATTGGAAATGTTTGCTCTGTATTCTTATCATCTCCAATTGTAGTAGTTACTTCAATTTTCCTTCCAGTCGCATTGAATATAAATCCAGTAATTTTTCTAATCTTTAAAAGATCTCGTGGAGAATTCCACGAAGTAGCAATTACATTATCACCAACTCTTAAATCAATATCTACATCACAAGACGGAAGAAAAAATCTTTTTCCGTCTTCAAGAAGCATCTTTGGAATATGGCTTGCCCAGTTATAGTATTCAGTACTAAAGTAATTAACACGGTTAGGAATAATAACATCTCGATTTTTTGTAATAAAGATTATCTGTGAATCGTCCGATACTACAACTTTGTTTCCAATCCGAACTGCTGGAATAGGCAGAAGTTCTTCTTCAATCTTTTTAATTGTATCAGAAATTTTTCCTAAAACATTAATTTTTATATTACTTTTTGTAGTATCTATTTTTGTAAAACAAAGCTTTCCCTCTTTAAAGTCTTCAAATGTGCACATACTACCCATAAATATTTTTCTTGGAAGATGATCAGATGCTTTAATTAAGAATTTATCCCCTTTTTGAAACTTAATTCCTTCAAATTCTAATTTGTCTTTATCAATAATATCGAAATCTACAAAGTCCATTAGGTATACAACTTGTCCACACTTCATCTCTGAAAGACCATCCCTTGATATTCTTACTTCATCAGCGCTCAGAAGTTTTTCGTATCCAGGAACTTTAAACGCTATTAGATCTCCTTGTTTAATTGTCTTTCCGTTCTTAGTAACTATAGAATTAAGAGGTTTCTTTTTCAAAAAGTTAATTATTTTTCTCTTTAACCTAACATCGATCTTATGTTCCGATTTACTTCCCTCTTCATCTTCTAGTTCTAGCTGATCAATATAATCTTTTGTAGATTTCAAAGCACTGATGTAGTAATTCTTCTTGTCAATGACTAGTTGATCTCCTACACTAATGGTGAAAGTCTGTGAACTGTCATTGACTGAGTCCTCATGATTCAACTCTTCATCTTCTTCCTCATAAGATTTAAGTTCCTTAGATTTAAGATTTCTATCATCTAAGAAAAAACTTTCTGCCATTGATCTTTCAATACCTAATTTTTTACCTCTTTGACCAGAAATAATTTGTTGTATCTTCTTAATGACTGGTTCATCTAAACCATCTTCATTTTTGGAAGAATTCATACCAATTTCTACAAACAGATTTCTTTCATGCTGAAACCATGGAACTTTAAAAACAAACATTGGATCTACTTTTGAGAAGTACTGCCATTCAAGTAAATTTCCAATTTGTGGAACATCTTTATACATCATGTGAGATGAATGATAGTCACGATTAAAGTTATTAAGCCACACCCTATTCAGTACATGGTCAATTCTTTCTGATAGAGTAACTTTTTCTTGAAGAGGTCCAAGAGATTCTATAGCTTTATCTGACTCATGCCCTCGTATGCACATAGTTCCATTAGCTTCTACATTCAACATATTGGATTTTAACAGAAAATCATGAACACTTGTTAGAGGAGCAGTTCTGTAGAATACCCTGCATCTGCCGTATCTTAGATCAAACGTAAGGTCAATGATAAAAATTACATATGGAAAAGCAAGTCTCAAAACATGTGGTGGTTTTCCAAGTTTGTAATTTTTGTATCCGTACGCTTCTACCTTTCCTTCTTGCTTTAACGACTCAAGAGAAAAAGATAGGTCTAGATCAACTCGTACTGATCTAGTAACTGGGCTTTGTTCAATTACTAAACAAACATTATTATTCCACGGAGTAAAAGAAAAGTGACGACAATTTTTTGGAAGAACATCTGGACAATTAAAACCAATAAAACTTTCTGATAGAAGATTAATCAATGTCTCAGACTCAACCATCGATTGTCTTCTAAATGGGAGTACTTTATTTGTTTTATCTGTTATGAATTCTATTGAGCTAGTGTATTTGTCCAACAAAAGTACGCCGCTCTTTAACTGAGTTTCTTCATTCATTTCTCCTCCTGAATATACTTCTTTAAATTATCTAAAACACCTGTTAATAATTTTGAATATTCTGTCGTTGGTTTTGTAGTTAGTTTCTGAAAAACAATGTCAAGAGTAGATTCTAAAAAGTTTGAAATTAGATCTTCTTTTTCATTCTTTGCAAGTGGATACATCATTACTTTATCTTTGGTAATATCTATCCCTTCAAATTTTTCTTCGATGTTTTCGAACTTCAATCCACAAATTCTTAGAATACAATATCCGTCACAAGTATTTATCCATATTGCGCCATTCTCCTGATCTACTTTGATTTCCATTATTCCATGAATGGGTTTAGAGATTGTCATTTATTTCACCGCAGTTCTTACTTCTCCCTTATACACAAGGGATTTGAATGGAAGACTTCTCCAATCGTTTTTCTCTGTATCAAAAACGCGAAGAATTTCATTCTTTGTCATTTGTTTTAGAATTTCTTGAAGACTAGTTTTCTTCGGTTTCTTATCTGGAGGAATTTTGTTAAAGTTTAGAGTACATTTCATTACTCTTCTTTCGCCATTTTTCTTGATAAACTCCACTTCAACTAAGTCATTCTTTTGGAGTTTATCTAAAAAGTACATCGCTGCGCCTAAAGTAGACACTTACTTTCTCCTTTCTGAATGAGTTAAATCATTAAACAAATTTGGATTTTCATTCGTCAATTTACTCATGCACATACACGTCCAGTTACAAAGTTTACAATATTTCTTTTTATCTTCTTCTAAATTTTCTTTAAGATTTGAATTTAATTTTCCACATTCATCTAAATAGTCTACTAATCTAAAAGATGGCGTTTTACTCCCGCGAATTCTCAAGCAAAGTCTCACGGTCCCATTAGAATCAATAGTCAAATTATGGACGCCTTTTTCAATTTCGCAATCCAAATCAGAAGGAAGACTTTGATATATCTTAGGTAGTAACAAAGTTTTCATATGAATATTAACTTCGTCGTCATCGTCTAAAACGTTTAAAATTGGTAGTGCTTCTTCTTTACTTACTAACATACTCTCATCTGTTACATTTGAAAAATCATAGTGCTGAGATTTTGCAATATCAAGAAAAGTTATAGAACTACTTATTCCTCGTTTGGTTAATTCTTGAACTAAAGGATATAAATATTTTATGTTATATTTGTCTACTGTTATTTCCGCAACAAGATCCTTTACTTTATCTCGATATTGATACAGTCTTTCTAGACCCGCCAAACTCTTTTTCACAATATCTCCAGTAGTCTCTTTATCAAAAATTATTGGATCAACAGACGAAGTTAATCCTTCGAGATAACCTACTTTGTCAAACAGATTAGCAATTCTCTTTTGGACTTGCTCTGAGTTATTCGTTATGACTGTATAGAAAATTTTATTGTCATGACAATACTGAATAATTTCTGACAAGTCATCTCGAAGTGTTGGTTCTCCCCCATAGAATATCATAAAGCAATCTGGATTATGTAACTTTAATCTTTTTAAACTTTCTAATATAAAGTCTAGAGACATTTCATTCTTTAAATAATAATCATATGGGGGATATTCTTTTGGTTGATTATAGGAGGACGCTATTCTACAATAAGAACATTTCAAATTACATTTTCTCGTAACAATCCAATTAACAATTCGAACTTTTCCCATCCTAATACCCTCATCATACTTTTTTAAGAAGAGTTACTGAATTCGCAACTAATGTTCCCTTCGGAGCTATTTGAAATTCATCTCCTTTCAACTCTCCCTTTAGCGACTTTTTAGTTTTTGCCTTCCACCAACGATGCATAAATATCCAGAACATAATTGAATTTTTAATCTCAACTAAGTTATTGATTATAGGGATATATTTGGGTACATTCTCAACCCCAGTAGCTTTACATTCGTAGATTTCTCCTCTGCTAGAGCCAAGTTGGTTATACATCCATTTACTAGCTTCGTCACAACTATCGAATATGAATAACTTAGTCCCCCGGCCTTTTGTTTGTTTTCCAACTGCATATTCTTTTACACATCTGTTTAATCTTTGACATTTTGTCCATGCAGAATACAACTTGCCATCTTCTTTAACTACAACTTTATAGTACGTTTTTTCCATAATTTCCTCCACAGTTTACTGGAACTACATAAAAATCCATCTGTTTGTTTGGAACTGCAACAACCACATGTAATCTTCCATTTTTGTAAGTAGAAGATACTCTATTCCACTTCTTAGAAGGTCTAAGAATTTGTTTAACATTTGAACTAATCTTTCTTAAGTTCACAACATCAAATATTTCTTCCTGCAAATATTCTCCTATTTTTTTTCTGATACCTTTTCATTCTTCCTCCTCTTCAAATTCTTCCTTATTTTCATCTTTCTTTTCGTCAAATATCCATGTTATCTTAACTGGTTTTCCTTTATGTTTAAAATTTTCTTCGTGGAGACCAGTGTGGTTAGGAGATAATTGACAACGAATAGTACAATCATTGTCGCCATAGTCGTCACTAAGAAATAACCGAGCATTACATTGACCATCTACATCCTTAGGTTCACCAAACATTATTTCTCCTTTCTAACTTCTATAAACTTTCTTATTTTATTTTCTATTTCTTTCATGTTTTTAAGTTCTTCTTCCCAAATAACTAAAGTACTATATCCGAACTTAGAAAATATTTTCTTTCGTTCTTCTGGATCTTTTCCTCTATGCCAATAAGTTCCAAAGTGTTCTATTAATAATTTCTTTCCGTTTATACAAGTAAAATCTGGATTCTTTCCGTTAATCCAAAAGGAATAATTTCCTGTATATTTCCATTCTCCTGGAAAAAGTTTATCTAGAATATTCAGAATCAAAGTTTCTGGTTTATTAGGTTTAACACGAAACCTCTTCCAAAATTCTTTACAAAATTCTGGGTCTTTAAAATTTTCTTTTGCTGACTTACTTTCTTTCCTTCTTTGTTCTATTGTTTGTTTTCTTCCTCTTTGACCATCTCCAATTTTTGCTCTCCAGTCTTCTGAGTATGGTGGTCTTTTTCTTCCCATTAGTGGAGCAATTCTTTTCTCAATTATTTCTTTGGGTTGTACCTTTCCTGTATGTGAAATACATGATTTTTCCTTTATCTCTTTTGCTCTTTCTTCTCCATAAATATCTTCCCACGTTCTACCTTTTTTGTTAGAAGTTTGGAGTCCTAATTTTCCTTTATTCCACGGAATATATCCTTTCTGAAATCCATTTCTATTTTTCATATAATAGATATTTCCTTAATAAAACCTTAGATTTTCATCTGCTTCAATTGAGTCGATTTGTCTATGTGAAATTATATAAATCGACTTATCGCAAATTAGAGATCTTAAAAGATTAGAGATATATCCAATGTTTTCATCATCCAATGAATCGAAAATTTCATCAAACAGAAGAATATTGAATTTAATATTTTGTATATTACTTTGTAAATCACAGAGAGTTAAGATCATACAAATATCTATAACTCTAGTTTGACCTCCAGATAATTTTTTTCTAGAATTTGCTTTCGTTTTACTGTCTAGTACATGTACAGAGATCTTATCTCTAAATTCTCCAGCCTTCGTTTCAGCTTGCGTATCTACAGAAGCTATATACCTCCCCCCTATTTTTTCTAAGTAGTTAGAAATTGTCAAATTCATAAACGGAATTGCGTCGTCGATTAGCATACTTGGAATACCTGAAGAAGAAAAAGCATTTTTCCAGAAACTAATTATTTCTATCTCGACCTGTACAGATTCTCCAACCTCTTTCAAAGACAGAATTTCTTTCTCTATTTTTTCCTTTCTCTTTCCAAAGTCTTCCAATATTGTGCCATTAAATTCTTCAGCAGTTTTTCCCTCAACTAACTTATTTCCCATTTCAAGATCGTGTTCTAACTTCTTTCTCTCATCTAAATAATCTTTAACTTTCTGAATTGTGTCCTTTAACTGTTTTTGTAGTTGGGTAAGCTCATTACCCCTTTTGTATAAATCTGCTGTCTGTTCTTCGTTTCTCTTTTTCACTTCATTAATCTTCTTTGATTCTAACTCAGAAAGATCAGAGAGTTTCTTATTTAGTTCTTCTGTAATCTGTTTACTTTTAACACCATATTCCTCAAGAATCTTTCCTTTCTCAGACTGTAGTATTTCTTTGTTCTTTTGGACAACTTTTCTGGATCTTTCTAACTGAGGCACTAAAGGTTTGATTTGTTCCTTAACTACTTCAATTTCTACTAGAATTGCTTCTGCTTTATTCTCAATCTCACTTTTGTGCTTCTTCAGTTCCTCTACAACGTCAAGATTAATTGGTTGCTTACAAGTTGGACAGATAGTTTTCTTCGAATCCAAATTTCCAAGTTTTGAAAGATCTTTTTCTAAAGATTCTTTTTTACTTTCAAGAACATTAATTCTTCCTTCTTGACTTGTTATAGATTTATCTAAAGCTGCGATTTCTTCCTCTAACATACTTATAACATTTCCCAACTCGTCAGTAACTTTTATTGTTTCTAAATCTCTTTGTTGAGAACATTTTGATAATTGTCCTTGTGCTTCCTTTTGATACTCTGATTCTACTAACTTTTTTTGACTTTTAATTCCTTCAATAATTGAGTTTAAAGAATTCATTAAAGTTGCTACTTCATGCTTACAAGATAATATTTCTTCACCAACTTTTCTTTCTCGAGACTCCAGATCTTCTAGGGGTTGTTCGGAATCAATTTTTGCTTTTATAAGTTGGAGAGACATTTCTAACTTTTGAATTTTTTCAGAAAGTAAAGATAGTTGCTCTTCTTTATCTTTATAAAACTTGACTTTTTCAACTAGTATCTTATCAATAGACTCAGTTGTCTGTTCTAGAAGCTTAGTTTGAACATCATATTTATTATGTAAGTCTGTAACTTTATCTCCAATCTTCTTCAAAACTTCATTAGATTCATTATACCACAGAACAAAATCATCTAACTGTAAAACTTTCCTAAAGATATCTTTTTGTTCCGCGTCAGTCAAATCTGTGAAGAATGTTTTTACTTTCTGAGAGAATAGTAGCGTATTCATAAATAATTTTTGAGGAACTAGAATTCTCTCAACTTCTGGAAGTACTTCTGTATGTCCTTTCTTTGTTATTTGTCCATTTTTAGTTAGAAGAACACTGTTTCCATGCTTAGAATGTTTGCAATATCTATCGACTCGATATTCATCTTCGTCAATATCAAACAATAGCCAAACATGACAGTTCTTTTCAACTTCATCATTAACTACATCATCTCCTCGCAATCCCTTACTCCCGACCCCGTAGAGAGCGTAAGGTATTGCGTCAAACATTGTAGACTTTCCACTCCCATTAGGACCGGTTACAAGAACTACTTTATTGTTTTCAAATGTTAATTCCATGGGGTCTTTGAAGCAACAAAAGTTTACCATTCCAACTGACCTAAAGACCACATTTCTCATTTTGTTTTCTCCAATATCATTTGCATATCTTCTTTTACTTTTTCTTTCGACGGAAATTTATCGAACATAGTATATCTTATAAATTTCCATCCTTCTTGTTCTATTTCTTTTTGTCTTTTTTCATGATACTTTCTATGATCTTCTGTATCAAAGTGATAATAACCATCAAACTCTATTGCGATCTTATATTCTGGAATAACAACGTCTACATCATAGTTAAGAATTTGATAAGTATATTCTGAAGTTGGATAAAGTTCTTTGACTATCATTCTAAGAGTTAGTTCATCTTTAGATACTCTCTTGATAAGTTTATGGATTCGTGTCACTTCACGTTTCATAACTTCTGATTTCTTTTTTCTACCCTCTTCTGTAAGAAAGCATTTTCCTCTCAATTTATAATATCTTCTCTTTTTACCTTCTTCTGTTACGAAACTAGAAACGTAGAGAGCTCCACCATTTTTCATCCATTCAGACTGTCTTCTTACTCCTTCGTGTGTTTCTTTAGTAAATCCTTTAATAGAAGGGGATCTTCCTTTTAATTTCTCTGATACTTTCTTAAATCTCTCGTCATTCTCTTTAGTTCGTCCGATCATTTGTTTAGATAACTTTTTTGCTTGTCTCTTAACTCCTTCATTGTTTTCCTTGGTTTTTCCTCTTTGATTATGTCCATTGATATATTTATTTCCTTCTTTTATAACTCTTTGACCACACCCGCATAGACATAAATTCATAGTTAAGTCCTCTCTACTACAAACTTTAGATAAATGTCTCTACTATCAAACAAATACGGAGTTACAAGCTGAACTATTTTAAACCTCCCTTCATATTCAAAGAAGTATTTTACTCTGTCTACTGTCCATATACTGGAGTGGGGGGAGTCGGGTTCATTTACAAGTTCTGTAGTAGTAATAATATCTTCTTTGTCAAAATCTTTACTATTTACATCTTCTTGTAAGATTCTTTCTGCTAAAAGTTTATAGTCGGGAACAATCACTTCTACTTTCCCTCCTGGAACTATTGCAGAAGAAAGAAGATAGATAAAGTATAGAACGTCTGTTCTTTTTACATGCTCTAAGAATCTATAGATTACGATTCTATCAAACTGGATAATACTTCTAGACAAAAAGTCAAAACAATCTTGGTTTATATAGCAAACTCTTCTTCCCTTCTTTCCTCCCTTTAGCCAACTGTGGTATTCAGACTCCAAAAGTTCGGGAGACGCAGTTGTGTAGTACATTTTATCCAAGTTTACTAGAAAGAAATCTTCTGGAAGTTCTTCCGGAAAAATCTTTCCGGCTGCTATGTTTAGAATTATCTGGCTCTCTTGATTTGTTTTTTCCATTTAAACTTCTCCATTCTTCTACAAAGTTCTTTACAAAGTTCGATACTGGTTCACACTGCTCACTACATATTGATGCAACAATACATTGATAACATCTACTAAAATGAGCATTCTTTGGGATTGAAATGTTCTTCTTATCCATCTTCTTTCATCCTTGGATCTTTTTTCTGATTAGCTTGCCAAATAATAGTTCCATTATTACAAAAGTTCATCTTTTGAAGACAGTCCATACAGTAGACATTCATTTTATTATCCCAGTGAAAAATATTTTCTAAGGTTCCCGGACCATATTTTTTCTTACACCAATTACAAGTAAAATCGTCATTACTGAAACAAATAATATCATTGATCATTTTTCACCTACTTTGTCTTTTCAGCAGTTGATAAAATTATCCCAAACGCTTTTTCCTTATAAATTCCCCATTTCTCTTTTGGAATTTCTTTAATTTCCAAAAATCTATTTAGTTTGTCTTCAGTAGACATGGAAGAAGTTATTCCTCTATTTGTTATATCTACTTCAGATTTATCGGAAAAACTTATTGAAGTTCTTTCCTTGGTGTCTAAACTTTTACTAATCTCATTCCAATCAGTAGCTTTATCCTTAGTTACAAGTTTAACATAATGACCTTCAACTGAAAGTTCTTTTGCCTTTTCAAACATTTCTTGTTTGTTTTCTTTGGTTACAATAAGTTCAAAATGTTTCTTGTAACCCACTGTCGGAATGCTTTTAATAACACTAGTATCAGTATCAACTACCAAGAATCTTTTCTCTTCATGTTTTTCTCCCCAATCTTTCTGTGTTGGAGAACCCACATAATATATTTTGATTTTTTCATTCTCTAGTAATTGTGGTTTGTGGTAATGTGCTAGTAGACACACTTTGTACCTTCCAATTAGATCTTTTGCTCTAATGTCTGATACAATACTCACCCCCGAATTTAGAGTTGCTTCGCTAAGTCCAAAGTGTGCTACTAGATATTCTGCTGAGTTCTTTTTGATTTCTTCTACCATCTTAGTAGAATAAGGTACAAATAATATCTTTTCAGAAAGTTCATTTGACACTTCGGGGAACCTAAATACATTCTTTTCATTGAATACTCTTAGAGAAGAAAATACATTCTCTCCCTTTCCAGAAAGATCGTGATTTCCATCAATCATGAAGAAGTTAAGTTTTGGGAAATCCCTAAAGAAATCAAGTAAGATGTTTTGTGCTAAACTATAAATTAACGACTTGTTATGTAGCAAATCCCCTCCAATTATTATTTTATCTATCTCATTTTGAATACAGTAATTAGCGAGTTCATAAACAGAAGTTTTAATTTCGTAAACTCTTTCTGGGAGATTGCTTACAATTTTATCTTGAGAATAACCACTTAAGTGAAGATCTGCAGTATAAGCAAATCGCATTCTGTTCTCCTATGACATTCTTGCTGTAGAAATAAGTTTAGGTTTTAAGTTATCGGGAAGTTT